CCGTCCCCTATAACAAATTGCGTACCATCCGTAAACGTTATAGTAGTGTTCAATCCTGCTTTAGTAACCGTATCTACTTCTAAAGGATCCGCATCGATTCCATTATCTACTGTGAACGTATCATCAGAAGAACCATCATCATATTGGATTGTTACGGTCTCTCCAGACTTAGTTACGTTAGCTATACTTCTACCGTCCGCTCCGTCCGCTCCGTCCGCTACTTCAAAAGTTTGAGCAACTGAACCATCGTCAAAGCTAACCGTTACGGTTTCTCCAGTTCTGTTTACGGTATTTATACCCCTTCCAGCCTGTCCGTCCCCTATAACAAATTGCGTACCATCCGTAAACGTTATAGTAGTGTTCAATCCTGCTTTAGTAACCGTATCTACTTCTAAAGGATCCGCATCGATTCCATTATCTACTGTGAACGTATCATCAGAAGAACCATCATCATATTGGATTGTTACGGTCTCTCCAGACTTAGTTACGTTAGCTATACTTCTACCGTCCGCTCCGTCCGCTCCTTTTGCCCCACCAATACTAGTAATAATTCTTTCATGTACCTTTATTCCAGAATTTACGTGTACTGAGGAAAATGTTATGTTTGGGGAGTTTCTTCCTGTAACGGTAACAGTAGTTTGCGATACTCCTGAGCCTTTAGTATAAGTGCTTTGAGAAGTACTAATAGACCCATCTGTCTGATTTAAAGTAACAGTTATAGGGTCAGACTGTGCTAGTAGAGAACCCGACTGATAAAAGCTAAAGGTTAAATCGGTAGTTGTAGCTACAGGGCTCCAATTCCCATTGTTCGCAGCTTTTGTCCAAGCTAATGTGCCGGTTACATCTACAGTTCCTGCAATAGCGTCGTTGCCGTTAGAAGATACTGTAAGATTAATAGCACTAAGACTATCTAAAACGTCTCCATTAGAATTTCTTAGTTCTACTTTGGAAGCTGTAGTAAGAGTAGAATTAGTAAAGCTAGTTTCTATACCTCTAGCAGAGTCATTTACATATAGTTGAGGGTTTGTGCCTGAAGTAACTACACTATCCACACCATTTTCTACTTTATGTGTGTAAAAGTTTAGAGTAGTTCCTGGGGCGGATATTACTGCTCCTTCTGGATACTTTATGTAATAACGGGTTGCGTTAGCTACAGGATTTTCTGTAATAATAGTAGCGGTTTCTGTATCAAATACTGTTACACTTGATGCAATGTTTCCTATGTATCCTGTAATTCTAAAGAAGTAAGAGTCTGCACGTATAGTTAAAGGTATTCCTGTAGCAGCTTCCCCTCTATATATAGAACTCCAAACGGTAGGGTCACTTTCTAGAGAAGATTCTATATTAATAGAGCTTATTAGGTTAGTGTTTTCTATACCAAACACCATAGGAACCATAGACCCTATAATACTAGTATCTTGGCCTCCAGAGATGAAACTTATAACAGGTACTTCTGATATTGTTATAGAAACTTCATCACTTAAGGATAATACTGTTTCTTCTTCTAAGTACTGTGCTGATATAAGTGTAGGAGAGCTAGATACAAATTGGTCTACAAAAGATAGACGTACGCTATATCTGGTACCCTCAGTAAGTCCTGTTAAGGTAAAGAAGTTATCCCCAGTATATGCTACCATTTGTTCTGTAGCAGTATAGTTGTCTGTTCCATGTTCTTTAACCCAGGCAATAACATTGGACACATCTGCGTCCAATGGTGTGTTGTGTCTAAAAACTATTCGATCAAATCCTGCAACGTATTCTAGAATAACTAATTTTGCAGGCTGTGCATTATTTAAAATCTTATTTGTCATATTATATCTGTCCATTCTGATGTAATTAGGTTATTATTAGTAGCTCTAATCCTACACTTAACTGCTCTATATGCTCCGACTCCTCCCTTTACAGAAGCGTAATCGCCCATATTTATTGGCAGAGTGTACGAGTATGTTTCTCCACTTGTTATATTTTTTATGCCTATTAGGTCGTTTGATGTATCTCTAAACTCAATATCATAAGCTAAAACATTAGCGTCAGTATGCGCATCCCAACTAAACGATATAGTACTTCCTATATATTCGTTATCTATGTTATCGTTGTCTGACACAAAGTTTTGTACGTTGGAAAACTTCGAGGGGTCAGGCAATTGTAGAATAGTTAGAGATTTCGCAGTATAAAGGCTAGTATTTCCTTTCTGGTTTAATGACCTGACTTTTAGTGGGTGAGTGTGATAGGATCTTAACCCTGTTATTGCTATAAAGTGTCTAGCAGTTCCGTTATTTTCTGTAATTATAGTGCTTACAGGGACAGTAGATTCTCCTGCTAACTGTAGCCAGTCTGCTACTTTGTAACGTAAAACGGTATTTCCAGGTACTACATCCCATACTAATAAGCCGTACACTCCAGGAATCTTTACGGTATTAAATCTAGTGGAAGGAAGAGCTACATACTCGACTCCGGTAGGTTTAGGAACTGTAGTAGGTTGTTCGTACTCACTTAAGTTATCATCCGAACCCTCAGTAAACTGAGCTTGGTCAAAGTCATTTAAAACTACTGCCATTCCTCCATCTGCCAGTAAAGTTGTTGAGGTTACTCTAAATACTTTTTTGTCGTAACCAAACCTGTCATAGGTAAAAGTTACATTACAATTAGGGTAAAGACCTAAAAATTTGTGGTAGGTACTAAATCTTATTTCTCTGGAATACCTGCTGTTGGATAGCTCTCTTTGAGCCCATTCACGAGCTGTGTAGTAGTTTGTTAAATAACTAAATACTACATTACCTTTTTTAGATATGCCGTTATCTTCTTCTAAGTAGTCTGAATTAAAAAAGTTTATTTGTGTTGTGCCCCAATTTTGTGTAGGGTCTTGTATAGATGCTTGTATAGAGTTCCATTTGTTTTTATTAGATAAATCTTTGGTTGCAACACTACCTTTAACATCACTAATATAGATATCAGCAATAGGAGCGTCGTTATTTTCCGTAGACAAATGATATTTTCCTCCCAGAATATTCATTGTTCCATCAAACTGACTAAGTAAACTTTTAATATTTTTTGTTACGGCAGATTCTGTTCTAAACATAACATTAGTTTGCATTACAGTTTTTTGTGTGTCGTGGTTTGCCCCATTAATTTGTACTGTGTTAGTTCCTGGTGGAGTTTTCCATCCTAGGTATCTCCAATAATTTACAAAACTATCTTCATAACTAGTACTTATTTTATCTAAAGACTGAGAAACTTTTATAAATGAATTAACATTTAACTCTTGTTTATCTACGTCTAGGTTACCCCCACAAGTACTATCAGTAACGTAATCCAGCACTTGCCACGCGGGATTAAGAGATACCGTCTTAGTTAAGCTTTTGTATGCTGGAGGAGTAGTTCCCGGAACAGGAGTAGTTCCGTTATCTGTATTACTATAAGTATCTACTAGAGTACCAGATATTACAGCTTCTATTTCAGGGATTTCACTGTTATCTTCTGTGATAGCTATTTCCATAACAATGTACGACGTATCTAGTAGCTTGCAATGCTGATCCCAGTACTCTTGTTTTTCTGCTGTAGTTTTTGTTCTTGTACCATACTTTTCTGTTAGCCAAGCTTGTTGTAGTCTAAAATTTCCTGCACCTGCTATGTTCTTTAATGTTTCGCAAGCTGCTTGGTCTGTCTTTCCATGAAACACTTGTACCCATGCAACCCCCTGTTCTTGGTTTATAATATTAAATTCTTCTCTATCTCTTGTTCCTTCGGTAGAGCTTCTTCCTGCTTCTACTGGAGGTATTTGTAATATTATAGGCTCGTACTCTGCGGATCTGTCGCCAAACTTACCAGTATTGAATGTATTTTCTATTAGATTTTCGTAGGCACTAGAGCTCTCTAATGCGGAAAAAGCCGATAGGGTATCTCCGTTTGCTTGGTTCCCTAAACACACCGAATTATTTTGGTCTGACTCAGAAGAACATATTATTGGAGAGTTGTTAATATAAAAGTTTAAGAATGACTCTATCTCACCTTCAGAAAAGGCATAAACTACATACAGCCTTCTTGGGTCTGATACTAAAGTATCTAAGAAAACAGGAATTCCCGATGTTTTACGAACTCCGTAAAGCTTAGGCAAGAACTTAGCAGATAAATCTAATCCCAGCTCTAGAGAGTTTTCTACTTGTACTTCATACTTAACTGTTTTTGTTCTAAAACCTAGCCAGCTAGATTTAACTTTGTATCTAGTTTCTGAGCTAGTATAATTGGTTACTACATTTATTGTTTGGTTAGCATGTTGAAAGCCTTTATCTGTTTTGTGTGATTCTTTCTTAGCCGCGTCAGAAGGAGCCAAATTTCCATCAGCATTTACAGCTAAACCTCTATGAGAGGCATCATCCGTAACTCTACCGTTAACAAGTTCAAAGTCTTGAAATTTACCCGCACATTGCCAAGTAACTGTAGAGCTGCCCTTAGTAACACTTTCAGATATGTTAATATCTGATACGTCACCGGTAAAGTACTCCATAGGCCCTTCAGTATCTAAGTCAAAAGGTATTATATTACCTGCAGAGTCTAAGTAAGCCCTAAGTACCTGTATGCTTTTGCCTATATAAGAAGTATTAGTATTTTCCACTAATCCTCTGTTTAATTCTACCTCAAATTCTCCAGCTATATCTATACTTAATTTATAGTTAGTAATCCCTTGAGTCTGTCTAATTTCTCCTACCTTTAATACTTTTCCTGCTGCATAAGTATTACCTTCTAGTAGTACGTCTGATTGATAATCTGTAAAATATTCGTATACTTTAGAAGCTTCCACACTATCAGAAAGCTCTAGCCTAATCAGATGAGCTATTCTGGTAAAGTCTGTTGTTTTTAGGTATGTTAATGCTGAAGGTTTAAGGTTTCTGCTCATCTAATATTCTCTCTCATGGAAATTGAAAAACCGTTGTATACTCCTTCTGAGGTCAAAGTAAACACTGGCATTCCCGAAGTTAATCTAACTTTAAATTTTATATTATTATTCTCTTCTGCTAGTAACGCAGATACAGGAACTGTTGCTTTATTTACTATAGGGCTGCTAAGTTGTACTTTTAAGACGTCTCCATCTAAAGTTACATCTGAAACCACATATATTTTATTTCCTGTATTTATCTTTAGACAGTCATTAATACTTATAGTACCTCTAGAAGCCTGTGCTCCCCAGTTAGATATATGGAGTATAGAGTCATCTGTCTCAGAAACCGATAGTTGTAGTATGTTGTTAGCCCACAACCCCGCAGAAGGAAAAGTGCGTCTTGGCAGAGACACGTAAAAACTTTTAAATGCTCCTCTTATAGTGTTAAAGAAAGCTTCTAGGGGTAACGCTTCCTCTTCTGTAAATTCTGGGTATGATATATTAATAGTCCAAAAACTACCATTAAACTCTACCCCTATAGAGCTACCGTCGTTAAGCTCGTGAGTCATCCCGGGGGTATTTTGCGTTAGTGCTTGTGTGCTAAATCCCGGACCTACTTTAGGTAAAGTGTCGGGAGTGGGTAAATATGTTAATGCTTCGTATGCCATAATAAGTGTCCTCCATTTAGAATATATTATACAATAATATTTAAGAAGTTGCAAGATAAATTTTTTATTTAGGCAATAAAAAAGGGCCTAAGCCCTTTTATATTGTTTAATCAAGACTGTTTAATGTTAAACTGCGCGCGTTAAGCTCACCTTCTAGACTATTAAACAACTGTTCACTGTACCTTTTAGTAACTGCCTCAAACCCTGCAGAATCTATAGCTTCTATGTTGAAAGTAGGACTAAATACTAGACTAGAACCAGACTTTCCAGATCCTCCAGAAGGTGTAACGTTAACTGGCATTGTAGGAGTAATTTCCTCTGGGCCACGCTCACCTACCATAATACTAGCTCCAGAAGCCGCACTACCACCACCTAATCTTCCAGGAGTACTAAAAGACCCTGCGTTGCCTTGTCCAGCTTGCCCCTTAACAAATGCGTACTCTCCAGCACTTGCAGCACTAGAAACGTCAACTTTGTTATCTCTGCTTCCGCTTTCTATCTTAAGGCTACTACCTCCGCCTCCAGAAAGATTTCCTATAGATCCGTTAGCCGCTTTATCTACCTGTGATATTTGGTACAGTCCCATAGCTGCTAAGGCTGCTGCCATTGGAACACCTGCAGGGAATCCCATCTGAGCAAACGTTTGCATAACACCTGTAGCAGTAGATATTGCAATAGCAGCTTTATCTGCCTTAGCTTTTTCTTTGATCTTTTTAGCCTCTAGCTTTTTGATCTTAGCTAAGCTTTCTACACTTTTACCGTCACGCTTCTTTTCCGCAGCTATTTCTCTATCAATACCAGCTATTTTAGCATCAGATATTGCACCATATATAGAGCCTGCTGCGTTAGCCAAACCTATACTAAAGTCATTAAATGCTTCCATATTACCTTGCAGGTATTCCGCAAATCCACTAAATCCTTCTTTACCTGCGTCTGCTGCGGAAGCAAAAGTGTCAGTTATGAGTTGACCCGTACCTAGAGCAGTTTTTGTAATCCCGTCTAGTCCGTCTAGTTGACCTATAGAGCCCATAGTGCTTGAGGTATCCTTGAAGGGCGCAGAAGCCTCACTTCTTTTTAATGCTGCTTCTTCTCGTGCTATAGCTAATTTTTCTTTATCTAACGCCACAGCATCTTCTATATCATCTAACCCTGCTTTTCTATTTTCTAATAGTTTTCTATCAGAAGCGGCATCAGCCACAGCAGACCCATTAGTGTTTTTACTTGTTATCAGATTTTCTCTATCATTTTCTCTTTGGTTGGCTGCTAACTGAGATGCCTCTATGTTTTTTTGTACTGCTAACTTACTTTCCATTATTGTTAGTTGAGCTTGTAATTCAGTTGTATCTTTTTTAGCTAAACTAGTAAGTAATATTTGTAGTTGTAGCTCATATAATTTGAGTTCTACTTTCTCACTTTCAAATGAGACAGTTAGGGCTAGGTTTTGTAAGGCTATAGTTGTATTAGTAGAAGATTCCAGTAGAGCGTCTTTTAACTTGTTATCTACAACTAATTGATCTCTTTTAGCCTTTAGAATTTCTATCTCATCTTTTATTTTCTGCTTGTCTTTTACAGAAGTAACATTACCTAAAGCGTTCATCCTAGACTGAATATCTAATCTACGAGTTATCTTGTTGTTTATTTCTTCCTCTGCTTCGCCCTTACGACCTGTCGCAACATTTTCTAATGCTTCTGTTTGTCCTAAAGTTGCTAGTATATGATTTAATTCATCAGTTTTATCTATTAGTTTACCTAAATTATCTATAGAATCTCCAAGTTCTAAAGACTTTTCTAGCCCCTTAAATGCCTTACTCTGTAATAGTATAGCGGCAGTTTTTAGTGGATCTAAAGCTGAGTCCATGTTCTCCATAGAAGAAAAGGTCTTACTCAAAGCAGTAAGAGGTCCCAGAGCTTCTGTGTTTTTTGTTATAAATACGTCTACTATTTTTGTAGACTCATCAAGACCATCCGAGAAAGAAGAAAAAGAGCTACCAAGTTCAGGAGTTACATCTCCAGGGAGTAGGCTGTACTTGTCTACTAGGTGTCCTATTTGCTTAACTTTCTCTTTATTAAGCTTTATTATTTCTCTCTCTATTTTTGCCTGTAATTCTAGCTCATTTTTTACTCTCTGACTACCACTAGTAATAGTGCTAATAGTTTTTTCAATTTCTCCATCCCTATCTAGAAAACTAAGTCCTGTAAGGTCTGCAAAAACAACTAGAGCAGTCTGCCCTACTAAATCTAGAGATTTACTGAACAAAGTGCTTCCTATTGTTATTTCTGAAGCTCTATCTTTAGACTCTTTTAGTCTCTTGTTCAAGTCTTCTACTCTGCCTGTAAGTGCTCCTGTAGATGTTACAGCTTCTTCTAAATTACCTTTTTCAAACGCTTTAATAAATATATCAGCTTGAGTGCTAGTTGTTTCTAATACACTAGCCAGTTCTGAAAGAGATACCGTAGTGTCAGATAAGTTATTAAGTTGTTCTATAACAGGAGTTAAAGCTTGACTTAAAAATACAAGTAAGCTATCAGTTGCGTTCTTAGTATTGACAGCTAATGTTTCAAAAGCCGTAGCTCCTGCATCAATACCGCTAAATCTTTCGTCTAACTGAGACTGAACTTCAATAGTCAACGCTAGCTGTCTTTCGTAGTCCGTTAACTCATCTACTGTCTTACCTACTTCGGTAGCGTAGTCTTTAAAGGCAGGAGTTAGTCGAGTAACAATACCTAATTCGTCAAATAGTTCTATTTCTTGCTTAGATATACCTCTTAATACTCTGTCCATAGAATCATTAAAGTCTCTGCCTAATGCAATAGATGCTTTTCTAGCTCCTTTAGTTAAATCTTCTAACTGCTTAGTTGTAAAGTTAAATGCTACACCTTTTGTCGCAAACTGTAAACTTTCTTTTAAAGATAGTGCGCCTGTAGAGGCTCTCTCTAATTGAGTAGCTAAATTAGAAACGTCTAATCCAGATACTTCAGAAGAAAAGTTAGTTAGTTGAGTCTGTAGTCGATCAAAAGATGCCGCTTCATTTAACAACCTAAATGCTGCTGTAACAGCAAATATGTTAACTGCTATAGACGCGTAAGCGCTTACTAGCGGGTTTGCCCCAAAAGCTAGTTGGCTAAAACTTCTGGCAGCTCCTCGCCCACCTTCTCCTAGCCTTCTTTGTGCGTTAGTTAATCCTTCGGTAGAAGCTGCAAGTCCACTAGTAGTTCGGGTAGCTTGAAGCATTTCTCTATTAAAGTCTTCTGCTTCTTCGGCTGCCCGAGTAAGTGCTAGTTCTACGTCAGTAAGATACGCCGCTGTTCTTCCTGCCCTTCTGCCAATAGCTGCGGTATTAGTAGCTATTTGTTCTAGAATTTCTACTAAACTTCTCATACCTGCGCTAGCATTAATACCGTCTAGGGCCCCTTCAGCTCTTTCTGCGTCTCTTGATAGATCTCTTAGTACAGAACCTAAAATTTCTAAGTTAGTAATGTATCCGTCTAACTTAGCAGTCTGTACTGCTGTTCCTGCGGTAGCACTATTTATAGATTTTAATGCTGTTCCCACAGTAGTTAAACTTGTACCTAGTGTAGCTGCCCTACCTGACATAGTAGCTAGGTTGGTTAAAGTAGTATTTAGCACTCTACCTTTCTCTACAAATATATCTATTTCTTTGTTTACACCTTCAAGTGCTTCCCTAACATTATTAAGGTCAGCTCTTGAAGCGTCTGCTCCTTCTGTTCTACTTCTTATTATAACTTCTCTAATTTGTTGTCTTCTTGCCATTATATTCTCTCCTTTACGAACATAAAAAAATCCCTTTATTAAAATTAATAAAGGGACTGTCTAGAGCCTAAGCTCTATCCTAGAGGATTCTTTACTTTTTCGCCCCTTTCGCTGCTTTGTTTGCTTCTTTTATAGCTGAAGTTTTAGCTCTAGAATCTAGGAATTGTAGAACTGTAAATACTTTCATTCTATCTTCTGTATCTACTAGGTACATAGAGAAGATGATTTCTAAGGACGAGTAATTCTTTCCAGCATATATGCTGGACATTCCTCCACTGTACATGTCGGGCAAAGAATTAAAAATATCTATTGCAACATGAACATACGAAGGAAAACTGTCATAGTCGGGGGGTATATTAGAGTAGTCGGGCTCCCTGCCCATTTCTTCTTCCATCCTAAGATACGTTTCAGGAGTAATGCCTATTCTAGCGTTATCTAAATACTGTTTTAGAAAATCTATTGTAGCTTCTGCTCGGTTAGTCTCGAAATCGGTGAAGACTAAAGACCTGCTCATTCACCCATTGGTCAAATATTTGCGAGTGCTTAATAAGCTCTACTACGTTTTCCATGTTAAACTCTACTTCAGCTTCTGGGTCTTCTATCTTACCCATGTCTACTAGTAGTAGTTCATTTAAGTATTTATACTTAAGTCCTGTCCACCCTTTAATAGCAGCTTCTGCAAACTTCTGAACAAACAAATCTTGGTCAAGCTCTAATGTAGGCATTCTTAGCTTAGGGTCAATTTTTGTTACCTCAGAGTCTGATCTAATCTTTCTAGATAGCTCTCTGGATACTGCTGCTACTTCTAATTCAAAACCTTCTAGTCCTTCAAAGGGTATTTTTACTGTTTTTGTTTCTAAGATTATATCTTTTAAGTTCATAATTCTGTTTCCTCTAGAATTGTATGTATGAGTTGTCAGTATTAGGCAGTAGTGCGTAATCTGTTACAACTCTGTGAAAGTTTCCTAAGTCAAATCGCTCTGTTAGGCTACACCCATTTAAGTTTACCTTAAAAGTGTCTCCATATTTTATTTGTACGTCTGAGCTTGGGGTGTATTGATTATTATTATTATTTAATTTTGTTTGTGTTATTGCGCCTGATATTGACATAGAGGTTATTATAGGGTTTGTTACCTTATATATAGATCCTAAGTCAAACATAGACTTTTGCTTTAGCCAACTTATTTCTCTAGTAAGCTCTAGCGACAATCCTAAAATATTACTATAGTTTGTAACCCTAACACTATTTGTAGAAAAATCTTGAGGGTCTTGAATATTTTCAATCAATCCATTAAAGTCAGCTACCTCAGATTCATTTTCACTAATGTCAATTAGGTCTGGTCCAGTACATGTTACTCTAACAGCAAGTACTTCTGTGTGTGATAGTACAAAAGATAAATTAGTACCACACATATCAGGTAGCTTATATATAGTGCTTCCATGTTTTATGTATATGTTTCTTTTACTAGGAATAGTTAAACTAGTAGACACAAGGTATTTGTTATCAGATATTTTTGGCATATCAAACCATTTTACTATCTCTGTGTCTGGAGATTGTCTTCCTATATACGAAGTAAAATTAAGAGAAGCAGCACCTTTTTCATTAACAAAAGTTCTGTCTACTAACTCAGTGTTTTGTATGGTCTTTACTCTTTGAGTGTTCCCTATAAATGTCTGAGAAGCACTAACTTCTCCCACAAGCAGCTTGTACTTGTGGGTATCCGTTGCGATATAGAGTACAGAACCTTGTTTAAAGACTATACCCATAAGTTATTAAGCCTTAGCTTTCATCATTACAGAAATTTCAGTACCACTAGCTAAGTCAGCAGAACTAGGCATGCCCTTAAACTCAATAGAGGTAGATACTACATCATCTACAGAAATATCAGGTACAGACAAGTGAGCTAGAGGTATAGTAAATTCTGCTCTTGCGCCTGTTGCTCCGCCAACTTTAAATACAATTTCTGCTGCGTTAGTAACAGAACCCTGTACATCTGCAAGCATATGATCTAGTAAGTCAGCTGTTCCGTAGGGGGTAGTGTTTCCGTTACCCCCAGTAACACCTTTAAGGTATGCTTCAATAGTGCCCGTAACTTCAAAAGAACCTGCAAAAGAACCAATTGGGGAATCTACTTCTGCTAGTGTATTTGGAGTTAAGTAGGTAATGTTGTTGTTGATAGTAATGCTTCCACTAGTAATAGGTATGTTATACGAATTATTTGAAGAACCCCCTGGAGCAACATCAGCTTTCATTGTCATAATAGTAAGCTTATTTACTAAGTAATCTTTGTTAGTAGGTATTTTTACGTACCCAGAGTCTACTGAACCACTGTCGTAGACTGCGGCAGTTCCCGTAGTAAAGAAGCTAGGGTTACTAATAGGTGCGTAGCTTAATCCTTGACCAGACCAACTAACCATAGCAATGTCTGTTATATCAATAGAGATTTCTGCTTGACTAACTTGACATTTGTTTATGTAGTAGAACTGATTATCTATTTTAAAGTATAAGTAAAGCTCTGTAAGTACGTGAGCAGCGTTGTTACTAAAATCTACAGTAAAGCTATCAGCATCTCCTTTAACTTTAGAGTCTCCTCCAGTGTTATCAAAGTCTGGCTCGTTATCTCTAGAGCTTGCTAGTGCGTGCCATAATAGCATATCTACTGTAAAGTGATCGCTACTGTCGAGGTACGGCGTAATGTATGTTGCAATGCTCCAGTCTACTGGGTCCAGTGCAGAGTTAAATCTTTTACTTCCACGTATAGGTGCTACGCCTGCTTCTTCAACAGATACGTCTACAGTGGAAACTGATTGTGATAGTGAATACCCTTCTTGTACAGGTAGTTCAAAAGTGTTGGCAGCGGTGTGTGTACCGTCCTTATCTATTGTACTAATCCAAAGTCTGGTATTACGTGATAAATTAATCGACATTTTATAATTCTCCTAAATTATGTTCTGGTTCGGCGTACTTTCTCGTACTGTACGTTTACTACTAATTGGCCTAGTGCCATTGGATCAAGAATCCCTTCATCCGTATTTATGGAAACTAGTGTGCTATTTGTGATTTTAGAAGTAATTACTCCTTCCGATGTATTTACATTATACGGTAATTGTAAATGTGTGTCAAGGAAATTTTCTACATCCGTTATTAAGGATTCTAATTCTTCCTGTGAGTTTTCTTCTGATTTAACATATAGTGTTATGTTGACGGTTAAAGTAGCCCAAGTAAAGTCAGAAGGTAAATCCTCTCTAATCTCCGCTCCAGGGGTTACACTAATAAAGGGAAAGTCTTCTACATCACTAAAATGTTTTACCCTATTACTAACATTACCGTGTAGGTTACTCATGTAGTCTCCGTCCCCTATAAATAACTCTGCTATTTTCTCAGATATTGCTTTTACTATTCCAGACCTTGCGCTCATGCAGGACCTCCTATATTAAATATGGTTTGTTGAAACGAAGCGTCATTTAAAGAGTTTTCCAAAGTTGCTAGTAGTGCATTTTTAATTATAATACGAGGATCTCTTGTTGGATGCTTCTCAAATACTTGATAAGGATAAAGCATGTAGTTAAAGAAAACAGAGGCGGTTGCAGGATTTCTATTATCCGACAAAGTAAAACTAGATACTTTGGCGCTGCTAGCAAATCTTCCAGTCCTAAATACTAGAGCAGGAGCGTCCATCCTTTCTTTTATCTGTTCAAAAAGTCTAACATTAAGTATTCTTACTAGAGATTGCTCGGAGAGCATTCTTCCTCCTCTGTCTCTTAGCCCAAAAGGTTTTACAGGTACTTTAGACTTTGTTGCTTTCTTTATCTTTTTATTGCCCGAAAAGAACTTATTGCCTAAAGGATCTTCTAGAAGTTTTGCGTCTAATAGTCCTTCTAGCCGTAATACTGCTGCATCAAATGCTGCTTTTTCTACTCCTTCGGCTAATTCTCCTTCCTTTTCCATACGAACTTTAAAAGATCCAAACAGACTTCCACCTTTTTGAGTTAGGTCTGTTTGTACATCCGCAGCTAATTTTATTCCCTGTACGTTTACTAGTGCTTGTTCTAGTATTGTTTTAAAATCCATTATAAGACCTTATATAAATCTAGCATTAAACGTATTTGTGGGGGTATTAACGTAGGCTCTGCACTAGTACTGCTCTCTCCGTTACTATAGGTTTTTGAGGTGCTAAAGTTACCTTTCTTAAAATAAGATACAAGCTCATAAGCTGAAATTACCAAGTCCGCAGGCGAATTTTCATACCCGTAAGTGTAGTCTACCTCTATATTGTTACGTCCCATAGGAAATCTGCCTACAGCTTCTACTAGGCCAATGTCTAAGTCTACTTCATAATCTGCCGCAGATATGTCTTCTCCTAAAACAGAAATCCTATCTAAAGAGGTTATCCCTGGCGTAGGCAGTAGTATCTCTAGTCCATCGTAGCAAGTTAGTTTTTTGTTTACAACATTAACTACACTAAATTTTATGTTACAATAAGTCTCTACAAAGGTGTTTACAAAATCAACTATAGGTTCTAAGGCTGCGTCACTATTTGGGCTTTTTATATCTTTATAACTTTTGTAGCCTTCTAAAGTAATTAACGCCATTTATTTCTCCTTATACAAAAAAGCCCCGCCCTAAAAGGGAAGGGCTTTTTATTATGCTATATTATGTTGCGTAGTTAACTGCTACTACACCTTTACCGTTACCACTGCCTGCAGTTTCTTCGATCCAAGGTTGTAAGTTTAGACGCTGTGTTGCAACGAATACTGTACGGTCTAGCTCTACTTCAAAGTCACTACGTACTGTTACGCCACGTTGACGTGGAACAACGAAGTTGCTTGAGTTAAGTAGGATTGCGTAAGTTCCGCCAGATGTTTTATCAGCAAAACCGCTAGATACTAGAACTCTCATTCCGTAAATGTTACCTACTTCACCAACTAGCTTAGTTGCGTTAGAAACGCCAACTTGCTGTACGTCAGCCCAATCTGCATCTTGGATAAGATCCCAGTAAGCGTCTTGTGAAATAACAACATAAAGTTCTGAAAGGTTAATTCCGTATAGACCTAAACCTCTACGAGCTTCTAAGATACCTGCTGCAGTTACTAATACGTTAGTAGTGTTTGCTGCTGTCGCTAGAGACTGTAATCCGCCTGCTGCTTTGGCTTGTGTAACAAGACCTTTTGGCTTGTTTGCGCCGTCACCAACTAGGAATGCTGCGTCGATTGATGCTGCATGAGCTTCTACTAGGTGTTGACGTAAAATAGGTACAAGAGCCATGATAGCATCTTCTTGAGTTTCTTCAGTTAAGTATACTTTAGCAGCTAGCTTAAAGGTCTTAAGTGTAATCTCAGTAAGCGCAACAGTTAATGCTTCACCTGTACGGGCTTTAGCTGTGTTGTCTGCCATGTTACTTGCAGAAATCCAAGTAGCTGTGCTACGATTTGGATTGATTGGGAATGTCATTTGTGCAGAAGTCATATTCATTTCATTGAATAAGGGTGCAACAACTAACAATGCCTGAATGTCACGATATAAGTTAGTAGAGAAAGTAGTCTCATAACCTTCACCAGATACTTCAATGCTAGAAGATTGGTTGATAGCTTTGATGCTCTTACCATATTCGGTATCAAACATATCTACTTTCTTAATTGTGCTTAAGAACATTAGGTTGTCTGCAGTATCGCCCATTGCTTTGGCGTCATACGACGGTCCGTTAATGCCCTTTGCGATAGCTGTTACGTTGTTAGAGCGAGATGCAACTACTTGAGCAATTTCTTCTTTAAGAGAAACGATCTGGTCGTTGTTAGCTTTAACAAGGTCAGCAAATGCTGAATCTTTTGCGCTTAACTTAGTTTCTAATTCTGCAACTAAATCTTTAGCTGCTTCCATAGCGTTTGCTTTAGCTTCTGCTTTGCTGTTAGCTAGGTCTGTAGCAGATTTTGCTGCTGCGTCTTCTTTAGCTACACGAACTGCTTCTGCTTGTGCTACAGCTGCTGCTGCTGCTTTAGTAGCTTCTGCAACTACGTCGAATACGGGATCAGCTTTAACTGGGGTGTTTGCTTTAGCTAGCTCGGCTGCCAATGCTTTAATTTCTTCGAGTGTCATTTTTTCTTCCTTTGTTTCGCCTGATTCCGGCGCTAATATTTTTTTGAATTGCTCATAATCTTGAGCGTCCATACTTTTTGCTACTGAAAATGTTGAGTCTTGGTTACAAGGAACCGATACAACAGATATTTCGTGTAGTTCTACATCCTTAATAAAGAATATGTCTTTTACTTCATCGTACTCTGCGTCTAATATGTTGAATCCAACACTAAAGGTAGTTAATACCTTATCTTTTATTAGATCGTATACTCGTCCTGCTCCCTTACTAATCTTAGCCCTAATTTTAAGGCCTAGGTCATCAACTTCATAACCTAACATAACCCCTATAGGGTTTGAATGATCGTGGTAGCCTAGTATAATAGGATTTTTTAAGAAGTTAGACATAGCGGTTTTTGTTTCCCACGCTGAGCGTAGTATAACATCTCCTGCTCTATCTTTAGTTACGGTATTAGCGTATCCTTCGATAACTAACTCGTCTTCATCTTCTTCATGATCTTTAACTACTTGTAATTTAGCTAATAACTTAGTATTATATTTCATTACTTTTCTGCTTAGTTACTTTAGCCACAATAGGTTTAGTTACTACCTTAGCAGCTTCCTCTGATTTTCTAATAGCCATACAATGTTCTCTGTACGCTGCTTCAAATCTTTCCCATCTCTTAAACTTTCTTATGATGTTTCTAACAGATAGGGGCTTATTAGTCATAGCGTTATATACTACTCTACTAGGTAACTCATTACCGTAGACTGCATAAACTTGCTCTATAATCTTTTGCATTATGTATCTTCTCCTGTTGGCGCACCACCTTCTTGCCCAGATACGCCTGAAGCGGATCCTGCGACGTTAGCGGGTATGCGTATTTTATTCATAAGAGGGTCGTCTATATCAGGAAGTCGCATCATACCACGTCCTTCGTTTCCTGTTATAATCCCATTATTAACTAGTGCGGTAATTCTATCTGCTTGTGCTTTTAGGTCAGGCAGTAGTGCGGGCACTCTATGTGTAGTTAGTTCTATATCATACGCAAAAAACATCTCTAATGCTGACTCAAACTTACGCAGCATAGGAATAACCGTAGTGTAGAACATTAACTCTAGGTTGGGTTTTATGTTAGCGTTATTTCCAGAGTTAAGTAGTAAAGGAGGTATTCCTAGGGCGTAGCAGACCTTGTCTTCCAAGTTAGTGATAGACTCTGTGAATGCCATTTCTCTAAAGTCGGAACTTGCTAAGGATTTAGCTTTAAGTCCTGCATCTAAAATTAAAGGACGTCCATTCCCCCGTTTCGGGTTATACTTCTGTACCCATTCCCTTTCTTGCCTTTCCTTTAGTTTCTTGCTTAGGATTTGTTCTGTTTCTACTATAAGACCTATAGATGCGCCATTGTCAAAGAAACTCTTTTGAAAGTTAATCATAGACTCTCTGGTCAGTAGCGAAGCTACAGCACTTTTTATTCTAGAGTCTCCTCTGAATACTGATTCTGTACTGTTGTCTCTTATAAAAATTATTTCATTAGATTTAAAAGGATGAGTTCCGTTATAGAGATATTGAGCAATAAAGCCTTTGTCACTAGGAAGCACTTCCATATTTTTTGCAGGTACGTGATAAAATGAGGTTCCATCAAAGTGTATAAATGCGTTTCCGTCTATCAGAAAATCCATTAATACAAGTCTCCTAAAACTGCTAATGTCCATGTAAGGATTAGGGCGACTATTTAGTAAGTCTGCCAGTCTAGGTCCTCTTACTTTAGTTGTTACACCAGTAAAATTAAGGCTAGCTCCGACGTCATAGTCAATCAGAGCAGCATTGTCAACTAGTAAGTTAACGGCTCTGTTTACTACTTCAATCTGTTCATACGCGTTTTGTATCGTATGTAACTTAGTTTGCGTAGTGCTTTTACTTGTTCCTTCATCACGAGCCATTTCATCTTGTACAGGATTTAGTTTTTCAAGTATTTCATCCCATAATTTCATTCGTTGCTCCTTATTTTAATCTAGAAAACCTATCGTTTGAGGTTTCTCCGAGGAGACTTCCAAATCTAGTATCTGATCGGGTTGGTACAGCATCCTTGCCGTGAGTTCGTCCATGCAATTTTAACACCCAAGTAACCTGTTTTTCAGCAGAAGCTAGTGTAGGCTCTCGCCCGTATATCTTATGCAGTAATTTGTGGTGCGTAGCGCAAAGGGTGACTGTTTGTTCAACTAGTTCGTCCCAGTGTGCTGTATAGAAATCTTCTCTCATAGCTAAAACTTGTTCGTCTGTAACTATGAGTATCTTGTTTTCCATGCAATATTTTTTCAGTAGTAACGACACGGTTGTGTAATGATGTATCTCTAGTTCAGAGTCAGTTCCACAAATCTCACATTCACACTTCTTTTTGTAGTTAGACTTTATTCCGTCTCGAATGTGCTTTGTCGCTACTCTTTTGTTTGTATTAGCGGCCATTAAAATCCTCGCTTTCTTGGTATGGGTGTAAAGCTATCAACTTTCCACTCAACATATGTACATTATACTATTTGATTTCATAAATGTAAAGTGGTTTATTATATTAGCACTCTAACGAGTATAGCTGTATAGTGCATATCTCAGGGCATCCGCAACGTGCGAGAACTGATCGTGCTTCGGTTTGGGTTTTGCAAGCATTGGGTTAGGGTCCCAACGATAGTTGAGGAGCATCATGATGACATGAGTACAGTTAATATCTACTATTAGCTTGTCGTTGTCTATCAAGGCTTGTACATACCCTAGTCCGTCAAGTACACTCTTGTTAGCTTTGTTGCTAGGAATGTCGTATAAGGAAGCTAAGTCTTGCCTGAATTGGGCTGCCGCGCTGTCGCAGAACACTATGTCTACATTCCAGCCTTCCATGCGGTTATAAAATTCTAGTGCGTGCTGCTCTGTATTTCGTTCTTTTTCTTGGTAATCCCACATTAAGTAAAATTTGTCTTCATCCATATCGTATTGGAATATTACAGCCCCTGTATCGTCCTTGTAGCCGGGGTCAATACCCATTATAGCTTCAAATCTGTGCTCAGGAAACTCCATGTCACTAAGGTCGCGTACATGCTTATCCTCGTCAAACCCTTCGTATATCTGTCCTTCAAACGTTGCAAAGTCTGCTTCGTACTCTTGCTTAAATTCAGCCTTACTCATACTCTTACGAGCTTCTTCAATAACACTCGAAACACTTCTGGGGTTGTCACGGTAGGTAGAATGTATGCTTATCCAAGAAGGGTAGTCATCGCTAAACCCTCGCATGTAAAAGTCATAAAAGTAATTCAAACCTCGTGGTGTACTTATGAAGATACATTTAGAGTTTGCTTTGTCTAGAGTAGGCTGTAGCTGTACGTTGAATACATCTGCCCCTTTGTTCTCTAGGGCTGCTTCGTCCACTAGTATCAAGTCGTACGAATGTCCTACTAATGAATCTGGATTATTGTATGACCCAAACTTTATCATAGAACCATTTGTTAGGTGTATCTCACGCAAGGCCTTGTTCTTAGACTCTATCTCAATGTTGTGATCTTTAAGCATAGTTATCTGCTCATTCCAAGATATGTTTGTTAATGAGAAGTTAGGCGATACTATCAGTACTTTTGACTTTGGTTCCATAGCTTTCAAGAACGCTAGAGTGTTAGATATGAATGTCTTACCTGTTCTACGAGATAGACAGGCGACTACAAATCTATGTATAGGGTCGTTTATAGCGTTTATCAATCCAATCTGGGGCGCTATAGGTTCTATGCCTTTTAGTTCTAGGAAGTTCTCAACGGGTAGCTTTAGAAAACGCTCCGCTACGGGGAAGTCTATAATGTTTTCACAATTTAAGTACGGTCTACTTATCTCCATTTTTACCTGCTAATATCTTTTCCATTAAACTGTTATAATTTGCCCCACCGTAGTTGTTCTGCGTATTGACCACCACTGCGGGCTCCTTGGATTTCTCCAGTTCTAGTATTTTTAGTTGCATATTCATTTGGTCTAGGTTAAATTTATGAATCTTCTCCATTATCTCTACAATATCTTTTGACGAGCCCATACCTGTATCGTCCATTTCTTCCAACTTGGCTGCTAGGATTGCGTCCCAAACATTGGCCATCTTATCACGATTTCGGAAGCCCGATTCGTTAAATAGTCTATCAATGTATCCTCGTACTTCCCGCTTGCACAAGTATCTGTCGACTTCTGTAATGTCTATATTAAGTAATTCGGCAGTCTTAACCGAGTCACTATTATTTTGCAGATAACAGTGTGCTATCTCCAACCCCTCGGGGCTTATCACGGTTATTTCGTTGTCCATGTATTTCTCCTCTATACTTGCATTATACATCTCCAGAAATATCCTGTCAAGTAAAAATTTTAAGCGAACTTCGTTAAACTACCTGCAGTTCGCTAATGTCCTGGCTCAGGCTACTGCAAAGTAGAAATAGTATACCCCGTTCGCTAATGTTCCACAGAGAACCGTAGTAGAAATAGTATACCCCGTTCGCTAATGTCCCGCAAAGAACCGTAGTAGAAATAGTATACCCCGTTCGCTAATGTCCCGCAGAGAACCGTAGTAGAAATAGTATACCCCGTTCGCTAATGTCCCGCAGAGAACCGTAGTAGAAATAGTATACCCCGTTCGCTAATGTCCCGCAGAGAACCGTAGTGAGGGTCTCCTCAGCCGATATTTGTCGCGCCTCTCCACTTTTTTGAAAATACCCTATATCGCGTTTGGAAATGGGTCTGGGGGGTCGGACTGGTCAGACCAGTCTCCTAACCCCCCCCGCCCCTATTAGATGTTACGTAATAGAGCTTGTAAAGCCTTCTCAGGGGTTAATGAAGTATATTCTCGTTCTGAGCTATTCCAAGCAAGGGTTGGTAGAGAAGTCTTACAGGCGCTCTCAGCGGCACACATAGCAGCCTCTGTAGTGAACGTCAGGACTATGATTAGACCAAATGGGCAGTTGGTACTATGGGAGCGTAGACGCTCCCATAGGCCGTTTTTCGCTTTACACTTTCCGAACTTGGTGCCATCAAAATTCATGCCAAGTTTTGTCAGGGTCTCACATAAATATAAATGATTGCCTTGTGGCATGATTCGTGCTTGTGTCTCTGTTAATCTTGTGATAGTGAATGTGGTCATTTTTCTTCTCGGTTCGTTTTGTTTCAGTAAGGTAATAATACAGTATTGACAGATAATAGCAACCTTTTATTTCATTTAATTTCATGCTCTGCAGGCCCCATTGCGCCCGCCCTACAGAGCACCCCTGCAGCCCCCATTGCGCGCGGCTTATAACTAAAAAGCAGGTGCTTATTCCAATTCGGTATTTCACAAAGGTACCCTTTTCGTGCAATAATACCTCATCGAATAAATAAAGAGTAAAGAAAATGAATGACAACGAATTTGCAGTAAAAACCGAAAATACCACTACCCGTAATTTGTCAAGACTTGAAAGTCTTGAGTTTTTGCGTGACTGTTTTGATAAGGGTCTTTTTGCTACCGCGTTTCACCAACACCAGTACATTACCATTGCGGCTAATTTTGATTCTGATAGATTTAACCAAAATAAAAAACTTAATAATAATTGGGAAGAAAATTCAAAAATACCCTTTACAATCTAGCATTAGAATGCAATAATACCTCATCGAATAAATAAAGAGTAAAGAAAATGAAAACACTAATAATGAAGTCAATCGCTCAGGTCATAGTACTTTTATCTGTTATGTATATAGCTGCCGTTTTTGGTACTTCACTAGGATTGGGAAAATCCGGAATCGAAGTTCACCAGAGAGCGGTTTGCGAGATGGATATGGTTGTAAATTATGACATGACATTTAAGGCATCTGCCGCATTTTGTAAAGGTTAAAATTATGTTTATAACTGCTTTATTATTTACTATAGTTTTTGGCATAATGTGTGTTACTTCGGACAAACAAGGCGAACAAAACTTTTTTAGTACACTATGTTTTTTATCCGCTTTTTTGACATTTGTACTTGCACAATAGATTAGAACCTGAGATAATACCTCATCGAATAAATAAAGAGTAAAGAAAATGAAAGCAACTAATTACTACCTAATACTAGAATCTGGAAAAATCGAATTGGCGGAATATTTCGTTGACGTGGTAGCATTTGACTGGTCAAATATCCGCAAAGATATACAGGCAGGTAAAAGTACCACAAATAAAAATGTTTACCTAAGAACTAAAGCAGACATATCTGGAAATAACTTTAAACATTTACTTGACTAAGGTACCCGAGCGCTGTAGGATATAGGTCTGGTTAAACAATTCGGTTTAACCAGAAAATTTTAAAAGGTAGCAAAATATGAAAGTTTATCAATTCACAACAAATTTAATTGGTGGCAGAATGCACGTTGCAACGGCTGAAGGCAACACACTTGTAGACGCTCAAAAGAGCTATTTAGATCAATATGGTATACATGAAGATAGGGTTGAGAAAATAACGTATAAGCTGTTGGGGCAGTCTACCGCCCTTTAAGGGCGCGGGCTGTAGCGATGCTCTACAGCCCGCATCGCGCCCGCGCCGCCAAATGCGAATGGTAATCATTTAGATTAGTGTGCGCGTTTAGCCCTACCCTTTGTATCAATAAGACTGCTAAGAGATAATGCCACCAGCGACCGTACAGGGCGTTTATATTGGAGGTTTTTTGTTGCTAACAGGTTACCCACAACCCAACAGCCTGTGGATAACCCTGTGGGTAAGTTCTGTATAACTCACTGAGAGAGCTAAAATAAAAGGTTGACATTTTAAAAAGCCGCTTTTTATCCCCAGATGTATAAGTGTGTGGATAACCTGTGGATAAGTTTTTTGCTATGATTTTCAAATGTCCAATACTTTTTTGTTTATTTTTTGATTAATTTGTTATTAGACTTAACACGTTTTTTGTGTTTTTGGTATGTCAGTTTTTGGTGCATCTCAAAAAGGTTAAAAACCCTTATAAATCAACGACTTACCAAAGTGGTGCACTATAATCAGGAATCATTGCACTATTCAGGTGCATAAAATGTCATCATGCCAACTATTCAATTAGCTAGAATATAAAAACCCTTATAAATCAACGACTTACCTATTTTGCAACTTGGCACGTAGGTTGCATTATATAGGTAATACCTAATCAATTAAATGAGAAAAACGATGAAAATACGAGCAATCCAAAAAAGCCTAAAAAATCACCAATCTGATCACAAAATAGGCAAATTAGCTAACACCATATATTCAGTGCCGGTGGGTAGTTTTTTGGGCAAAAATAACATAAAATGGGCTTGCAAAGTGGGTAAATCTTTTCACCCATATCAAGCACTAAGACGTTATAACGTTTTGGTTGATAGTGACTCATTAGTGACTGTTTTTGTTATAACGGATGATGTTGAATTTAATAATCTGGCAGATAAATACGCGCTAGAAAGCTGCTCAAAAGCTCGTAAAGAACTTACGAAGAAACTTGAAGAAATAAATGGCAAATACGAAAAAACGGTACACAAAGCGTTACAAGTGATATATAATAAAAAGCAAGAAAAATTTGAATTAAATAATATTGACCTTGACATTGATAGAATCAATAAATTGATAAATGAATTATTGACAAGTATCTAAAAAGGTGGGTCACTCCTAAACGAGAACCATTCTCGTTTAGGATTTATTGTGCCAATGGGCATGAATTTAATATAACTAAAGGGTATAACATATGTCAACAATAGCAATTCGGGTTTTTTCAGAATCAAGCTCTAGGATGCCTTCTAAGACGTTTAAGGTTGATAGTGTAACTAAGGGTCTAAAAATACTTAATGAGCTTGTAGCGGCTAACGTGCTTGCAGATTTGACCGATGTGGGGGTATATAAGAGCATTGCTAAGAATTTCGATTTTCAGCCAATCGTTCAAAATTTCATCAACAAAAAGACGGGGCAGATCCCTCTTGAGTTTGGGACTACTTATGTACAAAACTTATAGGTGCAAATATTAGGTGCAAATATTAGGTGCAAATATTAGGTGCAAATATTAGGTGCAAATATTAGGTGCGCGCGGCTCGCCGCCGCTGTCAAGATCATTTTGATCTAAGCTTATGCGAAAATGTTATTAGACCACACAATACTTTTATGAGATAATACTTGTATTGAATAACTAGGAAGAACCCCATGACTTTTAAAGAATTTACAGATAAGGCATATGCCGAAGCTTTGTTAAACCCAAATTTTACGCCAGAGGGAAACTCGCCAAGGGCGATTTATCATAAAAGCATTTTTAATCTATTAAAAGACTCGACTACAGGACTTTATGGTGATATAATGTATATCTTAAAACAAGGATTAGAAATGACTGTTTTTCAATTATTATCTTGTATTGTGGTTATTCCTAGCTTTTCTGCAATAGTTTGTTTACGAGCTTTCTTTTCTAAGCAAGCCGCTAGAAAAGAAATTAAAGAAAGTTACGAAATGCACTTGACAGCTACCAATAAAACATGGTAAAATAGCTTTAAGAAATCAGGGAAACGAATTAAAAAGATTACAAAAAAGAATTAAAATAAAGATTGACTTAACAACCGAATTGAATTATAATAAACGTTCTAAATAACTAAAGAGAGTAAAAATAATATGACTACTAAATCTACCGCTTATACTACCGAATCTGTTGCCGCTATGACTGCTAAGTATCAGGAAGGCGTTGCAATTGCAACTATCGCTAAAGACATGGGCAAGACTATCCCGCAAGTACGTGGCAAGCTTGTTGCCGAAGGTGTTTATGTTGCTAAAGCAAAAAGCGCATCCCCTAGCGTTAGCAGGGCGGTTCGTAAAATCACCCTAGTGCAAGCAATCTCTGACTTGCTAGGTGTTGAAGAAGTTACCAGCTTTGAGAAGGCATCAAAATCTGATCTTGAAACCATCCTAGATGCTGTGCAGGCTCTGGTAGAAGCTTAATAATATGCTCGGGGCGTTCGCCTCGGGCTTTTTTTTTTTTTTGGAGAATTTAATATGGTACGGGTAAGTTTATTAACCTTAAGCCGCAACGAAGTAATTGAGCGAGAAAATGAGTTCTTGACTTTTGAAAAATGGCAAGATGCAGACCACTATTGCAATACTAAAAATTGTGTGGAAACCGAAGAATATTTTGAGTCTAAATATATCTGGGAATATATTTAAAATAAAGGTTGACAGGGGCGGCAACGCTGCGCGCGGCTTTCCGGTTTTTGTCAAATAACTTTTTAGTATGCCATATACTAAAATAGCGGTGGACAACACGATACTTTTATGAGATAATACTTGTATTGAATAACTAGGAAAACTTTAAATGTATAAATTTTTGAACAACGGAATCTACGAAGTTATAAACGAAAAAGACGAAGTCATAGCTAACTTTAAAAGCATAGAAGATGCCGATGATTTTATTGATAATTTTATTGAATAAAAGGTTGACTCCACCCGCCAAACGCGATATAATACTTACACTGAATTAATAAAGAGAATAAAAAATATGTTTACACTACAAAATAACAAAAAGTCAGCAACTCAATTAGCCGCTACCCTAATCATGGCGAAAAAAGTTCCTGTTTTTGATATGGACGGAGTTTTTGCCGATGCAAGTCATAGACAGATTTGCAACAAAGACGGTTCATTAAACCTTGACAAGTACCGCGAAATGTCAACCGCCGAACATGTATCAAAAGATAAAGCTTTACCATTAATTAAGGCAATTCACTTACTACAGGAAGCGGGAGTTGATTTTCATATATGTACAGCTCGCGTAATGTGTGATAACACAAAAGCTTGGTTAGCTAATAATAACGTAAAGCCTAAATCAATTATGGCGCGATGTGGTGAAAATGATTCTCGCAGAGATTACCACTTAAAAACTACACACTTAATTAGCCGTTTTGATTTTCGCCAATTGGAAAAAATGGTTTTGATTGATGATAATTTAGCAAACTGCAAAGCCGTTATTAAAATCGGTATGCAATCTATAAACGTACCTTTTGAGGGTCATTAATAATGATTTATGTTGCACTAGAGTATCTAGAAGTTCATGGTGTATTTACTAGCCTTGAAGCCGTTGCCAATTATTGGGAAACATACAAGCAAGAGGCATCCGTTTGCGTCTATCTTGAAGGTAAAAACTATGTAAATCAGGAAGCCGAAGAATATTTAAGCGTATACGAATGCTATTTAAAATTTCACAAAAAGGAGAAAAAAGATGTTGCCAAAACAAATAATAGAAAAAGAGCTAAAAATCGCAAGAAACACGCATAAACTAGTAACTAATGAGAGAGAAAACACCCGACAAAAAGCGTACAGATTAGCTTACATAGCGGGCGAAATAGACACACTAGAAAGAATTTTATTTTTAATAAAAACTTGACAGGGCCGCAGGAGCCGCGCGCGGCGGAACGCCTGTCAAGACCGTTTTGGTATAAAAACAAGCAAAGCTATACCAAAACGGTCTTTGACAACCCAACGTATTTATGAGATAATACTTGTGTTGAATCGGTACAGAGTTAGTTTTAAATTAAATTTAAAACAAAATAAAATAAAGGGTTGACAATGTTGAAAGGGTATGAGATAATACTTGTGTTGGATGGGGAGAGCAAAGAGAATTTATTTATAAAATAGCTTAAATAAACACTTGACACAAACCACCAAAAAAGCTATAATTAGCACTTACTTAGATAGAGAATTAAAAAATGACTAAAAGAATATACGCAGTAATCGACACAGAAACCGCAACTTTGACGGGTGAAGTTTTTGATTTTGGTATGGTAATTTGTGACAAAGAAGGCAAAGAGCTTGCAAGATATGATTCCATTATAAAGGAAGTTTTTGAAAATGTCCAGATGATGAAAAAAGCCTTTTACTTTAAAAAAGTCGATAGCTTTTACAAGCCAAATATCCGATGCAACCGTATGGACGTAAAAAGCTGGGCTGTAATTTGCCATGACGTAAACAAGCTAATGAAAAATCATGGTGTCACTACTATTTGCGCTTATAATTTAGCTTTTGATTCTAGGGTCATTAGTAATACAGGTCGTAAATATGGTGGCTTTATGGCTATAGGCAAAAGAGAGCAACTTGATTTGTGGCGTGTATCTTGCGAGACATTACTACAGCAACGTACTTTTAAAAAGTGGTGTAAGTTAATGGGTCATGTTTCACCTGCGGGTAACTATAAAACTAATGCCGAAGTTGCTTATAAATACGGCATTGGGGATTGGGAATTTCAAGAGTCGCATACCGCTTTAGATGATGCACTAATTGAAAAAGAGCTTTTAGTCCGATTGCTTGGTCTAGGTAAGAAAATTAACTACGGTATTATTTCTCACCCTTGGAGACTTATCCAAGACAAAGAAGAAATTATTTTAAACGAAGAAAAATTAAAAAAAATCAAAGACAAAATTCGTCTAGGTAAAAATGTAACTTTGAACGAGGTAAAGTTTTTATAATGGAAAATAGATTTAATAAATATAAGCAAGCAATGCTTGCTTATATTCCTTGGGTAGGCTTCGGCCTAATGCAAATGATGAATATTCCTAATGTAATAGTTTCAATAAAAACAGGTGTTTCTATGCCTATAGCTAGTATAGTTTTGTTAATAACTGCTTTATGTTGTTACTTAGTTGACGCAATTACTAGAAAATGCAAACTTCATATCGTTTCTAGCATAATAGGCATTACATCGAATTTAGTTGTTTTATTTTTTATATGGTGATATAATATGTATATTGTAGAAATTACAGATAAGTTTGGAATTGTGGATATTGTCGGCTATTGTGAGACAGAAAAAGAAGCAAAGAAATTTTGCAAAAAGTCAAACAAATATACCGACAAAAAAGAATTTAATTTTAGCTATTGGAGAATATTAAAAGCATGTTAAGAAATTTTAAAAACTTAGTAGATGAAGGGTATAATGAAAATAATTGCACAGAGACTAAGGAATTTTATAGAAAGCAAGCAGTAATTATTTTTAAAAAACAAAAAAAAGGACTTAAAAGGGGATGAAAAAATATTTGAAAAATAAAACTTGACAAAAGGGGGTCGCAGCCGCGCGCGGCGGAACGCCTGTCAAGACTAAAAATGCATAAGCATATACTAAAACGGTATTAGACAACGTAGCTTATTTATGAGATAATACTTGTATTGAATAACTAGGAAGAAAAATGATGAGTAAACTTTATAAGGTAGTAAGTTCTAAAGTAGTTGGAGACAACTACTCTGGTGGGTGTATTGAAGTAGTAGAATACTTTGAAACCCTAGAACAGATTCCAGATACGTATAAATCTGTTACTGTTTTACGAGTAAAAACAGTAGACTTAAATTTTGACCCTGCAAGAGCCTTAAAAATAGCAAAACTTATCAAAGAAATAGAGCATTGTCATGAAGAATATGATAATATAGTATCAGAGCTTGGAGACAGACAAGACCAAATTTCAGAACTAGAAGACCTACTTAAGGAACTACAAAAATGAGCATTTTAAAAATAATCGAAGCATTTAAAGCCGCCCCAACTATGGAAAATGTTGGGATGGTACAAGAAATTTGGGAAGACGGAGAGATCACGCTAACAAAAGGGGGCGGCCTTTTTCGTCAACGTTCGTTGCATTGTATGGCAATGCCTGTTTTAAAGTTTGCTGATTCTCAGTATATAGCTAAGGAGCTAGGCGCAGAACTTCGAAGGGATGGTAAGACTTTTAAAAATATTTCTATTTTAGCAAGTGACGCTACGTGCGAAACAATAAGACAATTAATGTTTAAGGAGCTAAACCGATGAAAAAATTCATAGTAGAAATTTACGCTGTAGACTGGTGTGGGTACAGTGAACATTACGAAGTCGAAGCGGAAGACGAGAACCAAGCGGAAGACATTGCGATGGAAAAATACGAGCAGGATTTTGCAGAATCACATGGTCTTTTACAAACTGATTCAGGCTGGATTGAATCGGAAGACATAGACGAAGATGGAAATTTTAACGCGGATGATTGCTCTGATTTTATGGCTAGTGTTAGGGATTAAGTATGAGCAAATTATTTAAAATTTGAAAAATAAAACTTGACAAAAGGGGGTCGCAGCCGCGCGCGGCGAAGCGGCGTAAGTCATTGATTTTAAAGGAGTTTTTAAAAGTCAACCCCCTATTTTCCTAGCAAGACCCGTGCCAACTTTATTTTCACCTTATTTTGAAATAAAGCTGGACAGCAAGCTAACATTGTGAGATAATACTTGTCTTGAGTTGGGAAGGTTTGTGAAATTAGTTTAAAAAATAATTAAATAAAGGCTTGACTCAAAGACTAAAAATTGTTATAATAGTCTTAAGAAATCAGGACAAGCTGGAAATTTAGTTTAAAAAATAATTAAATAAAAGCTCGACTCAAAGACTAAAAATTGTTATAATAGTCTTAAGAAATCGGGAATAATCCCAAATCCGCATTACTAAAGGAGACGTAAATGTCTAATGCAAAAACTGTAAAATCTGCTGTAAAATCTGTATCTTGGACTCCTGCGCAAATCGCTACTCTTAAAAGCGAATACAAAGGCGAAAACGATGCCTTGTCTAGCATCGCAAAAGGTTTGGGCAAGACCATTCCTATGGTTCGCGGTAAACTAGTAAGCGAAGGTTTGTATGAGCCTAACGTCAAAGTTTCTGTAACCTCAAAAACTGGCACTCGCAAAATCTCGCTAGTGCGGGCTGCTGAAATTTTTCTTAGCCTTAAGGAAGGCGAGTTGGATTCTTTAGAGAAGGCCAGCAAAGCTGACCTAGACCGCTTGAACGAAGCTCTCGCTGCTTTGTCAGTCGCTACTGAGCTGTAAGCTCTAGCAAAAGCTGTGCCACATTGGCATGGCTTTTTTTTGCTTAAAATTAAATAAAAAGCTTGACAAAGTGGCATGGAAGCTGCGCGCAGCGTTCTCGTGTCAAGCTTTATTTGACTGGTCGGTCCAGTCAAATTTTGATCAGTTTAGATTGGTCAAAAGGGGTTCACCCCTGTTTGCGCCTGCGAGGTAGTACTTATGTTACGTTGTTGCGCCCGCGAGGTAGTACTTATGTTACGTTGTTGCGCCCGCGAGGTAGTACTTATGTTACGTTGTTGCGCCCGCGAGGTAGTACTTATGTTACGTTGTTGCGCCCGCGAGGTAGTACTTATGTTACGTTAGTACTTATATTAGACTCGCGCCTAGTATACCTTACCGAGACGTTGCTTGTCAAGTGATTTTTTAGTTTTTCTGCGGGACGGGGCGGGACTGTGTGGTAGGTGCAGACTAGGTGCGGGTAGTGATAATGTTACCCCCCGCTGCGGCGAATTTTGGCATAAGCTTTCCCACTTTATCATACTATTATACATGAGCGCAAGCGGTTTGTCAACGCTATTTAAAGTTTATTTCGGTGTAACCACGGCTAATCTGGTGTTAGACTCGGGGCAGACCGCTAATGTCCCGTTAGAAGCTCTCCTGCGCCCTAGCCCGTTCTGAGCTGACGGGGTTGTCTATTCCGATGGGGTCGGCCCCTGCTTTTGGACATTAGCGAACAATTATGACTGCAATTCTGACTGCTTTTGGACATTAGCGAACAATTATGACTGCAATTCTGACTGCTTTTGGACATTAGCGAACAATTATGACAGTTTTGACTAGAGGTATTAAATTTTAGACACAAAAAAGCCCGCAGTCTCTCTTGGGGACATTAGCGGGCTGGTGTAGTCTTGTGTTGTTCTACTCTGGTCTAGGACGATATTGGTGTAGTCTGGTGTGGACTAGTGTAGGCTAGTATTATGGTGAAGGGGTTCTCGAAGCTCTATACGACATTGGTTGTTCATACCGTTCGAGTGGGTTCTATAGCGTTAAAAGTCCCCTCTTGTGTAGATATTAGTTGTTATATTTGTTGGTAGATATAGCTGTGGCTGTTAATGATTTGTTGTTTGTTTTAGATTTGAAGAAGCTAAAGTTAGTCTGCGTATAAACACCCCCTTCCCGTATGGTATCGGGAGGTGTATATCCTAGACCTTAAGCTCTGTCAAATCTTGCGGAGGTAGTAGAGATTCTAAAGATTCTCTCTAGTCTCTCTTAAGATTACCTTGTAATTATAGCATAGGAAAATCCTACTGTCAAATAATCTTTTAAATGCCGATCAAGTGTTTGGGTTGTAACTCCTTGACAGATGGCCTGTAGTTAATCCCCGTTTGGATAAAAAGCTCTAATTGTATGAGGTCGTAGTTGTAATAGTTTGAAGCTGTTACTAAGTGTCTCTTGCCTAGTCCTGTCTTTAAAATATCTAAACATTCCTGTGTAGGTTCGCACGGAAAGCTAGTATCTAGGTCAGGCATCCCATTAATATTGAGGTTTGTATCAGAAAATGGTAGCGGGTCTCTATCAATATTTATAACTTCTCTCAATGTATTCTTTGGAAACCACCTAGTACATGATTGTCCTTCTTCTAGAACATTCTTTTTTCCTAAGAACAAATGCATTGCTAACTGTCTAGCAGGAATTTCAGTGTTGTAATACCAGCAACCTTTAATCGTTTTAAATACATCTTCTAGTCCTAGTGGATTTAGCAGTTGTAGTTCTTTAATTGGTACGTCTAGCTGCGGCAGTCTATTGATACGTAAACGTTTAGTGATTTTCTTTATCGCATCTAGTGGAATGTACCTACCGTTTAGCTTGTGGAAATCTTTCTCCAGTAAGTCGTAGTTCCACTTATTATTCAGAACATATTTTCTATTAATGATGGGGGTTAATATCTCGGTTGACACAGGAGTGTAAGAGGCTAGTTCTAGCTCCAGCTCTGCCTGTATACGTTTAATTTCTTCTACTCTTTCTTGGCTCATATCCCTAGTCCTTCTGCTACTCTGTTTCTTAACAGTCGGATTACTTCTAGTACATACTTGTTTGGTACATTATTTGCTAAATGCCTAGCAATTTGCTCGAACTCAAATGCTTCCTGTAGCATAGCTGATATTGCTTCTGCTGCCTCTTTTGGCCTTTCCCTATGTGATTCGGTCTGCTCGTCTATAGCGTTCCATATTTGTTGCTTCTGTTCTTCTGTCATATCTGTGTCTCCTTTAATAGTGCAGCAAGTAGTTCCTTCTTTTCTTTGTCTGGCAATGCTAGTGCTAGTCTTATAACTTCTGCATTGTCAACTTTCTGTTGGTTCGCTTGCATTTCTAGGTAATACTTTTGGAAATTGCTCATATTTGTCTCAGCTCTATAATTCGTTGTAGTTGGCACAATTCTGCGTCGTCCAGATGTGCGATTAAATCCTCTAAGCTTTTAGGCTCAAGAGGATTTGTTGGGTGGTTTCTTACAGTTACACCATCAAAGTGTACGTCAAAGCTTTGTTTGACAAACAGTACATTGTCTCTGTTAATTGATACAACATCACTATATGCTGTCATCTAGATCTCCTAGTTTAGGTTGATTTGTAACGTGGAATCAATATCATATAACCGCATAGTTCTCCGCAGGATTTTTGTTAGTTTTGTATGTGTTTCCTGTAACTACTAGAACTGTCCAAAAAGGTGTCTTTACATTGAGTCTGTCCCAAGCTTCTTTGGAGGTACTGTACTTGTTTCTTTCTATCTCGTTACATGCGCTAACTACCTTAGAGGAATGAGTAATTGGATGCAGTTTGTACTCCCTCCTTAGGGTAGATTCACTAGAGCATCTTTGGCTTACTACTACCAGTCTAGGCAGGTCTATGGAATTAGTTTGCCCTTTAGTTATAGCAACAATGTGTTGTTTTGCTACTAGCGTTTCGCTATCTATTCTTATGAAGTCTTCCATAAATTTCCTGTCTGGTTTACTAGTTGTAGGTTCTCGTTAAATTTGGCGTGCTCTCTAAATATGTCCCTATCAACAAATTGCTTATGCTTTAATTGTCGTCTAAGTCTAGTTATTTTGTTGGTGCAGATTATTTGGGCTATACTCTCTGCCCACTCTCGGGACATAGCGGGACAGGGCATGTCTGGGAAGTGCTTGAAGCCGTCAAGCAAGTCATACGCAGTAGCAATTTCTTCTAGGTTAAGATTGCGCAGTTCCCATAGTTCCTGATAGCCAATAGATTTCATTGGTATGTCTTGCCTGTAACATTTCTCGTAGGCTGCTAGTAATTTCTTAACCCTACTTCTGCGTATAAATAACATCATTCTACACCTACCGATCTCTCTAGTTCTTGTACAATCTCTCTTAGTTTGCCTGAGGCTGTAAATAACTCACCTTTGCTTCTGTTTACACTGTTAGCTGCTTTAGTGAGTTTGTTGTTGCTCTCTTTGAGACTGTGTAATGCAATCTGAGTCACATCATGGATATTAGCAGCCCGTGCTGTAATCATATCTTCCATGCTATCCATTTTCTGTAGTATAGTCTCTATTACAGGAGTAAGGTCTGCTGGAACATTAAGCATAAGTAACTGTGACATAGTCTTATTACATATCTGTGTAGTCTTATTGCCGATAAGGTGCAAGGTAACTACACGATCTTTCTCTGACATATAAATGACACTAGACATAGGAATAATGTTGCCGTTATCTGTAACAATGTGATTCATTATAGTAACCTCAATAATTGTTGCTCGGAGCGAATCTCCGTAAGCGTCTTAATGTCTTTGTCTTGCTGAACTTGTGCAGCCATAAGCTTTTTCTTAAGCCTCTCTTGCACAGCATTTCGGGACATAGCGGTTTCTTCTAGACGGGCAATGTCTGTAGGACGTGTAACAGACAGGTCAACAACATCTTCTAGAACTTTAATCATGCTACTGTTGTTTTCTTGGCTAAGGTTGTTTACAATCTCTAGCGTATTGTCAAAGATTGTCTTAAAGTCTTTAAGCTCTTGTAGTCCGCCTTGGATAGCCATTTCTGTAATAAGCTCTCCCTGTAGTGAAGGTAGCAACTGTGATACTGCCATAGTCGTAGCTTCTGCGGCTTTGCATGTGGTGTCGATAACAGAAATACGGTCACGTGATTTAACGATAGACTGTGAAACTTGAACTAACAAGTTTTTAGCCTTGGTGACTTCGATACCTTTGCCTTCCATTGATATTTCTCTAGCCAAGCTCTCCTGCTCTATCATAAATGCAACTTCTTTGACTAGAAGCTCTTTGATGTTGAACAATGTTTCCATAACATTCATCATGTTGTCTTTCTTGGTGCTTAATGATGTAAATAGTCTGTCAACAACATCAACCATCTTACTCGATTTGATTTCTTTTTCAGCTAAGTCTGTCTTAGCTTTGCTAAGGTATTTGCCAATGAAAGGGATAGACGCCATTTTGCTTGGACTTTTACTTACCATACTTTCCATTTGTAAGACTGCCTCGGCTACCGCAGAGTTGACACTATCTAGCTGTAACATATTAACGCTTTCTGCAAGTTGTGAACCAAGAGTCTTAGAAGTATTGGTAAAGTTTGCATAATTTTGTTCTAGTGTAGTAATTCCCATTATATGTTTTCCTGTAGGGGGTTTTCGTTTAGTATTGCTGTAGTGCCGTCTGGTAGCCAGACTTTCCATTGTTTTGTTACTTTCTTTCGCCACTCTGCTAGTTCTTTGTCAAGCTTCCATACTGCGTACTGCGCATATTCTTGTTGCGCGGTAGCTATACTAATGGTTTTAGGTAACGTAGGTATAGCTTTTAGCGTTCGATTTATGAATAGTGTTTCTAAGTGCTCTATCTGTTGTTCCTGCGTTTCCCTATCCCAGTGATAATGCGGAGGTCGGGGGCGAAACTTGTATGATATAATAATAGGCTTAGGTTCTGAACATACAGCTTGTACTCTGATAATGTGGGCTACGTAATCCCCGCATATTGCTTTGTAAAACATTTTGTGTACCTTTTCTCAATTCCAGAAACATATTATACCAAACATTAGGCTATTTGTCAAGCATCTTTTTAGCTTGAGCTAAAGATTCTTTGCTGATAAATCCCGCTAGAGATTGTCTGCCCTCAAATACTAAGAAAGACTCATCACAGTCCTGGCTACGTAAAACGGCGAAGCCAAAATCTACAGCAGGATTCTCGTGGTCATCTTCTAGCATCTCACACATATACATTTTGTTGGGCGTAACAAACATTAGGTTGCCTGTAGCGTATACTTTAGCAAAGAACTTAGTACCCTTGGGCAAGTGTCTCATATTGGCATCAAACATTATTTAGTCTTTCCTCTAGGTTAGCAATAATTCGTTTAAAATCTGCAACCTCGTAACATCTTGCAGTTTTTAGCGTTTCAATCATTTCTTCTTTTATTCTTAGTTGAGCCTCCAAAGATTCAACTTTAGCTTTCAATTCTCTTATGGTCCTCATATTGTACTACCCTCTTGTTCTAGGTAGGATTCCCAAAGTATTACTGCTTCTTTGTGTAGGGCATTAGCGTCTGTAATAGAATTTGTTTCTACCTCTAAAGTCCCTATAGACACAAATTTTAAAGACACACAAATACTTCCTACCTTGCCCCATTTGATTACGTTTACTGCTGTAGTTACGGTACTTGAGTTAAATGTACTAAGAGTAGCATATTTGTCACTAACTTTCTTTAGTATCATATTTTATGGTCTTCCGAGATTAGGTAGTCTTTCCACAGGGTTTTTATTTCTTCATAGACTTTTACGGCAGTTTGGTTGCAAACACAACTAAACCAGTGCTCGTTTATTAAAATCTCGTAACCGTAGACTCTTACTTTGGTAACAACACTCCAGTCCACAATTCTTGTTTTTTCTTCCTCTCCAGGTTCAGGTTCTACAATCCAAGCTATACGAGCAGTTATTCTTTCAATTATCATTAGCTGTACTCCGCAAAACGTTCGTAGAAATCTTTAATTATTAATGTAAGCTCTGGGTCAAATGTACCATAATTGTCAGGAATGTCTAGTACAACAACTTTAGGGCGAAGATTACCAGCTATTAGAATATCTAATATAACATGCTCTTGTTCTTTTACTACGTGAATCTCGTCAGCCCACATAACTAATGCTTGGCTAATAGGAATCAGCGCGAAGTCTTGTGATGTACCACAGGCGCGCGTGTTAAAGCCTTTACCTGTGAGATACTTAGCGATTGTGGGGCTGCGGAGTAATCCTGCGCTACATACACACAGGATTCTTTTTGTCTTACCTTGGTAGGGGTTCATTGCGTTGCCCATCTGGTTTCTGTTACTGGGTGTTATCATTAGCTTCATCCTCTGTAATTTCTATATTGCTGCGGAAGTATCTCTCGTTATACTTATATGTGGTAAAACCGTGTCTACTTGCGTAGAAGGAGGGATCACCTACGGTGAAAGGAACTTCTATATAGTTTGGAGTTCCTTGTAGTTCTTTCATTATAATACCTCGTAAATACACCCTTCGGTGTTGTTAAACAAAACTGTAATAGAAGATATAGCAACTTCCATACCATCGTGAATGCTGTACGGAACTAAACCGCTCAAGTAATCTCCAATAGCTTTATCTTCTGTGGCATCCTGACAAAATTTAACCCATTCCCGTCCGGCAATAGCAGAACGTCTAAGAATATCTACATACTCTTCTACAGTCCAACCCCCAGTAAATGCAGGAGCTGTAAACTCGGCAGTGGGCATTGTAGTTGTTGATGTAACATAATCTCCGTCGTTGCAGTCTGCTTTTACTATGATTTGTATGGTGTTACGTTGCTCTAAATCTTTTCTGCGCTTTAAATTCATAATTCGTTCCTTTTCTCAATTTCTAAAGCTATTATACCGATTATTTGGCTTCTTGTCTACAAGTTTTATAAAACAAAAAACCCGCGTTAGCAGGTTATTTTTGAAGTGTTAAAGGGGTTAGGTGTAGTTATAAATGTGTGTTGGGTATCTCTTAAACTTTCAGGAAGTTTAACTGTATGTTGATAAGATTTTAAGCGCTTCATTTCTAGGAACAAGGTGTAGTTCTCTAGAGCTTGAATAGCGTCTAAATGATACGTGCCGTCTAGCTCAATGAACTCTTCTAAGTTTTTTAGGCAATCAGAGCACTCTAAAAAATCTCTGGTATTCATCATCGTAGCCTCATATCAAAAGAGTTAATGCCGTCAACTCCACGTACTGTCTCTGATAAATTTCCTACTTCTACTATCTTCATGTCAGAGAAGTGTTGTTGCATTATCATCTGGGCTACTTTATCACCTACGTTTACTTCCATTTCATCTTTACCTGTATTAAGTAAAGAAATCATAACTTCCCCACGGTAGTCTGAGTCTACAACTCCTGCTAACACTGTAGCTCCGTAAGTATTTGCTAACTTACTACGTGGCCAGATAAGACCTACAAAGCCTTCGGGCATTGCCATAGTAATTCCAGTATGTAGTAATGCTCTAGTACCTGGAGGTATAACTGCGGAAGTAATAGAGTACAGGTCTAGACCTGCTGCGGATGCTGAGCCTCTAAAAGGTAGTTTAGCATCAGGGTGTATTTTTACTATTTCAATCATATTTTATTTCTGCTCCATTTGTGCATAGCACAGTGTTTATGTCAAAAGGTTTGGGGGTGCTATTTACACTAGCACATATAGCTGCAAAGGTTGTTAGGCTCTGTGCTTTGTTTTCGTAGCTGACGTTGAACTGGGATACGCCTAGGATACAAATAATCATACCTGCAATAACCTCTAACATAAATAAGTTAAATCCTAATACTGCATCAGAGGACACTAGACAATCCTCGCATAGCTCGTATTGAGTCCTTAAAAGTGCCTGCCCATAAATCATGTAAGGCTTGTAAGGCTCGTAATACTCCTCTTTCGCTTTGAATAAATTGGTCTGTAAACTCTGGTATAACATTGCTATCTATAAGCTCACATATACCACTATCTCCAGCATTGTCTGCTTTTTGTCTTAGTCTAAAATTAGGTATCATATGCCCTATAATGCAACAGTTGTTGGCGTTCTGGTAGTAGCACGCACCGTTTGAGTCTTTGGAGAAGTGACCTTGCTTCTCTAGCTTGTCAATTGCTTTATTAACTTGAGCTTTAAAATCTTTCACACTTTACTCCCAATAGATTGATTGTACCCAAAGTCTGTACTCTTAATACTTTGGTTGTAGCATACTGATACTGTTGCTAGTATACCTAGTCCTACTAAAAACAGTTTAATTCTTTTGTGCCGCATTACGTCTCCGTTGTATTCGATTAATCCTTTCTGTCAGCTTAGTGCGTACTTGATTGTTTCTTAGACCACATGCTATCCATGCTACTGCCCAGAACCCACCTGTAAAAACAGTAATTATAAGGTGCATTATATGCCACGTACATACTTGGTCTAGTTCATCTTCTAATTCTTCCATTATAAAAATCTCTCAGGTAAGGGGGTTTCGGTTAAAACTTTCCAGTCAGTTACTTCATCTTTATAGAAGGTATTGCCAAAAGCATTTTTCCATTTGTAACTTTTAGGGATCAAACAAGCACGATAAATTTGTTTATCTACGGTGCATATTTCCACTTCTAACCAGAACTCTGGAAGTAAGCTGGTACACATTATCCAAGGACAGGTTGCCATAATTTTTTCCTTTCTTTTCTTAATTTCTGAAACTATTATAGCAAACAATGAGCAATGTGTCCAGATAAATTTTACTTTTGTTTTAGCATATTCTCTAGGAATTTAACTAGGTCAGGTGCAGCTTGTTTAGCCTGTGCTTTCATTCGATCCAGTTCTGCTGTTAGACGTTCTACAGTTTTGTGTAGTAACTCTACTTCTTCTTGATCTTCTGCTGCGGGCAGTTTGTCATAGATAATGTTGATATTTACAATCTTCAATGTGCCTTCGGTGTCTGCTACAATTACTAGTTCGGGGTCTGACAGATTGTGAAAAGCTGTCAATACTGTTACTTCTACAAATCTGCCGTTTTCTTTAATATAGCTCATTATCTTGTTCCTCTAATTTCTTCTAATGTTTGTTGATTCATGTGAATGCCGTCTAAGAATACTGTTCTTAGCTCTCCGCAGCCTTCTTCATACTTAGTTTGTCTGTCGTATAAAACATACTCAGGAACTAATTTGTTGCCTGCACGTTCTAGCTCTACACGCAGCAACCCAGTTGCAGACTTCTTTGTTCCGTCGTCTGTAATAGGGTCTTTAAAAATTTCTCTAGGAACGCCGTCTACCATACCCCACGTAGCTTTAACAGCCATACCGTAGGTGTCACGAGTGTTATATTGGTATGTAAACGAACCAATACCTAATACAACGTTGCTGCTAGCAAAACCTTTATCTTTAAGACGTTGCATAATCTGCTCTGCACGCTCTAGTGTGATAGAATCTCCATAGATTGCTCCTACTTTAGTTAGCTCTTTATAGCCCTTGGCGTTTACTAGTCCAGGAAATTGTTCCCACAGTAACTCTACAACACCTTTAACTTCGTGCTCGCTTACCAGTTTATAGTCACTTAGTCTAACAAAAACTTTTCCTACTACTTCAAATACTTCAAAATCATAAGTATCTTGAGGGTAATCGCAAGCGTGGCTTATTGCTTCTTCTACGCTGTCAAAAACATATTTAGTTAGTGCCTTGTAGCCCGTAAGAATCTTAACAGGGCAGCCCGAGTCTGGACGGAAAACCGTCTTGCCAGGGACTATCAGCACAGGTGCTTCTATTTCTGTACCTAAAAATACGGTACCCTGCAAATCAGTATTTATTGCGCGGTATTCCTTGTCTGCTACTTTCACAACTTTAAAACCCTTCTGGTACGCTAACTGTAGCTCACCTGCACAAGGTTCTTGGTAATCGTAAGCTTCGTAACTCATAATATCTTTTGCGGCGTTAATCTTATCTCTAAGATTTGGTGCATATTCTGTAATGACCTGCCACAAGTTCCAAGTATCTGACACGATGGACTTAATACCTTGAGGATATAGGTCTAAGATACGTTCAAACGTAGCTTGCTCGTCTTCTTTTGTTCCCATACACATAACGCTGTGTTCTGTAGCAGGAACGGAGCATCCTACCATTTCTTTGTCCGAATCAGCGAAATACCAATCCTCTAAGTAGTCAATCGCAGGAACACAGTCAGTTCCTGTAAAACCCGCTGCTAAATGAGCCGCTCCAGAGGCCGCTGCTGCTTCTACTCCTGCCATTCCACGCATTGAGAAATCATGTGCCTGTACTTTGACAAATTCAGGGTCTACACCAGTATCTTCTGCAAAACCTGTAAGTAAGGAGAAATACTCTCTAGCTACAGACATATTGGTCATTGGTTGCCAAACATCGCAGCTACAAACTGTCTCAAGGTAGTTAGTTAGCCAGAAAAACTCTGGTAAGGTGTTGATCATTGTCATTACAGGAATTAGTGGCTTTACAGACACACCTTCAGGTAATGCTTTAATGTGCATAGGTAGGAAACCTAAATTATGTAGGTCTTTTAAATGTTTAGTTGTAACTGTGCCTTTACCTAGGGCATTATCCATTCTGCGCTGATACTTTTGTATTACTGTATTTAATGGTTGATTAAAGAATGTGTCGTTAAATTCTTTGATAAGGCGTTTTGCAATGAATGACTGAATGCCAAACACTGTAATGCGGTCGGTAGACGCGTATTTTACTGATCGGGGGGTTAGGTTAGAATATACATACTCAGTACCAGAGGGGTACTGTGGACCGTGGCCTGTTTTATAGAAGTCTACTGCGTTAATTGTGCTATTCATGGGTTGTTCCTTTTGTTAATTTCTAAAGCTATTATACCGATTATTGGGCGTTTTGTCTAGATGTTTCTTCAACAAAAAACATAAATTGGTGTAAAGTTCTTAAGGTTGAGTCAAGACCTGCTCTGTCGTCTAATAATATTGAGTAGAAAGGCTTTCTGCCTTTAAACAAATGATCTAAGCTACAACAATTAATCTTTTGGTCTTGGTAAGGAATCCCTAACAAGTGCTCTACCACATCTGTAATTAACTGATGGTTAGAGTTAGCGGTAAAGCAAAACAGCTCCATACCTAGTTTGTATGCTTTACGTAATGCACAAATTGTAGCTTCCAAGTCTAGGTCATGGTTGTGATAGTCGTATATAGTATTATCAAAGTCAAATGCTATGATAATCTTTCCATGTTCTAGGTATTCTCTCTTTAGACGATTTAGAACACCGTCCCTGTTTGTATAATTATTTAGTCCAGTCATTTACTGCCTCCACTGTTTCGTACTTCCAAAGTAACTCGTCTTTGCCTTTAGAAAAGATGCCGTGTGTTACAATTAAGTGTAGCTCCTTGGCCTCTGCTATTTCCGGAGACAATGCTAGTGCGTTAAAAGTTCCTCCTCCGTCACATATGTCGTCAACAACTACTAACACAGAATCTTTTATATCTGCTGGTGCGTTAAGCAAGTCTACCCTAATAACATCTCTGCTTACTCTAAACTTAGCACATTGCAGTACAGGCTTCTGGTAGAACTTTCCTAGTGCCTCTGCTTTCTTCATTGCCCCCGCATCTGGTGCAACTATGTAGTCCGCATTCTGTATAGTGTCTCCCAAGTCTGTGGTGCTAAGTAATCCTACTTGTGTAAGGTTAACGCAGTTCTCTAACAAATCTAAAGCTACATTACTGTGAGCATCTTCTACGTAAACATTATCAAACTGTAAGTCGTTGATTAAATCAGCAAATACTTTTAGAGAGAACGATTCCCCTTCTTTACAGATTCTGTCTTGACGTGCGTAGGGTACGTAAGGCATGTGCAGGTCTATATGTTCTACTGTGTGGCCTTGTTGATTGCGTAAGGCATCTACTACCAAAAGCAATCTCATAATGTCAGAGCTAGACCTAAGCTTCGCTTTTATGATAACATTCCAATCAGGGCACACAGGTAGTCTGTTCTTAGTACGAATATTAACGTGTTCTTCGCCCCCAGGAAATGTGCTGAACTGAGGAGTATATAGGTAGCCATTAATTCTAAAGTTAATCATCGTTTTTACACCTGTTTTGTAGTTGCTCTTTAATGAATAGGTTTATAAAGGCTAAAAGGAGTACGGGAACAACTAGCCCGACAGCCCAACCTATATACCCTAGCACACAAACTTTTACAAAATACCTTAGAGAATCATAAGGCTTTGCGTAGAAATCTGTGGGATCAACAATGTACTCTATAATTTTTGCTGTAGTAAACAAGATATAGAGTATCATTAATACTTGACATACAAATAACATTATTTACCCCTGGGACGTAACGTACTTAAACAGAGTTTCTCGTGTAAGAAGTAACTGGTAACGTAAATAGAAAAAGGTAATCCATTGTCGGACATTGCGATACTTACCAAACCTATAATGCTTCTTAAATAGTTCTGGTGTGACTTCGTTTTCTACGTCTACTTGAAAGAATATGATTTGCCCAAAGGCAGACTGAACTAATGTGTTAATCTTGCCCTTGGTCATTGTTCTATCTTCTAGGATTTGTTTACAATAGGCAGGATCGAATTGCCCATCTAACGCTATAAATTCCTCTTGAACTACTCTTTTATCTATAGTGCTGCAAAAATTCATTAATTCTGAGCTTGTAATAGGCATATATGACTCCTAGGTTAAGTGTGGGGGTTAGTGTGGAAAGAAGAATACATTCATCAAGCACGGTGAGCTGCCTTAGCTACATCTGACTTACTATGCTTTTCTGCACCTTTTTTGTAAGCTGCCTCCATAACTCGCTCTAGCTTGTTATTGTAGTCTTTGGCATTTTGTATGTAATTAACATACATTTTTGATAGGGTTTCGATGCTTAGGTTGCCTAAGTCTTTAGTCATGTTGCGGTCTAGGCATAACAATGTCCCGATAGTTTCTTGGTAGTCTGTTTTTGTCATTTGTTATATATTCCTATTGCTATGGTCATTAGTATTACTGAGATTAGACTTAGCAGTACGTCAGTTAAAGAGAGTGTTGTAAGATAGACTATAAGTGCTGCACTTCCTAATACTAGGGGAGCAACAATACACATAATACCTACTATGATAATAAATAATATGAGTACATTTTTAGTTCTGGGTTTCATAAGTAACTGCCTGTATAAGTTCTTTTAGTGAAGAAACAGATAATTTGGTTAGAGTAACAGAAGGAAACATAGGCTTTAGTATATCTAAGTAAGGAGCTTTAGTCCTAGCTTGTGGTAGTATACTGTCAGTTATAGTGTTTCCTGCTTTTATTGATTTTAGTATGCTTTTTATATCTTTTATAGTGAGGGCAGCAATATCTAAGCTTTTACTGCCTGTAATACTGCAAATGTCTCTAATAAGTTCTATCTTTGACTTTGTCGATTTTACCCCACTACTCCAGTTACCTATACCTAAAGACGCTATGTTTACTGGTTTTTCTTCCAAATAGTTACTCCTTTACTAAGCCACGTTTTACAGTGCCTTTGTTTATAGTAAGACATTGCCCTCGGTTGCCTAAGTCTTTATAGGATACATGAACCCAACCTGATGCAGGGTCTATGCCGTCATAAAATTCTAGGATGAGCTGGTCAAACTCTAAATTATCTCGTATCCAAGTTGCTAGTACGTAATTGTCTAGCCCTGGAACTTCTATGTCAACAGCGTTGCCTGTAAGGTGCTGACTGCGGTCACTAGAGCCTAATGCTGCGTTAAGTTTTTGACAACGAAAACCTGAACTTATTAGTGTGATACCAAAGTGTTCTCGTACAGGCTGTAAAACTATACAGGCTAACGATCTTAGGTTTTCTAGTTCTTCGAATGTCGGAGTATTGTCGATACCTAAGCGGATTGCGGTATTAGACTTAGTAAGCTCACCAAGTCTAAAGTTTTCGCTTAGCTTTTGTTGCAGATTCATTCTTTGCCAAGACTATCTGGTAGCTTAACCAAATTTTCTAACTCTTTGACTAAATCTTCTAGCAAGCCTGAGTTGTAGGTAACATCTAGCATGGCATCCTGAACCATAGCATCTGCTAGGTATTCTAACTTTTTGTTAGTAGGAGCAAACTGAGCAATAGCTGCTGCTGCTGTTTGTGCAGTAACTAACTTGGCGATTGGGTTTTCTACTAAGTCTCTTTTCTTAGAGAAAAGCTTGGTATACCAAGGCATAGCAGACATTAGCTTACCTAACACAAAGTTGTTGCTGACTTTACCTGCACTTAGCTTTGCTGCTATGTGTGCGGCTTCTTTATTAGTCTCTAGCATTTTATTTAGTGTGTTTTTCATTGGTGATCCCTTTGGAGTGTTTGATTTATTAGTTGTTTTTGTTTGTATTCTGCCACTAGTTGTAGCTTGTCCTGTCATTGCTGCGGCAGTTGGTAGACTATTTTCTACTAACTTCTTATAGTTGTAGCCCTCTGTGTCTGTAGCAGACTTTGTCACGCAATTTACTGCTTTGCTTAAAAATATAGGTATAGACCCAGCTTTCCAAGTAGATCCTGCTGCTAGCCAGACACCAGACTGAGTGTGCTGCAAGGCTGACATGCTCCAAGCTTGGCATCTTCTATGCCAATTACTTCCGCTTCTTTCTCCACCCCAACCTTTAGATGTTCTAAACTCGTCAAGTAAGCGTTTATATCCGTAAGCTTCGTGTTCCATACCTTGGTCGTCGTACTGAATTTTAATAGAATCTGCCAAGAGCGGCAGATACTTCAGATAAAATTCTTTTAGCTCTCGATTAGACATATTCTCTAACCTGTCTAACAATATTTCTTTATTCATTGTCTGTTTCCTCAATTTCTAAAACTATTATAGCAAATATTTGGCTATTGGTCAAACCAATTTATGTTTTATTTATTTGCTTATCTGTTTCTCAATTCCAGAAACATATTATAGCAAAAGCTAACCAATACGTCAAGCTAATTTTTTATTAAATAAGTCTGCACAAGTAGAAGCTGCCCAAGCGTTTGGCTTCATAATGGGGCGTACATTACACATACCTAAAATGTATCCTGCTGCTTGCTTAGCTGCACATGACGACCCGTATTGACTATCTTCGCTAATGTCCAAGTGCACTTCAATATCTATCTCACTAAGATGCTCTACCAATTCTAGATAAAGTTTACAAACTTCGTAAACCTCTAACATCATTCTATGTTGTGGTTTGCCTAGGTTGCTGTCATATACTCGTTTGACAAAATTGTCTCCTATAACTTTACAACCTTTGCTAGCAGCTAAGTGAATAACTGCTACTACCGAGATTCTAGCAAACGCTTGTCCGTCTTTAATAAAACGGACGCTATCTGCTCCAAGATAAAGCTTGCTGTTTGCAGGGGCTTTACGAAATTCCTCTAAGATTCTTTCCTTCATTATCGTCTTCCGCTAATGTTTGTTTTAATTGCTTAGCTAGTAGTTTCATAGCTTCTTCTTGGGCTATTTCATCTTCTAACTCTCTTGCTTCCAGTAGTCTAGGAAGTCTTTCTAGTATTTGGCTAGACGTTAAGTATATGTCTTTACCCTTTATTACTTGTTTAATCTCTTTTGGAGTTAAGAAAGTTTCATATATGTTGTGCATCATCTCTGTTATCCAAAGATGTGTTCCTAGAACCCCATCTACTAGCTCCTCGCCTTTTCCATAAGATCCGCCGCTATAGTTATGTATCATCATCATGCAATGTGGATTTACTACCCACTCGTCACAAGATAAGAATAAATACGTACCCGCTGAGTGGCATATTCCTTCAATGTGTCCTACCACATTGGCCTTACAGTTAGTTATTGCTGTAATTATTTGTACTGCTGTGTGTACACTTCCTCCCTCCGTATTAATAAATAAGTTTACTTCGTCTCCCTGCTCTGCTTCCTTGAGAGTTTGTATTTCTTCTATGTATTCTCCGGGATCGCCTATTGCTCCTGAGATGTAAATGTATGAAACACTGCTTATTACGGGCTTTGCGTAAATTTTATTTATTTTTGTTGACATTAGTTTCCTTAGTACAAATTCGTTCAGAAATATCTAAACGATAGTAACATGTTAGTTGTAGCAACTGTTGTATATATCGATCCTTGTCTCTATCACATATAGCTGCTGTTAAGTTATCGTTATAAGATAACGATACTATAGGTTTTCCTGCATCTTCCAAAACTTTCCATGTAACGTCACACATAGAGTACGGTGCGGGAAAGCCTGGATGATAAGTAGGTGCCTTTGACACTACCACAGGAGGAAGTGGTGTGCTGGTACATCCTAACATAAATACCGCTAGTATTACTATTCGCATAATGCAAAGTCCCCTGTAACACAAGCTAATTTTCTCTGTCTTTTTTGGTACGCTTTGTTAATTCTTATTGTTATACGTGACTTCTTCTTTAGAATCACATCTTCTCTGTTTCTGTGTCCGTTTAGCTCTCTTACATACTCACTTTGTTCTAGTGAAATGTCTTTGTTTTTTGTTTCTAGAGTAACCTGCTTCCCTCTAAGATTAGCTAAATCTTCTTCGTACTGTACGAGTTGTCCTGTAACTTGAGACAAAGATTGTTTAGTTAATCCATGAGAGACTTTTTCATCTAGGTATAACTTAAATCCGTATGCTCCACCACCTGCTAGGGCAGCAACAACTGCCCCTATAATTAAATATTTCTGTATCATTCTTTCTCCTTACGGGACGTTCTGCCCGAGTTAACGTATAGTCCAAATATACCTGCTCCAGCGGTTACAAGTACTGACATTAGTGCGGTATATCCGTGAGGTCTGCCCACTGCTGCTGTGGTAGTACAGGCTATGTCTCGTGAATCTTTTAATGGAATGTTCCTATCTAGTAACAAAGTTAGAGTACTAGGGTCACACTCTTTTTGGTATATTATATCAAAGTCTAAGTACCAGTTTAGGCAAACCCAAAGTGCTGCAATGTACAGAACTAATACTATCCGAGGAAATATTCTAAAACTATCAATCCAGTGCATAACTTAATTCCTTATTTTCACACAAAAAAGGGCGAACTTAAAAATAAGCCCGCCCCCTCTGTATTATATTTTTAACCGAGGTTTCTCGGCAGCTTCTTCTGTCAGAAACTTTAATTTATGTACTACACCAGTTTCATCAATGAAGTCCCCTTGCACATTAGTAAACTTAATTAGAAAGTTTCTTTTGTGCTCTTTGTTGTATGCAGTAAATGATATAGGTAGTTGAAACATAATTAATCCTTGTCGAAGTCTTTTAATGTATTGGCAGAAATGCCTGTGTACAATTTGGCACACCAGTCTGTAACTACAATTCTTATGAAGTCTATTAAGTCAGACGCTAGTCTTTCTATCATACTAGCAGGGAAACATATAATCCAAGCAACAATTTTGTCTACGTTGCCACTCAGTTTTGTTGCGGACTCAAGTGCTCTCCTAGAGGCTTCTTTGTTTTCTTTTGAGCCTACTTCGTTCCAACTGCCTGTATATAAATTTCCTGCTTTTGCTCTTTTAAGGCAGTCTTTACAATAGACTTTCCATCTCCAGACGGACCACAATATTCCAACAGGAATGTAAGCTAATAGCAGTAAAGGTGATAGACTAAATATGAAGTATGCGGATACTAGACCTAATATAGTAAAGGTTGCTGACCATCCGTGACAGTCATTAGACTCTACCCAAATGGCAAACAGTATAAATGCCCCTAAAACCCAGTAAGATGTTAAAAGACCTAATCCAAATGCTAGTAAAGTTTCCAATTGTTTAATTTCCTGTAGTTATTTAAAATTTGGTACAGACGGTAGGACTCGAACCTACATTAATCTGGATTCGTAATCCAGTGCCAATCCTTTTGACTACGCCTGCGTTGTTTGGTGGAGAAGCGGGGTTACGATCCCCGTACTACGCGGTGCAAGCGCGTCGTTTTACCGATTACAACTACATCCCCATTATTTGTTTACAATAAATTTATTGCTTTTTTCCTGATTTTCTTCTTTAGTTAAATACTGCAAGTTATTTAATACATGAAGTCCCCTTACTAATTTTCCGTGTAATGGAATAATGTGATCTACTTCATAGCCATTAGCATTACTATAAAACTCATTTATTTGTTCTATGTTAGCCCAACTAGGTATTCTATTATATAGCCTTGCGCGGTACTTAGCACTTTTAGATGCACAAGAAATACATATACCGTCTAGTAAACTGCTCATAGGTAATGCTCTTCCTAGCCAGAGTATTTGGGTCAACGTTAAGCTTTTTACATATTTGTTTTTCCATGTTACTCTTTTAAGGGTGCAACCCGAACGTCCATCCCATAGGGATTCCCCGTAATTGGTAGTTTCTACAGGTTACGATCCTGTTTCTTTCGGTTATCAGCCGAGCGTAATAGCCAGTATACTAAGAAACTAGTGTTTGGAAGGAATAGCTGGAGTCGAACCAGCACTATCGGAGTCAAAGTCCGAGGTCATAACCATTAGACCATACTCCTATAAATCTTGTATCATGGAAACTAATCCATCAAAGTCTTCTTCTTGCCCAAGTAAATCTGCGGCTATTAATACTAAAACAACATCTACGCCATTATCATCGGCTAAACACGCTAAGTAGTCAGCGCGGTCTTTAAAATTATTTTTTTGATAAACATTTGCCATAAAAGTTTTCCTTTATTTCTCAATTTGAAAAGCTATTATAGCAACATTTAGGTTATTCGTCAATAAGTTTTTACAGATTTTCTTCAAATTCGTAAGTAAACTTAGCACTACTAAGTGCTATGCTATTTATCATGTTATTTATATAAGGCTGAACATCGAGTCCCCCCCATCTAAGAGAGACGTTATCTAAGCTATCAATATCGCATATAGCTCCCTCTAGTTCTTCTAAAGCGGTTATTGCTTTCTCAATTGACAATCTCAAGTCACATACACGCTCTTTAGCGTCTTTTAAGCTCTGTTCGTGATTAGCCATTATGCGTTCCTCCAGTTAGTTATAGTTACCGCAGTTGTTTTTGGCTTACCATACTTTTGAGCCATTCTTAGAACTCTATGAAATACCAAGTTGTGCTGTCCTGCATTTTTGTCCCTAAGTTTAGGTTCAACGCTTTTGTAAGGCTTACCCTTCAAGAAGGCTATCGCTAACTGTGTTGCCCTAGCTTCGTTACGCACATTCCATTTTCTGTGATGCTGTAAATCCCATTTGTTCATCCCACTAACTTTGCGTTCTTCATGGCGAATAATGGATGGCTCTAGGGCAAGGTGTTTTACTTTAATTTTTAATTTTACTAAGTTCATTTTTGATTCCTTTATATAATAGTTGTTTTCTGTTTGGTTGTACTACTAGTAATATAAAGTCGTCAAGGGGGTATCTAGTTAGAACGCATATCCGTCTCCATTTTTATAGCCAGTCGGCTAATACTTATTGATTTGGTACTCCTGGGGAGAGTTGAACTCCCATTTCTAGGGTTTAGAAGCCTGCGCTTTGCCGTTAAGCTACAGGAGTGTTGATTGGTAGCGAGTGCTGGAATCTAACCAACCTTCATTCGGCTTATGAGACCGATAAGTTCAACAGAACTCTAACTCGCAATTGAAATAGATCCGCCTTTCAACTTCCTTATCCATATTGGACTAAGTTTATCGAAAGACTTGCAACTAAAACTTTTGTAGCGCTCGCAATGGATTTCCTTACGCTATTTAGTTGCCAAATTGGTGCGTCGCCCCAGACTCGAACTGGGAACCTTCCGGTTAAAAGCCGGATACTCTAGACCATTTGAGTTAGCGACGCGAAATAGTTATTGGGGTGAGCGACGGGACTCGAACCCGCATGATCTTGAATCACAATCAAGGACATCATCCATTCTGCCACGCTCACACCAATAATTACTTATATACAGGCCAAAAGGGGTTATGAAAAGACTTAGCAAGTTGCTTTCTCATTTGTTCCTCGAAGTATTCTTCTGTCTCTGCTAAAAACTCTGCATTTAGCTCTTTAAGTCTAGTACCTACAAAGTTAAAGAAATGTCCTGCAAAACAACCTCTAGGTGTATCTGTGAATGAGAACACATAAAGACCATCACATTCTTTGTATATCTCACCGACTGATTTCCCTGTTTTTGTATTAATCTGAAAGTAGTCTGGTGATTGTTTAATCATTTCAAACATTGTATTTCCTAAAGTGGCGGTGGTACGGGGAATCGAACCCCGATCTTCGCGCAGACAACGCGTCATAATTGCCGTTATACTATACCACCAGTTAAAGATTAGACACCTACTAGGTAGATGATTTTTGAAGTATCTGTCGCAACTTCTTTGCCGCCCTATAACTTACTCTGTCTTATACCTTGCATTAAGGCGAGGGCGTACCCTTATTGGTGTATTGTATAGTGGGTAGGTTTTTCTTAATTTCTACAACTATTATACCGAATTATTGGTTATTAGTCAAGAAGTTTTTAAATTTGGTCTGGGAGGTGGGGTTCGAACCCACATGACCTTGCTTCCAAAGCAAGTAGACGTCCAATTGTCACCACACCCAGTTTAAATAATCGTTTGTTTCTCAATTCCAGAAACATATTATAGCAAAGATTTGGTTACTTTGCAATAAGTTTTTTATACTTTCTTAACTGTTCTGCGTTTAATGTTTTCATAAACAGTTCTTGTTCTGTCTCTCCAGTAGAGATATTAGCTCTGCCATAGTTATCTGTGCTTAAAACTAGATTTGCAGGTACTTCGTAATTTCTAATATCTTCTAAAGGGTTACGAACTTGAGTAAACGTAAAATGGTAATAAGGTTTGATTTTATTAGCTAGCAGGTAAGAGGCTACTTGTCTTTCATTATCACATTGAAAGATAGCTACTGTTTTAGTAGTTCTTCCCTCACAATCACCTTCGGTTATTACTTTTACAAACATTTTTTGTTCCTTTTCTCAATTCCAGAAACATATTATAGCAAACAATGCGCTGTTAGTCAACAAGTTTATTAGCTTCAAATACAGAATTTGCAAAACCTCTAGGAGTTGCTGAACGAATGTTCTTCGTTCTAATAGACTTACCCCCTAGTTTAGAGTACATTGCTGAGTATTCTCCAGTTTTTGTCATAAGCTCTACAGGTAACTTAGTTGGAACTATGAATTTATCATTGTGCCAAATACCTGTCTTTTTACTGTAACAATCTCTAGGAGGTAGGTACTCAGGGTAAAAAGGGTGCTTATCGTCTTCTGGTAAATATCCACCAAACTCGTAAGGGTGAAAGTAGAAGTTAGGTTTACGCCATTGCGTAGCTAATACTGATACGGGGTTTTCTAATGCCCAGGGCCTGTCAAAGTGATTGCCCAAGGTTTCTACTGTTCTACATAATGCTATTGCATCTTTCTGAAAGTTTGGATTTACTGCCGCTTTCTTTTTAAAGTGTGCTGCTCCTGAGACTGCTAGGTCTGTACAAGGAGGGAATCCAAATATAAAGTCAGGTATGTGACTTGTTAGCTTTCTAATCTGAAATATGGGCATATCAACATTAATCTCTAGACCTACAAAGATTATATTTTTATGCACTTTAGATGGGGTGTTGCCTTTGGGATGTTGCGAATCTATGCAAAGACAGCTATATCCCGCCTCAGCCCAAGGCATTGCCATAATGCCTGTGTAGTCGAATAGGAACAGAGCGGTTTTCATAGCTTGTCTACTTCTACTAAATGTGTTTTTGTTGTTGTTACTTCTACTTCTACCCACATAATGTATTTCCTTTTTCTACTCTTGAATTTGGTTTTCCCTGCGAGTATCGATCTCGCGCTGATACCTTGAAAGGGTATAGTTCTACCATTAAACTAAGGGAAAGTTGTTACCAATTACTTTGATCATTTTTATCTCTTTATGAAATTATTATAGTAAACTAGTCAATTATTTGTTGCATAAGACCTCTTGGGACTCAAATATACACAATTAAGTAATAGGGTAATCAATCCTACTCAGCGAACCAACGCTGACCTGCAAATTTTTGGTATGCAGCTTACATTTTTGATTAGTGGATTAACCAGTTTACTATAATAATTTGGTTACGTGAGCCAGACTTGCACTAGCATCTCTAGCCGCAATGGCCTGTATTTTTCATATTTAAACTATCACGTATTTGTTTGATCGCATACATCGGATTCGAACCGAATTCTTACCCCGAAGGATACGCTTTGTCCTGACATAAGCTATTCTGCTATAATTTGGAACGGGCTACAGGATTCGAACCTGCACATTTGACTTGGAAGGACAACGTGCTACCATTAACACCAAGCCCGCATTGTTTTTAAGTATTTATACTTAGGGCAACTACACATATTAAAACCATTACTAGTATTGCTGACACTACTTTTAGTATGGGAAGTATTACATTATTTTTCATTCACACTGTACCTTTTCTTGCGGAGTGTTTATAACAGTGTTTACACTAACCGCAGTTAATCCTATAAAAAATACTATTAATATAATAAATAATATATCAGTTTTATCCATTTTCATACTCCTACTAGGGGACGTAATATACCATAAAGTATTACAAACTGAATGGTGTAGTACAGGAAAGTAAATAACTTAGTCATAAACTTTTTCATTATACTATCTCACAGAAATCAACATTCCAGCTGTGGTGTTTAATATTTTTACACATTTTTGAGTGCAAAATAAACCAATCACAATGAACATCATGAATTACGCCTTTATACAATAATCTATACATTTTGTTTCCTTTCTCGATTCCAGAAACATATTATACCGAATTATTGGCTGTCTGTCAATATGTTTTTTCTAATTTCTTCAATTGAAATCGGAGTAGAATTGATCTGTTCACAACTAACGTTAATGTAACGAGGGTCGTCAATCTTGAAACTGTGCAAGTGACCATGAATGTTGTGGCTGTACCTGTGCTCTAGCTGACTAGGATGTACAGGAATGTGTGTTAAGATAAAACTCTTGTCGTATGCTACAGCTCCACACAATCTAACGTCAGGTCTAATGTCCTGAATAATCTTTATTTTGCTGTGGTAGTCGTGGTTTCCTAACACAATAGTTAGCTTACCGTTAAGTCTAGCTAAATACTGGTACTGACTAGAGAAAGCTACGTCACCCATTAAGTAAACTCTGTCGTTCTTATGAGTTACTACTGAGTTCCAGTTTGACACTAAAGTCTCGTTGTGATCTTCAATGTCTTTATACCCTGGCCTGCCAAACTCTAAGATATTTTGGTGTCCAAAGTGGGTATCACCAATAAAGTAATCCATATTTTTCTCGCTATTTCTCAATTCCAGAAACATATTATACCGAATTATCGGTTATTGTGCAACATGTTTTTTAATAAATTTGGTAGGAAAGGGCAGTAACGATCTGCCGTCTCGGGTACTTCACACCCGCGCTAATCCATCTCAGCTACTTTCCTATGCTTTTACTTGTTTGATAAACGATCTACTTCATCAAACTTTTGTACAGGGTCTACGTCAAACCCTGTTATTTCTTCACCTAAAATAGTGTCGTCAAATATTAGGTCATTTAAATCAGGCAGCAATATATTAAAGCTGTAGTATCTATTCCAACCTTTTCCAAAGTCGTATTCTTCTTTGCCTGTAGCTTTTGATTCCCATGTGCTTTTTATAACTACATCATGTTTACCGCTAAGCAGCCCAAACAAATATTTCCAATGTTTGTTATTCGCTTTCTTTAATTTCTTATACAATAGTCTTGCGCTCGCACATTTGACCTAAGTTGATTTCCATGTGCATACCTTCTAGGTAGTCTTCATGGCATCCTTCGTAAGAAGAAGGTATCTCTACTATGACATAATCGTCAGACTTCCAAGACAGCTCACCTTCTTCACAGGGGAACGAGTCTCCATCGGGCCATAAGTAATAGTCTGTGGTAACTTTTGCTTCAGTGGCCATTAATCTTCCTCGGTTTTAGAGCTATTAAAGCTAGGCTCTCCTGCGTCTTTCCATTCTTGGAATGACATGCCACCTGTAGCTACAGAAATGTCTGACACTACCGATTCTACTTTTTCTACTAAGAACATTAAAATATTAAATGTTTCTAATTTCATGTGTACTCTCCTTTAGTTAAAATATTTATTCACATTTGTCAACTTGATGTGAATAAATACTTGGTAGTCGATGGGAGTTCCGAGATCCCAACCTTTGGTATGTAACACCACTGCTCTGCCTTTGAGCTAATCGACTATATTTGGTACGCGGAGAGGGACTCGAACCCTCAAAGGCCTGGGTTCTAAACCCAGTAACTGTGCCAATTTGTATTAGCCACCCACGCATAGTTTTTTAGTTATCATTACTTTAAATGAGTCTTGAATATCTCTATCTGATAACATACTAGTTTGATTAGGGAAATGTTCTCTAATCTGTTTTAGTTTATATCCTCTTATCCAAGATACATAAAGACATTTCTCACACATTCCAAGTATACTTCATCCAGAAGTCTTTAGAAGAACCTTCACATATCTCTAGTAACTCTGTTCTGTTATGGTAGCGATAGTGTATTGATTCTTTAGAACATATTTCTTTTCTTAAATATCGCCACAACTTTCTGGCTGTCAAAACTGTCGGAGCTTTTTGATCCTCGGCTATAAGAGCTAAGAGCTTTTCTTTTAATTCACCTTCTGGAACTACAATTACTTCTTTACGTCTAAGCATTACTGCTCCTTAATTTGGTACGGCGAGAGGGGGTCGAACCCTCAATCATAAGATTTTAAGTCTCATTGCGTTACCGAGATTAGCATACCGCCGCGCTGTTTATTTCCTCTTTACTAAGGCACGTAAATAATTTTCTACATCACCTATATAAAGTCCTAAGAATACTACTGCTATTAATGCAACTCCTTCAATCATTACTTTTGTACGACACCTTTTACTAGCCCTATGACTACGTGTTTTGCTACTGTGATTTCTTTGTGGAACGATGCTCCAGCAAAGACTGCTAATACTAATAAAATTGTAAATACCATTTGTTTTTTCTCTGTTTAGTCGTGCCAACTGCCATACACACAATGTGCTAGCTCATGTCCCCAAGTGTTAATGTCAAACTTAGAGTCTGGTTTAGTAACATATATTTCGCAGTAATCTTCTACTGTGTTATACCATACTGCAAAACCTTCTACAGTTCTTATTTCGCGAGGAAACTCTTTTTTTAGTGCGCTATTTAATAGCTTCTTGTTTTTAAAAACATGAACTTTTATTTCCATGTTTAGTCTTGTATGATCTTCGTTAATTAATGTAGACTTCGAAGAACTACAAGCTAACATTCCTAATGTAAGGGCTGTTATTGCTATTTTCTTCATTGTCTTTCCTGTTAAATTAAATTTGAGGTAATGTCTAAAGAAACCTGTTAAATCATATCTTTAGATATTTAGCAAGTGCGACTTGCTCTACGGTATGTTATTCATTGTACAAAATAGCTGGCTATGAACCATTCTACATGTAAGATGAACAGTAATTCTATTGTTCATACATATACTCACCAGAGAAAAGGGATCGAACCTTATATGTATTTGTTTGCTTAGTTCCGTTGTCGCTTTCATCCTGTTGAGGAGACTACTTGTTACGGTGGAACACTAGTATTTTAGCAAGAACTTAGTGTTTCATTACGTCAAATGTAATTTGGTGCCTCTAGCAGGATTCGAACCTACGTAACTGGATTACAAAACCAGCGTAATTGACCGGACTATACGATAAAGGCGTTACTTTTTGTTAAATTTTCTTCTTCTGTTAGATACTGTAAGTTATCTAACACATGCAAGCCACAAACTATCAGCCCTTGTAAATGCACTATATGATCTACATGATAACCTATAGGACAATTAAAGTAAAACTCTCCTATTGCAGTACTCTCAGACCAACTAGGGGTAGCTGACAATTTTTTTTTGCTCTTAAAATACTTATGGTGGGACTCTAGCAATTATAATATTTTAGTCCATCCAACTAATGCATTAGTCTTCAACTTCTTTACTATAATTTATACCTTATTCGCGTTTAGGTAAAGCTAAAGTGTCCCCATAAATACTCTCTAAAGAGTTAATTTATATCAGCCTGAGATTAAGGCTTCTAGTAGCAGGTCTTTTGCGAGCCATATGAGTTAGCTGCGTATCCACTAGGTCTCCCTAGTATCCCACCGATTGCGCTTGTCTTTAAAGTCTTGTAAGCATATAAGACTGTCATACGTATCTACTCTACATTTCGATTCCTTCCAACCTTTAGGGCTGTTACTCTCCGCTAAGAGACTAAATTTATCTACGTTGTAAACATATGCAGGCTTTCGACCTTTATATGCCCTGATTCATTATTGTCAGGGATTAGCAATCTTTCGATAACGTACCGACGGAAACTTTTGATTAATGGGGAATTGAACCCGATAGTTTGATTAAGAGTCAAATGCTAACCAATAGCGTTATTTAGTTGTCTGCGATGTGTTCCGTCAGGAGTTCGTAAGCTTTTGACTTACAAAATATTCCACACCACATTGTCTTTCGCGTTCCCGCTACTCCACCGTATTTTAAGGATTGTCTATTTACAAACAATTCTTTGTTACTGCTGCCTGCCCTTATATGACTACTCGGACTGAAACAACTACACATTAGTTTTTGCATATTTCGTACTAGAGTGGATTGCAGGTTTAAATATGTCCCCATGTCTAATTTTGGCTTTTTGGTTATTAGCCGCTATACTCGCCTGTCGGGAGTACCTACGCTCGTTCCTTTTAATGCTATCTCTGATTTTAGACTCAAAGACATTCTTACGGAATGAAACTTGTGCTTGTCTAGATAAACTATTGTAAACCGGAGCCTACACAGCGGCAACCTGACAAGTTACCTTTTCCACCTTTCAGTGGGTTATTTTAAGGACGCTAAACCGCCCTGCTTTAATCTACCTTATCCCTAGAGTTAGTTCAGTAAACTGACCGTTACTCGTGGATATGGTAGGAATTGCACCTCTCTCCCTACAATGCCTGGGTCAGGACTTACGTTGATTATTGGACAGAAAGGGTTTTAACTTTCTTACACTATGTGGCCGAAGCTAGTGTGCATAGAAAATTAAGAAAAGAAATTAAAACTATAGTGAAGAACTCTGTACCCTTTCTTCCTTTAGACGTTTACAATACTATAAAACCGCCCTTTATAAAAACAAGTGAGTAAATCTTGCTTCGTATTAATCTCTTTTCTTAACTTTCTAGAATCTATTATACGGGGATTCTAGTATTTAGTCAAGAAGTTTTTTACTTTATTTCTATTTCATCAGTACAGACAAACCAAGAATTAATTTCCAGTACTTTCAGTCCTGCTGTAGCGAAATTATAAAAGCCTTCAATACCTTGGTTTTCTTTGCTCCAATCAAACTTATATTCTAAGTAATCTCCATTAAGAAAGTTATTAAAGGCGATTTGCTGAAGACATTCTTGAGCAAACATTTTAAGTCCTGCCAGTACATGTCCCCCGTAACACAGAGCTCTTCCTTCGCTTCCACTCCAAAACTTATTTGTCTTTGTCATGGCTGCTTCAAACTTTTCCTTATTTAAAACTTTAACTACCATTTTTACGTCTAGCGTATCACACTTTATTGTGTATTCCATTTTTGTTCCTTTGTTGAGTAGTTAAGGAAAGCGCAAGGAAAACAATATTTACCTTGCATTAATCTTTTATGCCGCTTTGAGCTGCCGTTGAACAACTTTCCTTATTAAAGCGTACTACCGCAGGATGCTATCACAGCGTAAGGTTCTTATTCCTCTTTCAAGATACGCTTTAATAAGGACAAAGGAGTCACACCTTTGTATATCAGTTAATCTTTAATTGCGCTGACTAGCAATTTCGTGTGTCTAGGTATTTCGACCTGAAAGAGGCATTTGCCTCTGTATAGATTCCACACTAGACTTAGGGAGCAAAGTGCTAAGCAATATATGTATAAGCCTTCCAAGATTGTTTTCTTAGGAGCTTGGCCTGCCCTTAACGGTTTGCAGTCTAACGTAATGGCTACGTATCATTCTTTGTGTTAGTTGGTTGGTCGCGGACGCATCTGTATAATACACTTCTCACCGCCTATCTAAGACTTGAATCGCCAGAAGGATTACCTAGAATCTTTTTACTTTATTACTAGGATATTAAAAGGTTTCAGTATTTTTCATCGTCAGGTTACTGTACCCTGCATAATAGAAATTTACTAGAAGGAGTTGAACCTTCACTCAGTGCACGAGCGTTACCCTAACTTTCAGAAAAGAAAAAACATCACTTTCGCACGCTACTCGTTTCTTTTTCTTTTCTCAATTTCTAAAACTATTATACCGGATTTGAAGCCGTTATGCAAGTCTTTTAAAAATTTATTTCCGCTTCATCAATCCTACAAGAGGTCTGCTGCGTTATTTTAATTTCTAATGTAAGAATCACTCTCCAACCTAAGTTGTTACTAGAGAAGACACCCCCTGAAGAAGCATAGTCAACGGCAGAATTGTCTACCAGTGATTCTTACATTAGAAATTTGAGAAAAGATGTGAAGTACCGCTTTTTCAAGGAGAAGTTTTTCTCTCTTTTCTCAATTTCTAAAACTATTATACCGATTTTTAAGTCGTTATGCAAGTTGTTTTTTAAGTTATTTTCTAAGTTGTTGATTAGAGTGGACACGTTATTATAACTTCTACGCTCTTGCACCACTTATTTACAGGCTCATTATTCCTGTGACGATCTCCCGAACTGCTAAGTAAAGTGGCCAGTTAATCCCCTGATACTATATTTTATAGACTAAGTACCCGCGTCTAGCATTAAGTAGCCAACTATCACCCTGAATACGAAGTGTGACTGAATCGGTAGTATTGTTAAGGAGACACATAACTACTAGACCCCAGAGTTTTACAGACTATAGAATCTGTTTCATAGTATAGGTCTTGAAAGTGACCCCGCTATCTTAAGCCTCAAGCGTATGGCTAGACTAAATTGCTTTAGCCTTTATTCTCAATTTCTAGAACTATTATACCGAGTTATTGGCTATTAGTCAAGAAGTTTTACAAAGTTTTTTCGTATTCTCTAAACAAGTTGCCGACTTCGGTTTCATCAAATGTCTTTATCATACAAAGCTCGTCAACACTTGTCGGTTCCATAATACTAAAGCCTACCATGTATATAGGGACTGCTACTGTCGGGGCAAAAATAGCTGACCAGATTACGTTTCCAATAGCTACTTCATAATTAACACAAGGAAGTTTTACTGCACTTGCATCAACTAGTCCATAAGTTTTTACTTCTCCATAATGGGGTAATACTTTGTTGTCTGCACACGATACTAACATCGTGGCTAATGTTACTGCTAATAATATTTTCTTCATTAATTTATTTTCCTAAGATGAGAGAGTTAACATTTATAAAGTTCAAAATTTTCTAAAGCCTTTCTTGATTCCAGAAACATATTATAGCAAACAATTAGCGTTTAAGCAAGAACATTTATAAGTTATTTTAGAAGGATAAAAAGCCCACCGAAGTGGGCTAGTACACAATCTAATGTGCTATCCTAAGGTAGAGGATTTGGCAAAGACGCAGAGAATCGAACTCTGTCTTTTCAAGATTTTGGAGACCCGACGCATACCTTATGCTCGTCCTTATAATGTGGCGGGAGAGGAAGGACTCGAACCTTCTATCTTCTGGTTAACAGCCAGTCGCTTATGCCACTTAAGCTTCTCACCCTAAATTTGTTATACTAGTTCCTTTGAATTAAACACCTGGCCAGTCGTCTTGTGAGATTCTATGGTATTCACCATCCCACACTCCTACTTTAATAAATCCCTGAGTTTCACTATTAAACATCTGTGCCTTCAATCCAACTATTTTTGTCTCTCATAGCATTCTCCGATACTAGTAGTAATGTGGTACATGTGGTAGGTAACGATCCTACACGGCTCCTCTCGGCAACGACGACTTTACAGGCCGCCCCAGATCCTTACTGGTCTACACATGCTTGGTAGGGACACGAGGACTCGAACCCCGAATACGAATTTAGAAGAATCGTGTGATCTCCAGTTTCACTATGTCCCCAATTTAAGAAAAGACTTTGAGTAGATATGCCTGTCTGTACAAGTATTTTAGGATAGAAGCAATCTATCTTCAAAGTCTTTTATTAAATTGCTTCGGCTTTCACGAAGACCCAGTTGTTTCGAACTGATACGGCCATGCTCTTGGTTTGTTTTTTCAGGTATAACGCCCAGTGTTTGTAGCTTGACACTCCAGGGTCGTATTGCTTCGGTTACGTACTACCTATCCTACGGCAATAAATCGGGATCACTTATAGTGACTCGGTTATTTTTCGTTTCCTTTCTCGATTCCAGATAACTATTATAGCAAGATTTAATATTCTTGTCAATAAGTTTTTTAAGAATTTGGTGTCCCCAACTGGATTCGAACCAGTGACCCTTCGATTATGAGTCGAACGCTCTACACAGACTGAGCTATGGGGACTTAATTAAATTGTTTCTGCTTTTGGTTCTACGTGTATTATAGCTGTTACGTACTGACTGTAAGAACCACTAGTATTTACGTACTTTATATCTGAAACTACTTCCGAATTTTTAACATCACTCAAAGCATAGTTTATGTCATACTCTAGGCTAGTTGGAGATACACTTGCTATAACTATTACTCTCATGAATACTTACCTATAAGTAACTTGAGAGTAGCAATAGTAAGCTTGTCGAACTTAACTTCGGGACATAGCAAACTGCACTGGTCGATGTAAGGCGACTTGAGTCTGCCAGTAGGCATAACAAGTTTAATGTCAGTGACTAGAGCAGCAAGCACTTGCAAGTCTACTAAAGTAAGCTTGTCAATACCAGCTACGCCAATTTCTGACACATAATCTGCTTTTAATTTACGTGGTGCTTTTGCAACAGTTTTTTTGCCTTCGCCTTTCGGAAAAGTAGCATAAGGGTCGCTACAAGTGCTTGAGCCTGTAGGTAAGCCTTTGCGACCACGTTCTGCTTGTTGTCTATAAAATCGTTCGCCCACGGCTGCATCCTCAGTTAGATAATCTTGTAGTTCTTGTGAAGTCATAATATAATTGCCTTTTCTCAATTCCAGAAACATATTATAGCAAACAATAAGCTACTACGCAACAAGTTTTTTAAATTAACTAATATAATACAGTATTTCCTTGGGGAACCCCTAAGTCATTCACAAGGAATTGAACTTCTGTATCATTTAAACTCATCTAACCTCCGAAGTACTGTTTAATTAATCTGCTTGCTTGTTCTTGTGTTGTTGTCCCTGCTGCTTGTCCAAATACGGCTAGATAGTCAGCCTCAAAAGACTCCGTTGTATTGTGCCTCTCACACCAAATTCTATGGTAATTTGTTTTATACATTTCATCGAATAGCCAAGCATCACCCGTTAAAATATTGGCAGAGTTTGAAAGCATAAACTTAGCGGCTTGTATTATTGATTGGAGTAGTGCTGCTGGTCTATCAGTTTCAGCAAGTTCAGAGTTAAAAATTAACACTTCTTCGACTCCAACTAATAAATCCTCGGGTGGGCAATGGCAATGTATACGGTTTACTGTGTCATGGGATACGCCAATCATAGACGCCCACTGTTTAAACCATTTTAGTGCGGGATTTGTTAATTCTGTCTGTTCGCTTATCATGCTCCATTTTTTCATTACGATGCAACCTCCAATACCTGTCTGTTAGATAGATTAGAAAGAGTTTGAGCAAAAGCATGAGCGCCTCCACGCCTATTAAATTTTGGACATGCAGAAGAGAGAGCTGTTACCAACTTTGAATAATCACCCGCTGTAGTAAAATCAATATTTGGGTAGGAGCTCCTCATTCTAAGGTTAGAATTTCCAGTTGGCTCATTCATAGTTATTTCAACAAAATACGTGAAACCCACCTCGCTAACTCCAAATTGAAGTTCACAGTCGCCATAATTTCCGTCAGGTGTATCTATCGTGTAACTCCCATCTCCATTATTAGTCCAGTCATCGGAAATACGAGTTGGTGCTCCGACATTATTCTCACCTAACCACCCATACGTATCACTAGCAGTAAACTCAGACCCAGCATTATCAAGGTTAACGGCTGTCAGATTGTTATTTGCATCGGCTTTATTTATAACTGTAGGCGCTGATGCTGTGTACTGCTTGTCAAGTGGCGCGTCCATAACCAAAGATGCAATATTAGTTACTTTATAATTAGCAAGTATCCCGCTAAATGAATCATAAGCCCCATTCTGTCTAGTACCAACCATATCAATAGTAAAATCAGCAAGGGCTATCGTGTCGGAGTATATTTCTACATCATTCCTGAAAACCTTAACTGTGGTGCCAACTCTTGTCATTTTAGCTGTATTTAGTTTTAAATCTTCCGTGTATGAGCCTGTAGTCGTGTAAGTAGTGCCTCCGATTCTTATAAGCATACTGTTGTTATCTTTGTTAATTTTCCAAATATCCCCGCTGAGTGCGTCCGTATCTCCGATTAATGCATTGTCGGTTGTTAGATTATATAATTTATAATCTATTTCTATTTCAAAATCTGCACTCATAGTAATGGTGTTATGGGTATAATGTTGCACACCTGAGCCTAGAAGTGGCGTAAAGAACCTTTTAATAATATCAGTTACAACTTCTGAACTCAGGGGAAATAGGAGACTTATTTCATTGAAAGAAAAGCTTTTTTTAAGTAGCCCAGAGTAACTATAAGCCATTAGCTTATAATTACGATACTAGCAGTTTCTGGTGCTTTTAACCACAGTTTAATACTAGTTATAGAAGAAAAGAATTCCGTGTGTGTTGCTGCCCAATGCCCATTCTCTCCTACTTTTATATAGTCTTCGTTTGCAGGTGAATTTTGTCCTATGGCAAACTCTACTACCTGCTCAGAGTTATTTATTACTTCTAAGTACCTTCTAGTTTTTGAGGTATGTAGCAATACGAAATCTGCTGAGGTAGGCACAACTATTCCTGTAGTTTTAGGTGTACTTAAATTAATTTCACTAATCATTTTATTTTCCTTTTTACTCGTAACGAGTTATATTTATTTCTTTTAATTCTTTGTTTCGTTCATACCTTATTAGCTTTATGCCTCTAAGGGATAGACCCGTGGCCAACTTTCTAAATACTTTTGTTCCCCATACGCCAATAGCACCCCCCAAATATACCTCGGTATCTGAGATATAATGTATAGTGCAAGAAAATATGGGCTTATCCCTGTTTTTATAAGAGGCTGTGTAGCTGTAACCTCTAATTGTAGATATTTCTTCTTTGAAATGTATATAACACAAAGTTCCCCCGGTGCTATTTTTTACTCTAAGAGTATAATAATTTGGCGGAAGAAGGAGGAGTCGAACCCCTGCCCTTTTGGACTCACTGGTTTTCAAGACCAGGGACACACCCAACGGTGACTACATCTTCCTTTAAAAGTAAATAAAACTATATAAGCAAACAGCTAGATACATCATATAGGCTATTTTTTTGTTTCTACCAGTTTCTAATAAAACTGAGTAGAATTTTAAATCTCTTTCTTTTACGTCCCAATTAATTTCTATTAGGTAATCGTGTACTAGGGAAGGCAGCATATTTATGACTGCGAATCTTTTACCTACAATAGGCTGAAAAATTAGTGGTATATTTGCTCCGTCCCAAGTGTACCCTGAAGGTATGGTTATCTTATGACTGTCTATTTCAAATAGGTAGTCCTTTACTAACAGTAATTTCGCCATTACTTTTTCCCTGTGTATGGTTCATGTGGTTAATTAAGTTGTCCAAATGACTTTGTATGTTTTTTGCTCCTACGGGGTTAGCTGAGTGTACTGTAAAAGTAAATCTAGGATTCCAGTTTATTAAATCAGACAGTAAATGATACTCTATAGATTTAACAACATCGTACCCAGTTTTTACATTTTCCCCTAAATCATGGTCAAAAGATATATGATCTGGTAAGGTTCCTAAATGTATAATTAAATTTATTAGAGAGTTTGCGTCTCTGATAATTACCCAGTCTTTTTCTGTTTTGGGAACTCTTTCATCATCTAAATAAATGTTCATGAGGCTTACCTTGTTTGGTAGAGTCGCCGATAATCGAAATCGGATATTCTTCCGCATATGAAGCGGGTGCTGTGCCACTTTAGCTACGACTCCAGTGTTTTTGAACCACTAAATATACTATACTAGAATTTAAGTATTTTGTCAAGAAATAAATTTACTATCTCCGCATATTTGCGTGGTCAATCATTTCTTGGGTATTAATAACCGGAACTGCGTTACTTTTGTGCATTGTGCTAATGCCTTTGATTAGTGTGCCTGTGTACTCAGGGGATTTAATCTTTGCAGTTGGGTTTTTGTTAGGTAGTGGATGTTGCTTTAATGTTTTAGGGGAGGGAGCAGCATTTCTACGATATATTATATCTTTTTTCTCTAGCTCCGTAAATTCTTTAGTATACTTAAGCGTACCATTTCGGTACTTTTCGTACTCTCTAAGAGTATTAAACTGCGCTTGGTGCATACATTGACGACGCATTTTTTTATTGTATGCCCGCCAGTCTTGTTCTAGTGTCGTACTCAATTTATTAGCCTTTTATCAATTCAATAAAGCTATTATACGCTTATTTGGGCAATCTGTCAAACAATTTCTACGGAAACAACCCCGTTTACGTTAAAATATACTAGGTACATAGGAACATCTTCTCTTAGCTCAAATAGTTCGGATTCTACTTTAAAAATATAATGATCTCTTAGTTCCTCGTACCTAACTAGTCTGTGAGAGTAAGCAGGTGGGTTAAGGTGTTTCATCATAAAAACCACAAGTTTAGGAGTATCATGTACGATTGTGCCACTTACTTTATAAGTTCCCTGTTTTATTCTGTTGACCCTTTTAAATCTAGAATTTTTTCTAGTTGTTTGAGATGAAGTTTACTTAAATGTAAAGGTAGATATATATCGCAAAAGTCTATGTACTTGGGTTTTTGTTTGGGATCAAAATACCCCACTAATCCGTGGTTATAGTATATAAAAAACTGCTGTATCTCAAAGTCATATGAGGCAGTAAACATTATTTGTCCCACTGTTTTATTTGTTCAATAGTAACAATAATTTTTACGTAACTATATCCCCCACCAGTATTTCCTAAATACTCAAGGCTTTTTTGTCCTTTCAGGAACTTAGGAGGTACGTTATCTGCATAGCTTTTGTGTAACTCACTTACTGCTTTTAACTCTTTTTCGCATTTTTTGTCCCAACGCTCCACTAGTTCTGAGGAACTAGGGGCTACAGCTAGTAAAGTTTTGTAGGAATCAATGTCCCCTTCGTAGTCCATTACTGTTGTAGTTTTATATAGTCCGTACATGTTATTACCTTAATTTGGAGGAAGAAGGAGGTATTGATCCCCAAGCCTTTCGGCTCCGTTCGCTTAGCAAGCGGCGCTAGTCCCAGACTAGATCATCTTCCATTGTTTAATCCCAGTTCCATCTATCGTCATAGAGCTTTTCGAACTCTATCCACCCAAAACCTCTGTAAGATTTTAGTTTTCTAGTTTCCGCTGCTCTACGCTTACTATTTTCCGCATGTTTAACATTTTTACTGTGCGGGGCAGGGTTACATTTATCACTATAAAATACACGAGTTTCTGTATTATAGTCTTGTTCTGTCTTACAGTAAATGCTACCATAAGACCAGTCATGCTCATGGCTTTGTAGGTATTCTTGTTTATTCCACCAAAAAGCTACGTTTTTTCTTCTGATTGTTCTTGACATACATATTTCCTTAATAAATTAATTCAATACGATGCGATTTTGGTACTAGCAACGGGAGTCGAACCCGCAATCACTATACTGAAGGCATTACTCCTCAGCTCCTATACAGTTAGTACCGCCAGGCATCCCGACTTAAAACTTTACCTGTATAGAATTGTAGCTATCCTCTTACGGAACACACCTAAACGGTTTATGTGCCTGTCTACCTTTGCAGCATACTAGTGTAATTTGGAGTACGTGACAGGAATCGAACCTGCTTGATACGAGTTTGCAATCCGCAGCCTAAACCCATCCAGCCCCACGCACATATTTTAATCTTTTAATGCGTCCGTTATAAGTTCATTTACAACAGCTCTGCCTATTAACATTTCTACTACTTCTGGGTCATCTTCTGCCGAGGCATCTTTCATAATGTTATAAGAAGGCTCAGAAAGGCTAATTTTTAGTGAGGCTTTCAAAGCTTCTAGAAAAGTTGGTGTCATTTTAATCTCCATTATATGTTACCCTCACTGAGTATTCCATTCCATCTACCACCCAAGTTTTAGTTATGTGATTTTGTACAACTCTAGAGAGTAACTCCTTAGAACTGCCATCTTCAAAATGAACTATTATAGTACAGAAATGGTTATTAATTTGCTTGTAGTCGAATACCTGTATTGCTACAGGCTTCTCCCGTTTTGTATGCGTTCTACGCTTTGCCCAATCTTGTGGGATTAGCTCGAACATGCTTTATTTACTAGGTCTAGAATCTTAGCTCGACCGCTAAGTATTTGTTGACGACGTTTATTGTCTTTCATATTAGTACGCCAGTTACTTAACTCACCTACTAAAGTATACTTACGCATATTCTCTTGAAACTGGTGATCCATAGAAGCGTCAATAATATCTTGAGTTTCTTTGCGAACTGCTTGTTTGCTGCCGTCTTCTACTGCATTTTCATCAATCATTTGTTGTTCCTTTTGGGTTAATTAAATCTGCACAATGTCTCTTGTTAGAACTATTGTGGAGGCTCAATTTCGTCCCAGTCCATTTCCCAACCGCGTTGGTATTTTGTTTTGTCTCTGTGTGTAGAGGCTCTGTTTATTCTAGCATATTTTGCTACGAAGTTTCTCATGTTATTCTCCAAGAAGTAGCCGAGCAGTTGCTCGGCTAGTCTGTTATTTAGTTACAAGTTTTGGCACTGTAGGGTCAAACGTGGGCATTTCTACCTTGTGACCTGCTGTAGTTAAGATATGATACGTTTTTTGTGCAGGAAAGTTACCTTTTTTACCTGAAGCTCTGCGTGGGGGCTTAGCTCGTTTAAGTGCAGACTGTGCTGCTGCATCCTCGGGGTAAGCTTTAAGATGCTTTAGCAAACGAGCAGTACGGTTTTTATCTCGGCGACCCTCTGCTTGATAAGTTGCGTAGCTACCTTTACCTTTATTGCTAGTTTTCTTTCCCATAATTTTTCTCTCTTTTAGTTAATTTGAAAATCTATTATATCAAGTTATGACCGATATAGCAAGATGTTTTTTGTTTTCTTTTTTATGCTTTTTCTCAATTCCAGAAACATATTATAGCAAAGAATGGCTTGTATAGCAAGATGTTTTTTAAACTGTTTTGTAAAACGCTTTTCTCAAATCTGAAATGCAATTATACTAGAAAGCATCCTCTATGTCAACTTGTTTTGCTATAATATTTGATAGTTTGTCTGATATAATCTTCATGTTTATAAGTGATTTATAAATGTTTACTTTCTTTGATATATCAAAAAACTTTGTATGTTTAGAAGTATCGTCTACTGGGTATCCTGTTGTAGCGTGAATAGCAGGTATACTAGATATGTCAGGGTTACTTAATAACTCTACTAATTCTAGATCGTCCTGCATATCTAGAATTAGTATTATTTGAGGAGCTACTTTCTTGCATGTCTTTATTATCTCATTGGGCTTGCAAAACACTATTAAGTAGCCACTATCTTTTAGATACTTTAGTAGACTTTCGTCTTCCGCACTGTTTACTAGTAAAAGTTTATTTATCATTGTTTAACGCCCCTATAGCATGTTGTACTGCCACATCTTTACTTAATGTGAAGATGTGATCGTTTAAGCCTTTTAGGAGTATCTTTATTTCTTGTTGGCCTTCTTTGTAAGGCAATAAAGCTTCCCTAACTGCTTCTTTCATTTGAGTCTCAGTAATAAATATAGTTGAAGCTCTAGCCTGGGCTAATTGTAAGTTTTGAATGTCTGTGTCTCTTTGTTTGTTTTCTTTTTTAAGCTCCTTGCTTTTCCAAAAGATATATGCGAATATTGCTACCCATATTTTTTCAAAAGCCCAAGCAAAATCTAATCCCGTCATAGTATTAATTACTCCTTAATTAACTTTCTGTGTTCTTATCCTTGAAGTAGTGGTTATTTACATACAGAAAAACCGCTACGGCATAAGTAAATTATACAGTAGCGGTCTTGTAGAGTCAACTAAAATTTTCTAAATAGCCATTGGTGCTACGATTTTTCCTTGCGGATTGTAGTTATTAAGTTTAAAGTTTTCTATAGGAGACTGTAGTACAGAGTCTAAGTCTGTTAGATTAGGAATAACTAATTCTGGAAGCAGTCCAGGACTTCTTTCCATTAGCTCTGCTATAGATACCATATGGTTTTTGTATATGTGAGTATCTCCTCCAGTAAATATTAGATTTCCAACAGTACAGCCAGTTATCTCAGCTAATATGTGTGTAAGCAAAGCGTAACTTGCTATGTTAAATGGCAATCCTAGAAATACATCTACAGACCTCTGATGCCACATTAAGCTTAGCTCTTTATTTTTATTTACATGCACTTGAAAGGTGTGGTGGCAGGGAGGTAACGTCATATGTGGAATATCTGGTACATTCCAAGCAGTAACTATATTACGTCTACTGTGTACTCCTGTAGCATTTCCCATGCGTATTGACATTAATAGATTTTTTATCTGGTCTATACCGTTAAAGTTGCGCCACTGGTGTCCATATATAGGCCCAAGATTGCCTTTAGTGTATCCTAAGGCTCTACCTTGATTTTTGTAGTTAGCATCCCATATAGTAGATTTATCACTACCATACCCATGTAGTCTAGTACGTAAATGTTCTAGGTTAGAAGATCCTGATAAAAACCATAATAGTTCTGATACTACTGACTTCCACGCTAATGTCTTACAAGTTACTGCGGGGAATCCTTTCTTTAAATCCCATTCCATACGAGTACCAAAGATAGACTTAGTGCCTACTCCTGTACGGTCGTTTGAATCTTCCCCTTCTAGTATTATTTTATGTATTAGATTTAAGTAATTTTTCATTATACGATATGTTCTCTTATTTCTATATGCTTGTCTTCGTAGATTAGATGAGAGTCTAGTGTGCCTAGAAACCCTAATGTGTTCTCATTGATATATGTATCACATGAGTAATATACTTCTTTTATAGTAGTATGAATTATGCTAGTACATAACTTTAAATTTTGAGGTGTTAGCAGTTTAGCTCCTCCTATAAGGAAAGCGTTAGTTTCTCCTTGCCAACAGTCTTCTAGTTCTTGTTGTAGTATGTCCGAAGGTATCCAAAGCCCTTTATTTTTACCTATTTTAGAAGACACCACTACAGGAGTTCTATTTTTTAGTTTTGGTAAAGTTTCCCAAGTGTTCCTGCCCATAATTATATAAGCTCCTTGGGTTTGTTTCTTAAAGTGTTGTAGGTCTATAGAGTTGGAAGGCCAGGGTAGGCCTCCCTTATTTCCAAAACCACCTGCCAAATCGTTAGCAAATATAGCTTTAATACATTTCTCCTCGAAGTTCTGCTAGAAACTCGTCTTGATCTGTTAGAGGGGACACTGAGTTTACTAGGTATGAAGTTAGCTGTAGCTCTTGTGCAGCAACTTGAACCTTACTAGAGTCAATGTAAGTCTCCATGTACGGTAATGGAGTAGTTTCTATCTTTTCTGTTACTAGACCTAAAGTATTTGCTACAGGCTGTGCCATAAACAATACGTACTTTTTGATAAGCTCAGGGCTTAGTCCAATTACTTGACGACCCTGACTGAACAAATAGTCTGTCCATTCTAATTCTGTGGACACGATAGCGTCAAACATTTTCTGGAAGTGAGGTCTAAGTCTCTTAGCAAGTTCTGGATTTCTCTTAAACTCGATATTTAGAACTTCTCGTCCACCTCTTGCGTGTAACAATTCGTCACGACAGATTAGTGATACTATTTGACCAATACCCTGCATGATTCCTGTTTCTACAATACCGAACGTAATAGCAAATGATGCCATGAAGTTTAAGCTTTCTAACATATACAATGCAGCTATTGCAATATACAGTTTTTCTTCTTTTTCTTCTCTAGGCGCATCGAAAGGTAAGTTGCCTAATCCGTCAAATGCGTCACGTAATATATCTGAACGCTGTATTACTTGTAAATCTTCGTAGCCATTCTTTAACGCTTCGTTAGGGTTATTGAATGTCTGCTTGATAATTAAACTGTAGCTTCTAGCATGTATTGTTTCGAATAACGCTACGCAGTTGTACCAGCTTTCTAAGTCTGAGTTAGACACGTAATCCATAAGGATACCTGTAATTGACCTAGAAGCAATAGAGTCTGCTAGATGTTGCCATAAGATTGTCTTTACCATAAGGTCTACAACTTCGGGACGAGCATTAATCATATCTTGTCTGTCTTGTGTAAGGTCTATCTCAAACTCGTTCCAGATTTGTGATAGCTGAGCTTGGTATAGCTCGTCTAGTACAGGGTAAGGAGTATTGATTGTGTCTAGGAAACCTAACTGGTCACCTAAGAACAAAGGATATTCCCCTGTCTCATGTCCTACATTATCAGCGTTGAAAACAGTTTTCTTTGTTTTGAGTATCTTATTTCCGCTTATAATACCATGTGCACCTTTTAGTGTTTTTACTAGGTCTTGGTAGCCTCCGATTAAAAACTTGTCTTCTACTATCTGAGGAACTGTGTTAATCTCATTTAGTGTTGTGTAGTTTTGTAGTTTTGTAGTAAGTTCTTCTATAGACTCTACTTTAACTACGGTGTGTTCTAGGTTATGTTCTGTTAATAACTCGATTGCTTTTACACACCAAGGGCAGTTGTCTTTACTATACACTGTATACATTCATTTTTCCTTTATAATATTTAATTTGTTTTTTAAAGTTTGCAAGATCCGCCTTCACACGAATCCTCTTGTTCAACTTCTTCCCCTCTAGTATCTAGGAAGTTCTGGTAGTAACAGGTTTTGCTGCCTGCTTTCCACTGTTTCACAAACCATCTAATTAGTTCTTTCATTGGTACTTTTTTATTCGGATACTTAGTAAAATCCGTGTAGTAGTCGGCAGAGGTTGATTGGTCTGCAAAGTTTTGGATTACTCCGTAGTAAGGTACCATGTTTACATCCCAAGCACTTAGCTTGTCAGGTGTAAAATGCTGACTTATAAATTGTACTTTACCTTTTCTTGCCTTCTTGTATATTACTCTACTTCTGCTAGGATATACTCCGTTTGTAGCATTGCTAAATACTGCGCTAGACTCAGTAGGCATGTTAGCTACTAGTACACTGTGCATTCTAGGAATACCTCTAAGCTTTTCCCAATCAAATACTGGTTCTTTGTCTCCTTTCTTTGTATCTATTGGTAGCCAGTCAGTTTTGATACCTTTTACTTCGATACCTGTTTCTTTTGACATTTTTTGACTAGCTGTTAGTAGTGAATGATAATGTAGTTCTGCTGCTTCTTCTATAAAGTTTATTGATTCTTTTGATTCATCGTAGTCTAGGCCGTTCTTATAAACTAAAGAAGCCAGACCTGTAATACCTATACCTACTGAGCGTCTTGATAGTAGTAAATTCTTTAGCCCTTTAGTTAGACAAGGAGCTTTTTCCATCATTTTGGTTACTGTACGTAATGCTCTTTCTGCTACTGCTGGGTATTCCTCGAAGGATATATTTGCTACGTTTAATGCTGCGATAGTACAGAATGCTGTCTCTCCGATTGAGTTCTCTGCTCTGAAATCATCTAAGTCTATGTAAGGCTTAGTTGGTAGAGCTATCTCTAAACAAAGATTAGATTGTACGATAGTATCTATAAAGGGCGTGTGTTCGTTTGTTCTTGTCACGTTAATGCAGTAAAGTCTACCTGTTTCCCATCTGCTTGTCAGGAACTCTTTTAGTAGGTCTATAGCCTTTACTTTAGTGTGTGGGGTGTTGTTGTTTAAAGCTTCTTTTACGTATTCTTCGTAATTTGGTGAATGGAAGTTGTCATGTACTTGTGGTGCGAAATGCTTGCTGAATAAGTACCAGTCATCATTGTTAAGTACGCTTTCTACGAAGAAATCATTATATGCAAAGCTGTAGTCCATTTTGTCTACGCGCTGTGCTAAGTCAATTCTTTGTGTTTTCCAAAGCAGCATTTTCATAATTTCTGGGTCTATAGCCTTGAACGTCATAGTAGCAGAACCCCCACGAGTTAGCTGTGTATATTTTTTAACGCTAGACTCAATAGATTTATATAGAGGGTGCTTACCTAAGTGAGTAACTGCTCCGTTCTTTACAGGGTCACCTTTAGACCTAGTATCTAGTGTAATACCTATACCTGCTTTCTTTGCTGTCATAGCACTTGCAATTGCTTCTGCTGTGTCAATACTTTCTACAGTGTCACCTGCCTCTATGATACAACATGAGATACTGTTAAAGTCACCGTTTCTACAACCGTTTAATGCTGGTGTTGGTAGGTTTAGTTTGTATGTTATTAAATCTTGTGCAACTCCGAAAGCTAAATCAGTAACTCCATGATAAGCAATAGCTATTGCTAAGCATCCTGCTGCTGGTGTCTCTACTGCTTCGCCTTTTATTTTTATAGAATACTTATCTGACCACTGCTTGATAGTACAAAACTCTAATGCGTGTGCCTCTAGCTCTATAAACCACTCATTGATTAAGTCTTCTTTTTCTACAAGGTCTTCATCGTTTAGCCACGCGCCTGCCCACAATCCTTTAGTCTCCATCCTTTCCATAATGTCAGTGAAGCTTGCATTGTACGGCTTATATAGCCCTAGTTTGTGTTCTTGAGCTTTGTATATGCTAGCTAATTCTAGCTTAGCAGCAACTCTACTATATAGTATATCTTCTTTATCAAGACACACATTAATTATAGTTTGATGTATTTCTTCTGTAGTAACAATCTCAGGTAATCTGTTAAAAGTTTCTTCTAGGATTGCGTATTCCATTTTTATTCTGTCTTTTAACCCCTCAACTGACCACATAACCCACTGTCTGCTTTTATTTGGGTCAAATTTCTCAATATTGCCATTTCTTTTCTTTACTTGCATTTATTATTACCTATATGTTGACTCAAAATACAGTATATAAGTATTTTGCTAATTTGTCTATTTGTTTTTTAGATTAAAAAGCCCCAACATAGTCGGGGCGATTGATTTAGAAATTAGCCACTACAAATAGTCCGACTAAAAACTTACACATATCACTTCGTACAATATCTTCAATGTCAAAGTCTACGTGGGCTATTGGAGTTTCATAGTCTGCTGTTAGCTGTATTAACTGAGCTAGTCCTGAAGCTTCTCCAATGTCACACTGTCCTACATCTCCATCAATAACTAGCTTAGAATCTCTGCCCATACGTAACATAAGACATTTTAACGACTCTTTGTCTACGTTTTGTGCTTCATCTAGTATAATGAATGTGTTGTCGTAACTTTTACCGCGTGCATACTCTAAAGGTAAAAGCTCTATTTTTTCTCTTTCTAAGAAATACTCTACTGTGGACTCTCCTAGCTTGTCTTTTAATACGTCAAGTATAGGGGCACACCATGGGATCATTTTTTCGTTTAATCCACCTTTTAACATACCTATTGACTTCCCAACGCCCTCATTAGGACGACATATAACTATGCGTTCTATTGGGCATCTAGGATCTTCTAACATTTCTGCCGCTAGTGCTGCTGCTATGTAGCTTTTACCTGTACCAGGGTAGCCTGTGCCTAGTGTAATCCAGTGATTTCTTATTGCGTTTATATAAGACTTCTGTTTTGCATTTTTTGGCTTAATTGGGGCTTTGTCCCAGAACGGAGTTGACTTTCTTTTAATAGTAGGTTTTTCGCGTTTACTGCTCATGTATGGGTATTCCTTGCTGGTAGATTAATTATAGTAAGTAGCTTTCCGTGCTACAAGGATACATCTTCGGGCATAAAGATGTTATCGGACTCAAAGTCTTCGTACAGTTTAGTTTCTATATTATAGAACCAGTCTCCACCGTAGTCTCTGTTTAGTGCATGTACAATTTCATTCATAAGTATTCCTCCTCTAGTTATATACTGTATCTTATTTTTCGCCTTTTGTCAAGCTCGGTTTTAATTTATTAGGTAGGTGATACCGACTAAATAAGTATAAAAACATGTTGACATATAGTATGTTTTTTAGTATACTATGTTTAATTAATCACAAACAGGAAATTTTTATGAATCTATACTCAGATGAAAAAACATTACAATATGTTAAACTATTGGCAGATACGGATGAAGTTATATATAATTTATGGGAAGACATTTTAGCACTTAAAGAGCAAAACCAAGAACTACAAGACCAATTAGAAATACGAGTCAGAATGTTAAAGCTTTCAGATCTAGAGAACCTTGCACTAGAAAAGAGACTATTAAATGAAAAATAAAATAATCATACTAAACGGGCCTCCAGGGTCTGGTAAAGATACTTTAGCCCTAAAGCTGGTTAAAGAATTGGGGGGTGCTCATTTAGAGTTTAAAACAGCACTACATAATATAGCTTTAGCTATGACAGGATTAACTAGAGATCAGTACTTTACAATATACAATGACAGGTCTATAAAAGAAATACCCAATAAAGCACTATTAGGATTTAGTCCTAGAGGTTTTCTTATACACATATCAGAGGTTATGTGTAAGCCCCATTTTGGTAAAGACTACTTTGGGCAGCTTTCTTCCGTAGACTGTGCTAGACACATACATAGTAATAAAGATTGTGTATACAGTGACGGAGGCTTTCCTGACGAAGTAAATGTACTTGCTAATAGATTCGGTAAAGAAAACATTATTATATTGCACCTGCATCGTGGAGAGACTAACTTTATGCTAGACTCCAGAGATTACATACAGATTGACGGCATTAAAACTGCTGATGTATTCAATAACTTTACCGTTGAACAAGCTATTGAAGATATACTCTTGTATATTAGTATAGTCAAAAAAGCGGGTTGCAGTTCCAAAAAATAAAAAAACATCTTGACAAAAACAACCATATAAAGTATAATATGTCCTTAGTTCGAGATTATTAATATCTTGTAATTCATTTTTTAACTATATTTTCGTGAGCGCAAATCCAGTATAACTACATATCAACCTTTTTCGGTATGTGGGATAAATACGTAGAGTAGGCCACAACTGTAACACCCCGTGAATTAGCAAATTCACCCTATAGGAAACGGTACAGGATTGATCCCCGACTACTAAATTACTATAGAAACCTAATGCCCGCTAGTGGGGCACTAATCGGTTGTCTTCTGTAACGGAGGATATGACAGGAGGTTGGTACGCAAGTACTTTGAAGGCACGGTCGATCCCAAAAATCGCTTTATATGGACTGAGAACTGCGTCGTATAAATTTTTTAGACAGGGTACACTGGCTTGGGGCTGAGGGTAAAGAATACAAAATTGCTATTATAGCTAAAATAAAAATGTTTTACACTGTAGGTATAAACTTTAACTACTTAATAAATATCCCCTGTTTGACACAGTAACCTGCGGGGTTAGGGTTAGTGACGTACGAGATACTGTATGTGATACTAACAACTATACCGATGTGAAATTGCCCATTAGTGGCAAAAGTAGTTCTTAAGAGAAAGAATTTATTAAGATACAATAACATACTTAAAAAGGCAGACAATGATACATCCATACATTAAAACAATATTAAAATTAGAGAAAGACAGACAAGATTCTTCAATAGAGCTTATAGCTAGTGAGAATTTTGCAAGTAAGGCTGTACGAAAACTATCAGGTAGTGTATTTACAAACAAATACGCAGAAGGCTACCCAAGCAAACGTTATTACAACGGTTGTGAAAACATGGACGCTATAGAAACATACGCACAAGAGTTAGCATGTAAGCTATTTAATTGTAACTATGCTAATGTTCAACCCCATTCTGGAGCGAATGCAAACTCCGCAGTATACCAAGCTTTTATGAAGCCAGGTGATAAACTCTTAGGTATGAGTTTATCCGCAGGTGGGCATTTATCGCATGGAAGTCCTGTTAATATGTCAGGTAAAACGTACGATTGTGCTACTTACGGAGTAGATGAGGAGTCTGGACGTATAGACATGCTAGATGTATACAGTGCTGCTTTGAAGCATAAGCCAAAAGTAATTGTTGCAGGTGCTAGTGCATATCCTAGAACAATAGATTGGTCTGCGTTTAAGCAAATTGCTTTCGAAGTAGGTGCTATCTTAGTTGCCGACATGTCTCATTACTCTGGACTAATTGCAGGTAAAGTGTATGATAGCCCTGTAGGATACGCAGATGTTATTACATCTACTACGCATAAAACTTTGCGTGGGCCTAGAGGCGGAATAATTTTGTGGAATGACGAGAAATATTCTAAAGCCATAAACAGTGCTATATTTCCAGGCACACAAGGCGGACCACTAATGCACACAATAGCTGCTAAAGCTCAATGCTTTACAGAAGCGTTAAACCCTGACTTTGAGAAGTACGCTAATCAGGTAGTATTAAATGCTAAAGCTATGGCTCATCAATTTATGGCTAACGGATACAAAGTGCAAACTGACGGCACAGACAGCCATATTATCTTACTAGACCTTAGTAATACTAAGCATTCTGGTAGAGAAGCTGCTGACCTCCTAGAAGCCAATGCAATAACAGTAAATAAAAACAGTATACCTAACGACCAGAAAAGCTTTGTAGAAACTAGTGGCATCCGCATAGGTACAGCCGCAATGACTACAAAAGGTTGTACTGTCAGCGATTTCGAGTTTATTGCATGCGTTATAATGGACATACTAAATAAATGACATTTAGCGTATTACACGCTTGTGACTACAACGATGTTTCCAAGGACGGGAACTATTTTAGAGTTTTTGCCAAAAATACGTGGCTAACTAAGCGTTTAGATAAAAACCTAAATAAGACTCCTGCAAACTTTCCTAGAAAGTTTAGATTAGGCAAATTCCATAATCCAACTACACTGTTGGAGCTATGCCCTATTCTGGAAGCTTTAGGTAACAACCCTAAGACACTAGTTATTCGCCATAAATATACGCACGCTAAAATAAATGATACCGTTGTACGTAAAGCCAAGCTAGTAGAGAACGTCAAAAGCCATATTATTTGTATGGACATTGACGAATTAAAAGTCCCACCTAATTTAAGCAATATTGACATAGCTGCTCACGGCCACTATGTATGTAATATTTTGCATAAATGCAACCCTAATATTTTTCCTGACGACATGGGCTTTATTGCTCAGGGCTCTTCTAGTGCTGGACTCACTGACTGTATAAAATTACACTTATGGTTACAAAATTCGCACAAAATCGAGCAAGCGCAACTTAGAAATTTATTTTCGATTATTAATTCTTCTTACAAGGCAAAGTTCGAAATTGCAACAAATCTTATAGACCCCGCTCTATACCACGACATACAAGCACACTATACCTCATATCCTGTTTTCGAAGATAGTACAGTAGACCCGTTAAAAGGTAAAAGAATGTATTATCATTTCGGAAGTAACTCAAGAGTTCCAGAGTTTGCTGCTGCCTATGTAAAGCCAATAGCTACCACTATGGAAGAAAGAAGCTTTTACTTAGATAGTATTACAGGCGGCATAGATAAAAACCTAACTATCTATAACAAGATAGAAAGTTTACGTGCGTGGAAAGTAGATTCTTCTGGTTTTCGTAACGCAGTAATATCTTTATATCACAGTGCTATACAAAGTCAATACTCACTTAAAGAATTGGAAAAAGAATTAGTTCCTATCATAGAAGGTGTAAGACCTGGGAGTGCTCAAGAGTACATCCGCCAAGGTAAGCTAAGTGCTATTAATAATATCAAAGCATGTTCTGTTCGTGAGCTTCCTACCGAATGCTTAGGTCTAAAGCTAGATAAAATAAGTAGTGGCACGCACGAGAAATACCTAGACATTCAAAAGCATATTCCTAAGAATACAGTTACATTCTTAAAAGCTACACTAGGTAGCGGTAAAACTTACAATGTTGAGCGTTGGCTTAAAACAGGACAGATCCCCGGAAAGTTCCTAGCAATCACAGATACCTCTGCACTAGTAGAGTCTAACACAGCTCGTTTCAGCCCTGCGAGAGATTTCCGCTCGCCTACAGGTTGCTTAGACTTTGCATCTGGAGAAGTAGACCGATTGTCAGGTACGTTGCACTCGTTGCTAAAGATTAAGCACTTAACCAACTCTTTTGACTTTTTGTTTATCGACGAAGCAGATTCGTTAATGAATAATTTATTGTTCGCCTCTATTATAAAAGAGGATACCAAAATTCAGATAGCAGAAGTTTTAAGTGAGCTATTGCAAAACACTGACAGAGTAGTCATTAGTGATGGAGACATATCCGAAGAAACAGTAGCACAGTATATTAATCTTATGGAAGGTTCAAGAAAGCTTTGCAGAATAGATCACAAGCGACAAAACCTAAAAAACATACCTGTATTTAAACATACTAAGGAAAGCTCTCTGTGGGGTGCGCTACAAGGCCACCTAGAAATAGGAGACAAATGTTTGCTTGTTTCGGATTCTTCTCCTAAAGCTCTTAACGAGTATCTAATCGCTTTTGACAGAGTGTTACCAGATAAAAACATCAAGGTTATACATTCATCTTCTAAGCTAGACAAAGACGTAGACGAGATAGTCAACCATACGTCCGCAGCACTTAGACGTCAAGAGATAGACGCTTTATTTTGTAGTCCTAGTATTACTAACGGTGTAGACTTTAATTACTTTGACACAGTTTTTGTGCTGACTAATACAGAGAACCACACACCTAATATGCGGTACCAAGCTATGATGCGAGAACGGGACCCTAAAGAAATACACTACTATTTCAGAGATATGAAAGTATACTCTACAGGCTATGCTGACGTAACTGTCGACAAAGGATTTACTATAGGTGCTAGGAAAGCATACGCTGCTCGTAGAGAACGCGAGTATAAAACTTATATCGCAACATTCAACTATTATCTAGTACAGGCAGGAGCAAAAATACAAGTTATGGACACTCCTTACCTAAGCCCTATTGACAAGACGGACAGAGAAAACTATCTTATCGAAAGAGTTACCGCAATACTAGGTGCAAGATCAAACATCAACCTTGTTCGCCACAATGATGCTTATGAAGCTAAGCAATTGCTTACGTTTTATTATGACATAGAGGGTGAGCCTTCATGGGAAGACGCAGAAAGATTTATCAAAGAGAAACCTAACGAGAAGGCAGAATTCTTCCACAAAATCTACAGAGACTTCGGGGAGCAAGTACTCGCTGCCGATCCAAAAGCTCTAATGTTCGCTCTCCGCGCCAAAGGACATAGATTCTATCTTGCGACAGGTGAGTCTATACACGGCATACACAGGGACTCTAGTGGACTAAAGCGTGCAAAGCAAGTTCTAAAGCGTTGCGGAGTAGGCAAAGACAGTATTTCTTTGATTTCGTGGTATAGAAAATATTGCGAGCAAACAGTAGGCGTAGAATTACCAAAAGAGTTTAATCCTAACCAAGAGCCAATACAGGAGTTATAAATGAAACCGTTTCCCAAGAGAGAGATTCCTAAGAAGTTTGATAATAGTATTTACAAGAAAAAGCCAACTAAAGTAAAACCTGGCAAAGATACATATACTACCGTATGTCGCGTACTTCCAGAGTTTGTGGCACAACACCATGACTTCTTTGATCTAGTACAAAAACTAAAACAACTGCCACCAAACTTTGAGAAGTACGTGGCTAATTTTAAGAAAAAAATTATTTGCTTAAAGAGAGATATTGATGTATAGTAGCTTTAATAAATCAGAAAAAGAAACTCCAGAGGAAGCCCTAGCTAAGTTAACAGCAAAATTTGAAGTTAAATATAAAGGAATGTCTAGAAACAAACTACAAAAGTTTTTGGGCATTCCTATTATAGAAAGCACCCCCTTCTTACAAAACCCAATATTAACCTACCCAGGAACAGTAAAAATGGCAATAGACCCACGAACACTAAGAGAAGAAGCTAGTCCTGACAGACTTTCTAAAGAGGGTGTAGAGAAATGGTTAAATAACGTATCTCCTATATCTACAGAAAGATTTAGTTCTTATGATGAATTAGCAGAGAATTACCATCTAACCTTGCAGGCAGCTCAAATATTGCTTACAGAGCTAAATGCTCAAACTAAGTACATGAAAAAACTAGAAAAGTTAAATGACAAACTAATGGGAAATCAGATATGAGTAGTTGCGAATATTGCGACAAAGAGGTATACGTAACTACCTTACATGACTCTTTCGTAGAAAACGAAATATCTTTATTTTGTAAAGAGTGCGTAGAACTACATTCAATGGGAAGTAGCATATGAGTACATGTAGTTGGTGCGAAACAGAATGTGAAGAATTAACAGAAATAGATAACGTAGTGTTAGTGGATGAAATTCCACAACATGCCTATCAGTTGCTATGTGAAGGATGCCTTAGTGATTATGATTTTTAAATTCATTTGACTAATAGCTAATAATTGCGTATAATAGTTTTAGAAATTAACGAAAAGGCAAATAAATTATGGCTAGACGAAAAACTTACGATATAACAGAAGATCAATTTATCAGAGCTATAGATTGGCTAGAAGATGGTGGCACTAAGAAAGGCGCTTGTGATATAATTGGTGTTTCTGCTAACCGTACTATGGAGACTCTAATAGAAGATTTCCTAAATCGAAAGCGTATCGACAAAGAAGTCAGAGCAAAAAAGCGTAAGTTGCCTTTGCTCAATGACGAGCTTGTAGGTATAATTTCAGACTATCTTTCTGGTTCTTCTTTATCTGAGCTGTCAGAGTCTTTCTACCGCAGCACAGATACAATCAAATATCACCTTTACAAAAATGGTGCAATGCTACGTACGCATCACAAAATTAATCCACTAAGCCCTCCAGCTTTACCTGACGAATGTATTGCAGATAGCTTTGCAGACGGCCAGTATGTCTGGGCAGCTAAGTATGGTTGCATTGCTCAAGTTAAAACTAAATTCAAAAACGCTTACCGTATTCGTGTCTGGAAAGACGGCACTATGGAGTACGCTTATCAAGCTGTCTCAGAACTGGGTAGCATGTCTCACATAGAAAAACTAGGTGTAGACTTATCTAAATTGCTAGGTTCATCTCTTACTAACGAAGAAATTGCTTTCGAAGTAAACAAAACTCTAGTAGAAGCTAACAAGAAAAAGAAGGCAATGCAATGAGTAATCATCCCCTGTATGAAAAAGGCGAAAGAGTCCAGCTAGTAAGTAAAGAGTTTCCAGAAAGTAACGGCACTTGTAAAGTAATAGCAGTATACGGAGTCCTAAGCAGAGTAGAGGTAGGCGGACCTGTAATAAAAGAATTTGGGTACGAACTAGAAATAGACTGCCCCCAAGACTGTTGGGATGAGAAAGAATTAAGAAAAGTATTAGTTAAAGGCTCAATGACCTTTCCTGACCTAATGAAAAGTTTAATGGTGTCCAAATGATAGTAGAAAAATTACTACAATCTCTCAGAGATACATTTCCAGAGCAGTTTGTTATAGGAGGATCTTACGCACGTAAACTAATACTAAATCGAGGCAACTACAACGATATAGATATTTACACAACATCTAAAATTACTACTTGTGGGTTTAAAGAGTTTTTAACTAAGATAGGCCTAGAAGGTTCTAAAATAGACTTTATACCTCCCTCGGACCTCGGCCCTCGTAACCCTTACTACAAGTTACCTTGGATGTCTAAGCGTATAGAAGTATTTATTCCCAAACTAAAGCACAGCATTGACTTTATATTTATACGTCCCCCTTACCAAATAGACTTAAGAAATTATTTATTAAAGTATCAAGCTAGTTGTCTTTCAGAATGTTGTGTGTCTTTAAACTACTCTCCTAGCGGACTATCTAAAAAGAGTTCTATTAGATTTGATAATGCCTTTAAGGGTGAGTCAGGAGTAATTACTATAAATACTAACCCTGATGTATCTACAAAAGAACATGTTGAAAAAATAATAAAGCTGTGTCGTGACGAAGATTTAAATTTTATGCCAAGAGACCTAGGAAATTATGTTGTTCACGAATTCCCTACTGACGAGTTTTGTAGCAAAGAGCAACCCATATAATAAATTAAAAAACATCTTGACCAAAGTATCAAATTAGCTTATAATAGATTCTCAAATTAACTAAAAGGAAAAACAAAATGGCTTGGACACAAGACAAGAAAGACGCAGTAATTCAAGAGTACACAGACACTATGGCTAATGAGTATGACACTGACGAAAGTCGTGCCTTAAACTCTATGGAAGTTGTAGAAGAACTTGCTGTTAAATACGAAGAGGCCGTAAACGGTACTCGTGCAATACTTAGCAGAGCTGGGGTGTACATCAAAAAATCAGCAGTAGCTCCCGCAGCTAAAGCAGCAGGTGGTACAGCAGCCGCAGGTACTAGCAAGCGAGTAAACAAAGCAGAAGCTATCCAAGCTCTAAAAGATGTTATTGTTATGTTATCTAACAACGATCCAGCTGCACTAGAAAATGAGATTCTAGATAAATTAACAGGTAAAGCAGCAATGTACTTTACTGGTGTACTACAGCCGTTAGTAGGAGAATAATATGTTAAAAGTTGTTTTTGATAATAGTGCGAATTACATGGGAGATTTTTACATGTATTACCAAAATCCCGTAACAGGCGGAACAGCTTGGGGAGTTTGTACAGCAGAAATAACCGAACCGTTTATGACTTCTAAGTATCCTATCAAAGTAAACCTTGAGACTGAGGTTTTACTTTGGAACTGGAATTACAACAAACTTGTAAAAGTCGAATATAAGAAAGTAAAAAAGCTAACCCCCCTTAGCGCAATACTACAGAACGATCGCTAAACCTAATGATCGTTACGAGGAACACACTGACCTCATAGAGACAATCATACTAGAAAACGACTTAAAAGGAATACAATATAGGTTCACGATCTCAGAATTTAGAGATCAAACCTATGTTGGTATCCGAGAATGGTACATGGACTTTGAAGGGGAATATGCTCCAAGTAATAACGGAGTAACTTTACCGTATAACTTGCATGTTACGTCCAGACTATATAAATCGTTTACAGGTATGTTAAGTGACGCAGAAGTTTTAGATCAAGTAATTCAGGAAGCAAAAGATGCAAAAGATTAAAGAGTTAATGACAGCATATTCAAAAGCATACTATAACGGTAATCCTATTGTAAGTAACGAAGAATATGACGCACTAGAACGTATCCACGGCCAGATTATATCAGGCGTAGGAGAAATTCCTCATGCGTATAGAATGTACTCTTTAAAGAAGCACTATGATCGTGACGGAGCTTTACCTATAGGAGACTACGTAAAATCTGAAAAGCTAGACGGTGCAGCAGCTGACTTAACCTATGTTAATGGCAAGCTTACAATAGCCTTGACTCGTGGAGATGGTATTAAAGGCAGAGACATTACTGATAAAGTACGAACTCTAAATGTACCTCCTACTATTCCTAAACAAGGCATTGTACAAATAACTGGAGAGATAGTCGCTCATAAAGATATGGAAAACTCTCGTAACTACGCTAGTGGTGCACTAAATCAAAAAGATATGAAAGTGTGGCAGGAGAAACGTACTGAAGGAGATATGGAGTTCATTGCGTACAACGTACAAGTAGTTCAAAACCTATGGGGTTTAGAATTAACCTATAAAGACGATTTAATAACTTTACATAATTGGGGCTTTTCAACTGCATCTACTAATGATGAATTTTCTTGGTCAGACATATACCCTACAGACGGTATAGTGTACCGACTTAATTCCAATGTAGGGTTTAACAGACTAGGGTTTACTGATAGATTCCCTCGCGGAGCATTTGCGTACAAAGAAGAAGCTGAAGCAGTAAGTACAAAACTTATGGAAGTTATTTGGCAGACGGGTAAGAGTGGTAAAGTTACTCCAGTAGGTATTTTAGAACCAATAGTTATAGGAGAAGCAACTATATCGCGTGCTACCTTAAATAATATAGCATACATCGAAGCTCTTGACCTAGAGATAGGTTGTACAGTACAGGTTATCCGTTCAGGCGAAATTATCCCTAAGATTATTGGTAGGATATACGACTAAATAAGTACACCTCACGTAAAATAGTTTTAAAAACTTCTTGCAATTTTGTCAATTTCTAGCTATAATAGTTTCAGAAGTTGAGGCACTAACTATAGATGGAAAAAATAATGAATATATTAGCTCCAACACAATGTCCTTCTTGTAGCTCTGCTATTGAACGAGTCAAAGACCAATTATTCTGTAGAAATACTGATGATTGTCCTGCTCAATCTACCAAGCGACTACAAAACTTCTGTAAAAAATTAAAGATAAAAGGATTCGGAGAAGCTACACTAGAAAAGCTAGGACTACATAATTTCAACGATTTGTTGACCTTATCGACTGACTACGCTCAATCTAAAGGAATATCAGAGCATATGGCTCACAAGCTAGTACAAGTTTTAGTAGATAGAACTAGACTAGGTATTTCTCCAAACGATTTTTTAGCTGCCTGTTCTATCCCGTTAATCGGAGATGGTGCTATGCGAAAACTCTCATTCGACTCAGTTTCGAACATCACATTCAATATGTGCAAAATGCAGGGCATCGGGGACAAAGCAGCTGAAAATTTAATAAACTGGATAGAATTAGACTGGCCTATATACAAAGATTTATGGGAAGCTACTTTTACCGCACAGGAAGTACGAGTTGAAACAACTCTGCCAACTGTATCAATAACAGGAAAGCTAGACAACTTCTCTAATAGAACATCCGCCCAAGCTCATTTAGAAGCATTAGGGTTCAACGTAAAAAGTTCGGTTACAAAAGATGTAAAGTATCTAATTAGCGAAGATGGTAGTCAATCATCTTCATACAAAAAAGCAATAAATAACGGTATTCAAATACTAACAATAACAGACCTAGAGGAAATATATGTCAACTAAAATTAACTGGAACGAAATAAACACAGCAACACTAACACAACTAGCAGGAGATATTACAGCAGAAGTATCTCAAGATCGTCTAGTAGAAATTGCAGACGAAATGGGTACTACTTCACGTTCTATCGGAGCCAAGTTACGTAAAATGGAGTTCACTGTAGCCAAGGCAACTGCTAAAGCATCAGCTTGGACAGCAGAGCAAGAAGCAGCTCTAGAAGCATTAGTAAATGCTAATGAGAACCTATTAACTTACGCAGAAATTGCAGCATCTTTCCAAAATGGTGACTTTACCTCTAAACAGGTACAGGGCAAGCTATTAAACATGGAATTGTTTGGTAAAGTTCGTAAAGCAGAAAAGAAAGCTGCTCCTCGTACGTACACAGAAGCCGAAGAAGCTAAGTTTGTTTCTTTAGTAGAAGGTGGAGCTACAATGGAAGTTCTTGCAGAAGCATTCGGTAAGACAATCGCAAGTGTGCGTGGTAAGTCGTTATCATTAGTACGCTCAAAAGATATTGCAGCTATGCCCAAGCAAGAAAAAAGCACAGCAAAAGAGTCTAAGGACATTCTAGAAGGTATTGACGTTACAAATATGTCAGTAGAAGATGTTGTAGAAGCGACTGGCCGTAGTGCTCGTGGTATTAAATCTATATTAACCCGTCGTGGTGTTAGTTGTACTGACTATGATGGTGAAGCCAAGCATGCTAAACTAGCTGAAAAGACTTCTGACTAAAAATCTGGTGTAATTTATATTAAGAGGGTGGCTTTCGCCGCCCTTTTTTGTTTTAAGGAGGTACTAATGGAAAATATATACTTCCCAGATTACACTGAGGTATAATAGTGAATATAGAAGGAATAACGCTACATCTGCTCCTTCAACAAGACAGGGAACAGGCTTTAAAATATTATTCAGAAATCAATAATGATTATTTCTCTAGCTCTTTCTCCTCAGTATTAAAACACATAAATAGCTTCTATCAGGATAAGGGATACATTCCCAATATAGGCGAATTAGAGGTCTACCGAAGTCGGGACAGAAAAGTTTTATCTGCCTTAGCTTCTTTAAGATTAATAGACCCAGGCCCTATAGATATAGAAGTAGCCATAGAAGAACTAGCTAACCAATACGCACAAAATACCATCTTAGATTTAATAGACGGAATGTTAGAAACCATTTCCATGACTGACAGACATTCTTTATTAGACGAAGTATCTGGACTTACACACAAACTAGAAGAAAAGATTACCTCTACTAACTGTGTGCAGACTATAGCAGATATAAAAGTATTTAAAAGACCAGACGTTTTATTTAATCAAAAAGTTTACTCAGGTGTTTGCGACGAATGGGATCAAGAAGCAGGAGGTTATTACAAACAAGAGCTAGTGCTTATTGGAGGTAAGGCCGGTAGCGGAAAATCTATATTCTGCGCTAACCTAGTAGCACAACAACACCTACAAAAGAATGTTTCGATTTATTTCACAATAGAAATGACGGCTGGTGAGACTATGCAGAGAATAATATGTATTCTCGCAGATGTGTCTACCGCAGACCTTAAACAAGGTAATCTATGTGACGATGATATTAGGAAAGTGGCCGCAGTTATGGCGTCTTTGTTCGAGGGTGGCGATAAAGTCTTCGATAAATACTTTAACTCAGGCAAGACTGTAGATATTTTTGACTTTCAAGATGAACTATACGATACTTGTGAGGAAAAAGAAGAAGGTAAAATTATAATAGTAGACGACAGAAGCCTATCAGTAGGTGGAGTTGATGCTAAACTGTCTACATATAAATCAAAGTATGGAGACAAACTAGGACTGGGAGTAGTAGATTACTTAAACCAGTTAGTCCTAGATAGTACAACAGATATGTACGATTGGAAACCTCAGATTGTAGTATCTAAGACACTAAAAAATTTAGCTAGGAAATATGACATGTGTATAGTAAGTCCTTATCAAATGAACGAAGACGGTATTGCTAGATTCTCTAAGGGAATACTAGATGCCGCTGACGTTGCACAACTACTTAAAGTAGACTCTAAAGACTCTAATAGTTTGTTATTAGAAACTACTAAAGCTAGAGGTACAAATGATGAAGGCAGACACAGAGTTGGAATTAGTTGGACGTCCCTACGCATAGACCCAAGAGCAGTAGTTCTTGAGGATCTAGAACCTGTAGAGGATGAAGATAGCAAATTAGGAAAAGCAGTAGAGGGCTTAGGAATATGACAGAAGTAGAAAAATTATTAACTGAAAAAGAAGTAAGATTCTTTAGTAAGGGAAAAGATCTTCTTGTTAAATGCTTTAACCCCGACCATAATGATGCAAATCCATCTTTACGAGTAGATCGTCAAGATGGTACTTTTCACTGTTTTGGTTGTGGCTACAAAGGAAACATATTTACTCGCTTCAATAAATATAGAAATATATTTAACAGCAGAGTACAGGCTACTAGAGATATAATGAATGAGCTACGGAAAGCGTCTTGGTCAGGTTTTGAAACCCCCACAGACGCTTTTTTTATGTATGAACCTTTTAGAGGTATACCTGCCGAAATTATTAAAAGTTTCGGAGCATTTAAATCAGATCAAATAGGTATGGAAGGTAGGATGGTATTTCCTATAACAGACAATAGGGAAATTACAGTAGGATTTCAAGGGAGGTATATAAACTCAGAAGCTTCTCCAAAATACTTGATGTACCCTGCGGAAGTATCCTTGCCGTGGTACCCCAGCGCCAACAAGATAAAATTGCTAAATAATTCTATAATACTAGTAGAGGGGTTACTGGACGCATTATACTTACATGGTAAAGGACTAACTAACGCAGTAACAATATTTGGAACAAAAAGCGTTAAGTATGACAATGTGCTAGACTACTTACAGCAGTTTTTGCTTATGGGAGTAGATACCATATATATTATGATGGACGGGGACGCAGCAGGCTACGCAGCAGCAGAGAACCTAAGCTATATGATAAAGCAGCAAACAGATTTAGTAGTTAATGTTATTCGTCTAAAAGAAGGAAAAGATCCTGCAACTTTAAGTGACGACCACCTAGAAAATATGAGAAACAACTTGCAGAATAGCTGGATATAGCGTATAATAGGTTTTATAAATTAAGAAAAGGAATAAATATGAAAATAGCAGTAATACAAAAGATGCCAAGCAAGGTAAACTATGAGAAATCATTCAACATACAAAAACCTGATATATTCAATCTAAGCAGCAAAAAAGTTACACGTCTATTAAAGAAAGATGTGGACTTAGTCGTGCAAACTAAAGCTGAACATGTTATAGTACAACAACGTATTGCTAAGGGTGAGGCTGACCAAGAGGACTTAGGATTCTGTTCAGAAGCATACGACCTAGTAATTCTTATAGGTAGTGAAGCTGTAAAGATGTTTACTAAAGTATCTTCTGTTTCAGACTACACAGGTAAAATAGCTCCAGGCAAGAATGATGAGACTAACTTCTTTGTTAGTATAAACCCTGCGGTTCTATTGTTTAAGCCGGAGAACCGGCCTGTTTTTGACGAGACAGTTTCAAGACTTAAAGATTTACTAGAAGGTAAAGTCGAGGAGCAGATAGAAAGAACTTACGAGTTCTACAGAGAAACTTCTGATATAAAAAGCTACTTAGTAATGGTTCTAGACAACCCAAACTGGAAAGTTATAGGACTAGACTCAGAAACCTCAGCATTAGCAGCTAGAGATGGCTACATGTTAGGTATGTCTATATCTCATGAAATCAACCAAGGCATATACTGTGACGCAGATTGCTTTGACCAAGAATGTATTGACTTACTACAAGAGATTGTATCTACCCGTAGAACAGTGTTTCATAATGCTAAGTTTGACATGCACTTCTTCAAGTACCATCTAGGTACTAACTTTATAGGTTGTGACGTTCACGACACTATGATTATACATTACTTACTTGACGAACGTACAGGTACGCATGGACTAAAAGCTCTTACTATGAAGTATGGTAACTTAGGCGACTACGAGCGTGACTTAGATGACTTTAAAAAGTCTTACTGTAAGACTCACAAGATAAAAGCAGGCGAATTTAGTTATGATCTTATACCTTGGGACATACTAAAAATATATGCAGCTAAAGACACAGATGCAACGCTACAGTTGTACCACAAGTTTTATCCTATACTAGAAAAAAATGCCGACCTTCTTAGATGTTACGATGAGTTAATGTTGCCTGCACTACATTTGCTTACTAAGATGGAAGACCGAGGCATTCCTGTATCAGCAGATCGTTTACGCTTTGCTAAAACTTTGCTTACCCAAGAAATAGAAGTATTACAAGAAGAACTGTACTCTTACGAAGAAATAAAAATATTCGAACAGGGACAAGGACAAAGATTTAACCCTGCATCTCCACTACAACTAAGAAAGTTGCTGTTTGATGTTATCGGACTTAATCCTACAGGAAAGCTTACTGATACAGGTGCTATATGTACTGATGCAGAAGTGCTAATGGAACTAGCAGAGTTTCACGAAATACCTATGCTTATCATGAACATTAAGCAAAAATCAAAGCTTAAGAACACTTACATTGATAAGTTGTTGCCTGCTATTGACAGAGACAACCGAGTACGTACAGGATTTAACCTAACAACTACCAGCTCAGGTAGACTTAGTTCGTCAGGTAAATTTAACATGCAGCAACTTCCTAGAGACAATCCTATTATTAAGGGTTGCGTAAAAGCTAGGCCAGGATACAAGATTGTCGCAGTTGACTTGGTAACAGCAGAAGTATATTATGCTGCTGTACTATCAGGTGACAAAGCTATGCAACAGATTTTTGTTAATATGCAAAAAGACCCTAGCAAGTACCCCGACTTTCACTCTACTGTAGCGCACATGGTTTTCAAGATAAACTGTGAGCCTAATCAAGTAAAGAAAATGTTCCCGTATATGCGACAAGCTGCTAAAGCTGTTAACTTCGGTATTTTGTACGGCTCAGGACCCGCTAGTGTTGCAGAGCAGATTAATATTGCTCTAGGCCAAGCAGGGTTACCACAAGACTGTGACGTAGATACTGCTAAAGGCTATATCCAGACTTACTTTGCACAGTTTCCACAACTACACAAATGGGTTAAAGCCTGTCATGCTCAGATTAAAGCTAAAGGATTTATATACAATCACTTCGGTCGTAAAAGACGTTTACACAACATTAACTCTGTTGATAGAGGCGTAGCCGCAGCAGAAGTTCGTTCAGGCTTTAATGCTGTAATACAATCTGTAAGCTCAGACCATTTAGTATTAGGTGCTGTAGATGCAGACAACGAGATAATGCGTACAGGTATGGATGCTCTTATTTTTGCGCTAGTACATGACTCTATTGTTGCAGAAGTACGAGAAGACTTAGTACCTGACTATCTAGAACTTATTGTTCGCAATGTTCAAATAGACAGAGGCTGTTCTATTCTTGGGTGCCCAGTCGGTGTTGAGCAAGACTCAGAAGAAGGTGGCTCAGAAGACTACGGTTGTGGTAAACTAGCTAAAATGTTTCCCGAGCTTGCTGCTATATGATAAACTTCCCTTTCTACGTAATACGACCTTATTTGAGAATATTCGAAGAAGGAAACTACAAAATAATAGAGACTCATAAGAATAGATACGTACTAGACTATGTAGCCAGTAAGATAGGTAGTTACCCTATGCGTAGGGTAGCGCTTCTTAGTGAGACAGATAAGCCTTACGGACTGTACAGGATAAAGTACATCATTACTAGTATGAGTCAAATTATTTCTAGCAAGTACAAGTTATTCTTGGACGCAGCAGGCACACTAATTAGATGGAATCCTAAAGAGTTTGCAGAAGTTAGTTGCCACAGAATAACAAGCAGGTGGCAAACACAGGCGGGACATTATGCGATAAAACTAGACAAAGTACCCACTACATTCACAGTGACAGACGCAAATTACAACTATGCTCAAGTCGTGCGAATAGGTAGAACTTACATCTTATACGATCTTTGTAATGAGATGCGTAAGTCTACAAGGAAAAAAATATGAAGGCAGTAATATCTAACAGAATATATATAAATTGCGAAAGAGGGTCGGAACTAGACCTAAAGTTATGCGAAGAACTTACATACGAAATTAGTCAACAACCCGTATCTCCATTCCCTGTAATAATTAGAAATGTTACTAGAGTGTCTGATAAAGTAGTTACAATACCCGCAGGCAGAGCAGACCTTATACCTGACGAGTATGCTATAATAGATAAGAGAGCAGTAGTTCCTATTAATCTACCTAAGCCTAAATTTGTGCCCCGGAAAGACCAGCAAGACTGCATAGACCAAATAACTCATAATGGGCTAGTAAATGCTAAGCCAGGCTGGGGAAAGACTATAGCAGGACTAGGGCTAGCGCATAAGTTTCAACAAAAGACTCTTATTATAACTACTACAACAGTTATACGAGACATGTGGATTAAAGAAGTAGAAAAGTGGTTTGGTATTAAATGTGGTGTCATAGGAGGAGGTAAATTCGATATAGCACCAGATATTGTAGTAGGAAACATACAGACTTTACGAAACAAGGCTTTAGAGTTGTCAGGTACGTTTGGTTTAATCATTGCGGATGAAGTACATCGTAGTCCTGCAAAAACTTTCACAGACACATTAAATGCCTTGAAAGCTAAACACAAAGTAGGTCTATCAGGAACTCTAATACGTAAAGATGGACTACACTGTGTGCTACCTGACTATTTTGGTAAAGACTTATTTATAGGTAAAGACGAAAACAGGATGGAGCCAGTTATACATTTGTGGACTTCTAAAGTAGAGTTAAGCTCTAGCGAGTTTATACCTTGGACTACGGTAATGTCTAAGCTGTACAGCAACCCTAAATACATACAACAAGTATTAACCCTATCAGACACTTACGTATTCGCAGGACATAAGGTACTTGCTTTAGGAACTATGACAGATTTTCTGGAAAACTTACACATGAAAACAAAAGAATATAGCGTACTTGTTACAGGTGCTATAAAAGATAGACAAGCTATATTTGACGAAATGAATGACCTAGACTCAGAAGCTAGATGTATGTGGGGAACACAGTCAATATTTAGCGAAGGAGTATCTATCAATGCCCTATCTTGTGTAATACTAAGCGCCCCCTTAAATAATGACCCGCTACTAGAACAGATAATAGGTCGTATTATGCGAGAGCTACCAGGAAAGTTCTCACCTGTAGTTATTGATATAGGACTGTCAGGAAATACGGGCAAACGTCAAGTTAATGCTAGGAAAAGGTTCTATATTAATCAAGGTTGGAAAGTTAAAGAGATGGGCGATATAGATTCAATTTAAAAAACTTCTTGCATAACTGCCTAAATTCTTATATAGTATTAAAATGATGAGAAGGAAAAGCAAAGAGATTCAGAATATAGAATCTAATTAAAAAACTTCTTGACTAACAACTAAAATTGTTATATAGTATTAAAATGATGAGGGGGCAGATGAGATTCTTTGATTACGAAACAATATTTATAGTATCTCACGGAGATCCTAGTCTAATGTTAGAAGCTTTCAAACAGAATAACACAGGACACGATTTTATAGTAAAACCAAAGACTTTAGTGGACAGTTTTTGGTTATCCGACAGACACAAAGCCGAGTATCTTGGTCTTTGTTCTCTAAGAAACTATGAAGACTACTTGCACAGAGGTGAAGTTAATCTTTCACTTGATCTAGTACCAAACTGGATTCCAATGCAAGTAGTCAAAGAAAACCCACTAGTAACACTAACCGATAATTACATAATATTTCAAAAGGAAAAATAAAAAATGGCTATAGACTTTAATAAACTACACGGCGGCGCTAAAAAATCAGAAGTTAAATACATGAAGCTTGCAGACGGTGACAACACTTTCCGTATCTTGCCACAGAGTATTTTACCTAACTTTACCTACTGGGTAACTGGTGCAAACAAGAAAGATTTACCTTTCGAAGCGTTACAGTTCGACCGTGACTTAGAAACGTTTGACAATTCCCGTCCGTGCCCTGTACGAGACATGGGTATCAAGAACGATAAAGGCGAAGACCTTAGATGTCAGTGGGCATACAAATGTCAAGTAATTAACAAAGCTACGGGTAACATCGAGGTTTTACAGTTAAAGAAAGGTATTATGAACGACACAATTTCTGTAGCGCAAGACTTAGGTATTGATCCTACTTGTACAGAAACAGGTACTTGGTTGACAGTCAACCGTAAGAAAACAGGACCGCTAGCCTATAACGTAGAATACACTGTAAGACAACTTAAGTGTAAGTCTTCTCCCCTAGGAGATGACGATTTAGCTCTTATTGCAGAGTCTAAGACAATGGAAGAATTGTTTCCTCTAGAAACTTATGCAGAGCAATCAGCAAGAATCGAGAAACACTTATCTGGAGCTAAAGAAGCTGCTCCTGCTCCATCTGACGATGCAGAAGCTATCGACGAACTAGAAGATTAATAACAAGGGCGGTCTTCGGATCGCCTTTTTCGTTTTAGGAGAATAGAATGATTTGTGAAATATGCGGGGCAGAAGGTGCAATAGAGCAAATAACTCTTAACCATGTAGAGTATAACGGCAAAGAAACCTTTTTAGAACTTAAGTTTACTGAGTGTCTAGAGTGCGATTCAGACTACTGTGACCCTGTACAAGCAGCCACCAACGCTAAAGAAATGATAAAATTTAAGGAAGAAATAGATGGCTAAGATATGCTTCTCAGCAGACCAACACATTAAACTAGGGCAGAAAAATGTTCCTAGAGGTTGGCAAAGGAATAGATTTATGTTGTTGGCTAAAGAGCTAAACAAGATAGATTGCGATATACACGTATTTGGGGGTGACTTACTAGACGTAGCTGCCCCCACTGTAGAAGAAGTAGGTCTAATGTACAGCTTTATACGTAGTATAACAAAACCTATAATTATGATACCAGGTAATCACGAACTTATGTCTAAGAAAGTAGATTGCTTTATTCATATACCAGACATGTTAGAAGATTTGGGTGTTAGGTTAATTAGAGATTTCCAAACTATTCATGATATAGACTTTATTCCCTACAATATTATAAAAGACAAAGTATGGCCTAGTGCCTGTTCTAAGTTCGCGTTTACCCACGTAAGAGCAGAGATTCCTCCACACGTACTACCTGAGATTGACTTAGATATGTACAAAGATTATGAAAAAGTATTTGCGGGAGATTTACACTGTACTAGCTGTTCCCAACTAAACATACTATATCCCGGTAGTCCTTTTACTACCTCGTTTCATCGTAACGAAGCTAAAGGGTCAAATGGAGTGTTTTTAATTGACAGCGAGACCGGAGAACATGAGTGGATAGAGTTATTTCTGCCACAGCTAATTAAGAAAACAGTTAGCTCAGAACTTGACATGATACCTACAGACTACCACCACACAATATACGAACTAGAAGGTACCTTAGAAGAACTGGCAGGAGTCAGAGACAACTCTTTGCTGTCAAAAAAGGTCACTAAAAATATATCCGCGCCTTGCACACTAAATCTGCAAGGCACACGAGAGGATGAACTAGCAGAGTATCTAACCAATATTAAGAATATAGAGGACACAGCTCCTTATATGTCTCTATACAAGGATATAGTTAATGATTAAAATTAACAGCATAGGCTTTAGTAACATACTTAGCTACGGGACAAATAATGTGTTCCGTGTAGGTAGTGGAGTTACTCAGCTAGTAGGAGAGAATGGAGCAGGTAAATCTTCTATTCCTACTATACTCGAAGAAGCCTTATACAACAAAAACTCTAGAGGCATTAAGAAGTCTGAGTTAGTAAACAGATATACTAAAGATAAAACTTATGCTATATCTGTGCAGTTTGATGTAGGGCAAGACCACTACTTTTTAGATAAAAGAGTAGGAAGCACAAGCAAAGTAAAACTATTTAAAAATGATGAAGAAATTAGTGGACACACTACTACGCAGACATACAAAACTGTAGAGACTACTCTTGGTATGGATTTCACCACATTTACTAAACTAGTTTATCAGTCAATATCAAGCAGCCTAGACTTCTTAGGTGCTACAGATGCAAATAGAAAGAAATTTCTTATATCACTACTAGGATTGGAAGACTATGTTGAAACAGAAAAGACTCTTAAAGAAGCGCTTAAGCAGCAGAAGGAGAAACTGGATAATGTACAAGGAGCAGCTACGGCAGCTACCCAATGGCTTGAAACTAACTCCGTAATAGCAGAGGTTCAAAAATTAATAACTGTTCCTGAGAATGACCCTCAATTGCTTAAAGAAAAAATGAATATCCACGCAGACCTCACAAATCTTGAGCTGTCTAACAAAGTTAGAAAATCAAATAATACAGCACATGACGTATGGAAGACTCTTATAGACAACCCTGTGTCTGTTATTAGTATTGTACCTAATAGCTCTACCCCCCTACTTGTAAAGCACCAAGCCTTCGTACGAGAGCTAGATATTGTATTAGCTGAACATAAAAAGTTAAGTCTTGTAAAAAACAAGTGTCCTACCTGTAAGCAGTCAATAGATATAGACGATACTCTAGAGCTTCTAGCTAGAGCTAAGACTAAAGTAGACTACATTACCCTAGACGTAAAAAGATCAAAACTAGAATTAGCAAGCGCGCAAGCTTTAGAAAGTAAGTACAAAACTTATGAGATATATTGGAATAAGTTGGCTAAAGCTACAGAAGCTTATGATCCTACGATTGATTGCGAGATTTTACAAGTACAAATATTACAGGGTAAAATGTCTGACATAGATGCTAAAATAGCGACTCAAACTTCTATTATTTCTGCTGCAAATGCAAAGAATAGAAAAGTTGATATACATAATACACAAGTACAAATATTACGGGATCAATTCGACACATTCACGAAACAGGTTGTAAAGAACGAGGCAGAACTAAAAGAAGCTAAAATACTCTACGAAAGACTAAAAGTCTTAACAGAATCTATGGGAGGTAAAGGATTAATTGCTTACAAGATAGAGTCAATGGTAAAAGTATTTGAAGATTTAATTAACGAATATTTACAAGTCTTAGCAGATGGAAAATTTGCACTTGGTTTTAAAATAGATGATAGTAAATTACAGTTAAACTTGTACGATAATGGTATTGAAGTAGATATAAAGTCACTATCTAGTGGAGAATTTAATAAAGTCAATACATCTACACTACTTGCTGTTAGGAAAATGATGACGTCAATCTCAAAAGTAGATATTGACTTACTGTTCTTAGACGAAGTAGTATCTGTGTTGGACGAGCAAGGCAAAGATACGTTAATAGAAGTATTACTTAACGAAACTAACCTATGTTCTATTGTAGTTAGTCATGGGTATACCCACCCACTGGCAAGCAGAATTAATGTTATTAAAAAGGATAAAATATCGGAGCTAATTAATGAGTAGTAAGCAGTCACAGAAAGGTTCACGTTTTGAATATGCGTGTAGAGATATGTTATCAGAGAAGACAAAGGTAAAATGGGACAGAGTTCCTATGTCAGGAGCAGGCTCTATGAAAGGAGACCTGTACTGCCTAACTAACCACTACTACTATTGCTTTGAATGTAAGTCTTTTGCAGAGACAGTAATACAAGAGAACTTGTTATGGGCTAAGTCTAATAACATATTTGGTTGGTGGGAACAGTGCGTTAGAGAAGCTGATACAATGAATAGAAAGCCTGGGCTAATCTTTAAGAAAGACCGAGGCAAGCCTCTAATAATGGTAGAGGACGAATTAGAATTTGTGAATAGATTTAAGATGGTGTCTGACTTAGGAAACGAGGACATTAATGCTAGTATATATTTATTCGAAGAATGGTTAGAACATAAGAAGATAGAGGAATTGATTTTATGAAAGGGTTGTGTGAATTAGATGAAGTGGTCAATGCAGACCCCATAGAAAACTTAGTAATACTAGACTGTATGAACTTTGCCTTTAGATTTAAGCATAGAAGCGTTGTAGATTTTGCAGCAGAGTTTGTAACTACTATAGGCTCTTTTGGAAAATCTTATTCGGCTAGGACAATCATACTGTTAGCAGATAAGAAGTATTCTAAGTATCGTAAAGATATTGATGCAGGCTACAAAGGAGGACGTAAAAAGACTCACGAAGATCAGACAGATGAAGCAAAAGAACAAATGAAGATATTCTTTGAGGGATACGAGAGAGCTTTAGAATTAGCGCAATCTAGGTATCCTCTCTTAAGAATTGAATATGTTGAGGCAGATGACCTTGCGGCATATATTGTAAAAGAATACTCTCATATGTATAACCATACTTGGCTAATAAGTTCAGATGGAGACTGGGACTTACTCTTAGCAGAAAATGTTAGTAGATTCTCGTTTGTAACAAGAAAAGAGTATACATTAGATACCTTCTATGAGCAGCATGAGTGCGACACTGTAGAAGAATTTTTAAGTATTAAAGTATTACAAGGAGACACCTCAGACAGTATTCCAGGAGTTCCTGGTGTAGGTATCAAGAGAGCGTATAACCTAGTTAAAACTTACGGGTCTGCTTTCGACATATATGATTCGATACCTATTGCAGGAAATCAAAAGTTTATACAAAACATAAATAATAGCGAAGACTTAATACTAAAAAATTACGCACTAATAGATTTAGTATCTCATTGTGAGGATGCAATAATTGCCCCTGACGTAGATAATCTTTGTGTAGTAATGAAATTTTGTGAAGAAAACTTAAGTTAATAAAAAACCCCTACCGGCTTGCGCTGATAGGGGTTTTTGCGGTTTTATACCATAGGAGGGATAAGTACAGTTTCTAAGTATTCTTCGCAGGCTTGTTCAAGTTGTTCTTGAGTAGCAGGAGCAATACTAGAACTAAATCTAAAGTTATCTGTAGCCATACTATTGTTCTCTAGATTCTTTAAGCTGTAGGCACTATACCCCGCATTAAAAGCTTCAATAGTTGGCCAGTACACTACTTGCATGTTAAAGTTCGCGCTAACCTCAGAATTCTCATTAGGGTTTTCCATATTATTGTGTGATTTGCTAATATTAGAATTAATGTTAACGCTGTAGTTAATAACTTTAAGTTTAGCGTCTGTCCAAGTCTGTCCTTGTGGGTCTGTAAAAGTTGCTGTAATCATTTTTTGTTTCCTTGTTGGCCTAAGCCTATATTATAAATTATTGTGTATGAAGAATGAATATCCTATAGTTTGTACTAAAGTAACATTATTTACTAAGGATTTAGCGTACATAGTTACTGTACCCTCGAAACTATGTTCAAAGTTTCCTTGAGATTCTACTGAAACCCCAAAGTATGTATTTAGTACTGAATACCCATTAACGTTTTGTGTAACTAACACAGCCCCCTTTCTTTCAGTAGGGGTAGTTGGTTCATTTTCTGTTAGTATGTAGTAGTATGTCATATTATATATTGCCATAAGACTATACCCAAAGTCGCAATTATCTTTGGCAGCCCCGGCTAGGCTAGCTTCCTGCTATTGTAAAGCAAACAACAACAGTAACCAGTTTATTTTAACCCTGCATTGGAGGGAGTATCACATCTACCAAATGAGTTTCACATGCTGCTTCTAGTGCTGCTGCATCAACAGGCATCATGTCAAAAGTCACACGGAACTGCTTATCGCCCATATCATCAGCTGGCTTATCCAAAGAGTATGGCGTATGACCTGCGTCAATAGCTTCTTGGTTAGGCCAATATATAACCTGCATGTTACCGCTGGCATTCATGTTAGTGCGCCCTTGAGGAGAATCTAAGTCGTTATGATTAACGCTCATTGAACTGTTGCAGTTAACATTAAAGTTGATAGCTCTTAGTTTAGCGTCAACCCATTTCTGGCCTTGTGGATCTGTAAATGTTGCTGTAATCATTGTAATAATTCCTAATAGTTGTGGCTTAATTGCCGTAAAAGTCAATAGTGTAACCAATAACTTGTGTTAATACTACTGACGTGTCTAGGAGAGAACGCATATACATAGTTATCTCTCCTTGAAATTGTTGATCAAAGGTTCCTGACGATGTAGCTTCTATAGCAAAACCAGTATTAGTCTTGTCATAGACAAAAGGGTCGCCACTAGTAGCACTAAGTGTAGCACCAGTACCATGCTGTGGTCCTTCAGGATCAAATTCTATAAAGGTGTATCTATACTCAGCGTTATAACCCATAGACGGGCTATGACCTAGAGTCCAGTCAGCTTGAACTACCCACGCTATACTAGCTGTTGCAGAGCCTCCTATAACGTTCATAGAGACTATCTTGTTAGCGGGGCTCTTATTGAAATACACAGTAGTACCACTGCCAGAAAAAGAAGAAAGTTTTAAATCTTGTGCTTGGTCAGTAGTAGCGATACTAGCGTTTTGAGTCACGTCAGGTACGTATAATCCGCCTCTTCTATACGCGCTCATATATCTAGGAACAGTTGCCCCTCTTGGCACTTGAGAAAGCGGTGCCGCAAAGAACTCAGAAACTTTCTTTAAGCTGATATTTGTTGTATACGGAAAAGCAATAAACGTACCCTGCGCAGGATCAGTCTTAGTCTTTATCGTATTACTATCGCTATTGCTCCCTATGTTTAATGTGTAAACCACTTGTGTGTTATAAGAAGAAGACGCTGTACCTCTAACTTTCACAAAGTCATTGACACTGACATTACCACTAGTAACCCATGAACCATAGCTACCACCATCAGGTTTAATGGCGAAAGACATGGCGCTATTGCTATTTACAGATACCGCTACAGGCTCACTGATACTTCTCACTTTAAACTCTTCAAAGTAATACGTCACACCTAAGTCAGCACCTCGTACAGGTATTCCTATGTTAAAATCGTTAGGGTCTGTGTCAGCGCCCGATGTGATATTAATGTAAGCATAAGCTGTAGCAGCACCAGTCTTAGCGAACGTTATAGTGTCGGTAGTGAAGTTAGGTGAGCTCTTGACTGTTCTTGCACCGTTCTGCCCTTTAGACAAAGACAACGAACTAGTAGAAGTGAACTGATCAGATCTAAAACTGCTGACAGTTACACTTCCAAAGCCCGATGCTGTTGTATTGCTAAAAGTTAAAACATCGTCAGGTGTAAGCTCCACACGGTTACTAGTGCTGTTACCGACACCATCAATAACGATAGTGCCATTCTCTGAGTCATGGTAGAAACTTATATTAGCCATTTAGTAAAGCCTCCAATCGTTGTAGTCTAATTTCAAGCTTCTCAATATACTCCTGCTGCTTAGCAATAGCTGCGTAAGCATCTGGTAACATTCTTGAGTAGCTTAAACCGTCTACTTCACCATTCACGTAACGAACAACTTCAGGCGTGACTTCAGCAACTTCATCAGCGATGAACCAACGATGTACTTTCTTAGTATCATCATTTTTGAGCGTACCGATTGCAGTACCTTTTCTGCCAATCTCAATAACGTTAGACAGTGAATCTTTTAGTGAAACTCTATGCGTAATGTCCTTGTATTTCAAAGCAGATGTTTCAGTAACTTCATCTCCAAAGACCGTCCCAGTAGCAACGACATTACCTGTTACATCAATACCTGTGTTTGTAGTTGCAAACTTCACAGCATTATTGAAGTAGATATCAGTCCTATGGTTATCCACAGACTTGATGTGCCACTCGTTAGTGCTGTCATTATACAGACCGCACTCATCCCCATTAGACATGAATGACCATAAATCTTCATAGTCATTGCCAATCATTATCCCTGACCAGCTAGTTGTGGTATCGCTTATACGAAGTAAACCATTTCTATGCGAAGATTCCTTTAACGTCATAGAACCAAGCTCAACTAGGTTCGTATTTACTTCGTCTGAAACCATAACGCCTTCGACTTCAAGATACGCTTTTTGGGTATGGCTAACCCCTTCACCTGTTTCAATGTGCAAGCCGTAAGGTGGGCGAGTAGAGTCGTGTAAGTTATGTCTAATCTGTACGTTCTGTCCTGCTCCGTTAAATCTTAGTGTACTGCCCTCACCTTCTGTTCCAGAAGTTGAGTCCAGTTCAATTATTGACCTAGCTTTAGAGACCTTTAAATCCCTTAGAACAGTATTGCCATTAGGTACGCGAAGACCTACATCGGTGCCGTCGTTACCTACCGTTACCTCTTCATTGTTACCGTACCTATGAAGATGTATCCAGCCTGCCGAAGTGATACCTTTTGAAGCATGTACGTTAAGGTAATTTGAAAGGCTAATATCACCATTTACGAACACACCTATTGTTGTGGTACTTAACTTAGTGGCACCATTGTCCAGCATGTACGAATGGTCAGCATCACACTTAAATGCCCATTGATCTGTTTCGTTTAGTAAACCAAAACCAGAATTGTTAGCGTACAGTAGCCCTTTATGCTCATTGCTTCCATTAACTAAACGGATACCGCCATTATCACCATCACCATATTTAAAGTTTAAGTAGCTGTCGTTCCCGCCATCGTAGAAGCGGACGTTATCTTTAAAGTGAAGATGGCTTATGTCATCAATACCATAGTTGTTCATGTCTATGCTGCTTTGCATATCCAAACCATATGGCCCTGTTGTTATTGCTAGCTGCTCTACACCATTAGCAGTAACACCTATGCTTCCGTTAGCCTTGCTGAAAAACCCTGTGTTTGAGTCGTTTCTAAAAGTGATACTAGGTGAGCTTTTGTTACCACCATCAGCAAATACTTTGCTCGATACTAGATTTACTCCGCTGTAGGTATAGTCTGACTGTGGAAACGCAGCTTCCGTCATGGCTAAATTCCAGCCAGTGTTCCATGTCCTAAAATTACTATTGGAATGGCTTACAAAAACGTCTTTAACTATAACTTTTAAATATGACCAAGTTGAGTTTGTGCCATCTTCTCCTGCAGATTCACCTATCCACACACAACACTTAGTGCCTGTGTGACCAAACCTAATTTTAGTGTTGTTGTCAGTACGCGAGCCTAATATCTGTACTGAGGGGTTAAACCAGTTATTACTGCCACTGTAGGTGTAGCCTGACAAAATAGCAGTGAAAGATTCATCGTTATAGTAGTCGTATACTTCCACAGTGAATTTCATCATTGTGTTTGTCCACGAATTAGGAAGTGTTACCTGTATTGCTCCGTTTGTATTCCCGCCTAGTTCTAAACCCCCACCTTCGGGATAACTAATTGCAGAGTAACCATCACCATCTACGCCTAATCCTTCTTCAACTAACAGAGCTTTTTCAACGACAACTGAGTTTTCAAAAGTAGCTGTTGACTCGAATAAAGCATTCCCTGTGAATGCTTTATTGCCATCTATGATGGCGGGTAATCTATTGGAAGGAATAGTGCCTGTAGTCAATAATGAAGCGTCCTCAGTACCTAACCAATTCCTTATAGCAGCAGGACTATCACAATATCTAGTATAGTTGTCACCATCAGGACTAGCCCTAAACGCAATAGCACCTTCCATGTAGTTGTTGTCCTGATAGTCTGCTCTTAACAGACGAGCATATACATCAGCGTTACCATCTCTTGATACTACTGTATTATCAACCGCTGCGGTTGAACGTCTAAGCCCCTGAAGTTTAATAGCGTTATCCGCAGTATCTGCATCAGGATGGTAGGCATCTGTGTAGACTCGGTTGGAGCCTATGTATATGGTGTCCGAATCATTACCAAACGTTAGCTTGCCTCCTGATGAAGCGGTTACATTGATATAGCTAGACCCATCATACCAAGCGTGTTTGAAGTTTCTAGTACCCCCAGCACTGTCTTTGCCATACCAGTAAAGACGCGCTTCATCTCCTGCATCAGTTCGGGCATCAGCCCTTTGGTGTGCATCATCAGATCCACTAACTTCCCACTTTGTGGCAGTACGAAAGACCCCATCACCATCGTAAGTCTTAACACCACCTATTGTCTGGTTGCCAAAAGTATAAACACCATTGTTGACCGTAGCCGCATTGCCCGTCACGTTCCCTTGGAGATCACCTATAAATTTAGCATGAAGCGATTTTAATGTAGTGTGGTTAATTCCATCAGCAAAGTAGAAGTGTCCATCCGCATGTAAACTCAAACGCCCTTGCGTTGTACCCCCCCAATGAAATCCTATCGCGGGTGCAAAAGCATCGGCTGATTCACTAGTAGTAACATGGTTAACTTCCCGCATTTCAATAGCAGCAGTATGGTAACTGCCCGTAATATCTGTAGCGCGAAATGATTTACTTCCCTTTATAGCCTGATCGCCAGTAGTGTAGACACCATTGGTAACTGTGTCTGCATTGCCTTTAAGAGCACCCGTAAATGAGGGCGCTTCTACGTCATTACGAAACTCCCAGTTATTACTGTTTACAAAGTTTCTGGCTGTCCAGTAGTTCACCGAGGCTGAACGCCTATACAATGTTATGTAATCGCTGCCCGCACCCGAAGTAGCAGGGCTGCTATCTCCGTTGTATTCAATACCCCCACCGTGAGAATCTGACTGACCTACATACAGTCTGCCAGTGCCTTGATTTGTACCTAGAAGGCTTAAATCAGCATTACCATTATCGCCACACACAATTTTTACGTGCGTGTTATCCCCTGAGTCAAACTTAATGTCACCCGTAAACGTTTGGTCATTAGATAACTTAGCAAGGGCATCATCGTTGCCATCATTCCATTGCTTGCGCCATACATTCGAGTTACCGCTAGGGAACGCTCTTGTGTAAGCGTCCCCTGTAATAAAGTGTATAGCGTGTTGCCCGACCACGTTAGCACCATTACCAAAAGTGCTAATTGCATAGTGTTCCGAGCTGGGGTTATTGGCATGAGGGTCAAAGCGATAACCAGACGTAATTTTATAAGTGTCAGGGTCTGATTTACCAGAATTATCGGCGGCTCCAAACTTAGATGAATCTTTGCCATTAAGAGTGTCAGCATTGTCTGCGTTACTGGCAGTATTGGCACTGGCCGCATTGCCCGTAGTATTCTGGTTCCACGTTGGGATATTATTTTCGTGATAAACATCATAACCGTTGAACCTTAGTTCTTTAGTTTTGATAGCAAACTCACCACCACTGGATAAAGCTGCTACGGCTGTGACTTCACTGTCAGTTTTAGTGATAAAGTTAGCAACAGTAGACTGCATCTTGCCTGTAAAAGTCACCCTCCCCGTGTACATGTAAGGGTTGCCTGTGTACTTCATCGCTACGTAGCTTGTACCATTATAGGTGGCTGTAACTAAGTCGTAGGTCTCACCACTTTGTTTCTCTTGGTGGGCAACAAGTGATCCCCCTTGAATACTAGAAGTGTTAGACGTAATAACAATATCAATACTAGCTGCTTGCCAGTTAACACTAGTTCTAACAATGCGAATGTTACCACTAACATTATTACTACCAGTATTAGCGCAAAGTAGTAAGTACTGGGTGCCAACGTTATCAAGCATATCAAATGTACGGTTGACTACGTTATCGTCAGTAAAGTTCATACTGCCCGAAACATCAGCATTACCACTTACGTTAATACTGCCCATACGCACATAAGCATACTTACCTGCTGACTGGTTGTAGAAGTCAAAAGAAGCACCACCCGCATTAGACTGAGTACCGTGGTTCATACGAAGCGAGTCAGCACCATCTCGATTAAAGTATATCCAACTATTGTCGTTCAGCCGCAAACTCTTGTTGTCTGAAATCGTTACGCCAGTATAAAAGAGTGAAATATTCTCATTGATGTTAAGGACTGGTGTAAGGGCCTCAGCAACACCTTTTTGTGTATTACTTTTTAACTCAAAACTAAAATTGGCAGTTGAAGTGGTGTCCACATTCACTTCAATACGTGCGGAATTACCTGTGGTATCAGGCACACCTTCATGGTGGTTAAACGTTAAGTTAGCATTGCCATGCCCATCATTAATTGACAGACCTACCGCGCCGCTTCCTTCTCCTGCAACAAAATGTCCTGTTGTAATGAAAGAGTTGGTTAAGCCAGTGTCCCCAGTACGATTAATCTTGTCAGAGTCTTTTGGAAATACTCCTATAAAGTTCTCATAGGTTAAGTGGTAATCACTGTCAAACCCGCCTAATGTCGTAGCTGCACCCGCCGCGCCTCCACCTTGCATTGGCTGAGACGCTGTAAAGTCTGTTATTCTATTGTCGGAAGGCATTATACCAGAAAGAAGTTGCATTAGTACACTATATTTTATTTGCCCTGGCGTAGCGGTAAGATCTTCGTCTAAATACTCTAGTAATAACGAAGCACTGCCTGAATAGTCTTCTGCAGTTCCTGCATGAAAGCTACCAACTTTTTCCGCCTGAGTTAACACTGTCCAATTAGACCCTCCATTAGTTGACCTAGACAAAGTCATCCTAAAATGTGGGTGGTTGTAAGAATTAGTAGCAGGTACAGAGTAAGAGTTTATTAGGGATACAGACACTAAAGCATTACCGTCATTAGAAGGATTTATCTCTATTTCAAATTCTTTAGTGTTACTACTAGAAGCACTTACCGGCATATTAGGGAGTAATACTGTACCTCCAGTAGCTCCTGCTACTTCAGGTATAAGTGCCGATAGTACTTCAGGACTAAATACGCCTAAAGAAGTTATTGTGCTTGGAGCTAATCCTCCACCTAATTGTAGAAAATCTAGGAGATTCCCATTTATAGATTTAGTAATAAAACGTAACATGTCTGTTCCATCAGAACCTCTTACATGTATTGGAGAATCATCTGGGTCTGCACTTAAAATAACGCTTCTAGTAGCCCCTACAGTTCCTGTACCTAATTCAGGAGTACCTATAGTTACACTTCCTGTAGCCGTTATATCTTCTGCAAATACTTCATCCACATTTATTTGCGAAGCCCCTAGTTTACCAAACAAATAACTATCATTAGTTAAGTCTATAACATCTAAACTTAAATACCAGTTGTAAAAGTTATGACTGCTAGTATCAGGAGAGGAGCTGTTTCTATTATGAGATACTCCTGTAAATGTCCTGTTTCCAGAATTAGTTGTATATATGCTTCCAGAGGTTTTTGAGTCACTATATACTGTCCAAGAAAACTTTTCTGGAGCAGCTGCGCCTTTAGGAGCTATAGTAGCATTAACTCTTAGAATAGTCCCCCCATCTCCATTGCTCGACCAAATACTTATAGTATTTAGCCCTTCTAGTATATCTCCTTCGAAACTAAACCAAGAAGTAACTTGATCAGCAGCTCCCATAGTACCTAAAAAGTTCCCATTTAGACTAGCGCGAGCTCCGTTTTCAAAATCAATTCCAAGTATTTTTATAATACCTACACCTGAATACCCGTCTCCTTGAAAGTAGTATTTTCTTCCTTCAGATTCCTCAGCTTCAACAGGTAATGAATCAGAAACATAAGCATTTAATAGTACTGTTGGTGCGTCAGGACCGTCCGCTACTTCAAAAGTTTGATCAACTGAACCATCGTCAAAGCTAACCGTTACGGTCTCTCCAGACTTAGTTACGGTATCTATACCTCTACCGTCCCCTATAACAAATTGCGTACCATCCGTAAACGTTATAGTAGTGTTCAATCCTGCTTTAGTAACCGTATCTACTTCTAAAGGATCCGCATCGATTCCATTATCTACTGTGAACGTATCATCAGAAGAACCATCATCATATTGGATTGTTACGGTCTCTCCAGACTTAGTTACGTTAGCTATACTTCTACCGTCCGCTCCGTCCGCTCCGTCCGCTACTTCAAAAGTTTGAGCAACTGAACCATCGTCAAAGCTAACCGTTACGGTTTCTCCAGTTCTGTTTACGGTATTTATACCCCTTCCAGCCTGTCCGTCCCCTATAACAAATTGCGTACCATCCGTAAACGTTATAGTAGTGTTCAATCCTGCTTTAGTAACCGTATCTACTTCTAAAGGATCCGCATCGATTCCATTATCTACTGTGAACGTATCATCAGAAGAACCATCATCATATTGGATTGTTACGGTCTCTCCAGACTTAGTTACGTTAGCTATACTTCTACCGTCCGCTCCGTCCGCTCC